CAGGACCTATCCCCGTCTGAGTACAGTTTCGCCTTGAACGCTACCATAGAGGGTGACGATGGGAGTCAGCTTAAGATCCAGAACGAGCCTAGTACCCTTTTATGTAAGCGATTTGATGGCTATAAGGTTATTGGGTATAAGAATGATATAGCTGGTGATAACACTTATTTCTTTCTGGTGAATCCTGATAACAACACCTCTAAGATCACGTTCATGAGGTCATTGGATTATGTCAAGACCGTAGAGGATCAATTAGCGGGATCAGGGAAAGATATTCATCGTATCCTTGGCGAGAGGCTTGAGGAGTCGGATGGTCGTTTCGATGAGATATGTGATTTGATGGAGGTGTTGATAGAGGATGGGACCGATGACCCTTGTCTTAACTTTTCCATTCATCACCCGATCTTTGATATAGAGATCAAGGATGAGAAGTGTGGTAAGGTGATATACTGGACTGATGGATATAACCCCCAGCGATATGTTATGGTTGACAAGGCACTTAATCCGGATGATGATGGTGACTTCTGGTATCATTATCATGGATATAAGACATGTGGGGATGATAAGCCAATAGAGAGGTGTAGGCTGGCTTGCGAGAAGCTACTGGTATTCCCGCTGCTGACGGCCCCGTGCGTGGAGCCTGAGGTCGTGGAGTTCGGGGGAAGCCTGCGTGCCGGGACCTACCAGTTCTGCGTGGCGTTGTGCGATGAGTTCGGGATAGAGAAGACCGGATATTGCTCATTGACCAACCCTATCATGATATTCGATCGTCAGGATATAGTCATTCGTGATGGCTTATGGGGCAAATCAACCAACATGGGTATCCGGCTTACTGTATCCAATATAGATAAGCAGGTATCTCATTATAAGGTAGGTGTTATACAGAACACCGTTGGATATAATGGCGAGCAAAGCCCGGTTCTTGAGTATTTCATAGAAGGTATACATCCGATAACGGAAAGGACCATCTATTACCTTACGGATCAGTATAGTGAGCGTACGACCATGGAGAAGTTATCCAAGGAAATACCGGTATATAAGACAGCCAGAGGCATGACGTCTGTCGGGAATCGTCTTCTTCAATACGGCTTGACCGTGGAGAATGAATGGAATCTTCAACCGGTCGTTAACTTCTTGGGTCATTTCGTTAAATGGCAGACATCTATAGCCACGGAGAATTTGTATAAAGACGGTGTGGCTTGCTCTAAATACGCCTCTTTCATGCGTGACGAGGTATATCCGTTGGGTATAAGATTCTTTACCAATACGGGATACAGGACAGCTAGATTCCCGCTTATCCCTCGTCCGGCCACAAGGGAGGAGATGGAGGTTATCGTTGATGAGGACGGTAACTCTGACGACCTGTCGGCTGCGTCGGTGCTGGAGAACAACCCGCAGTGCGCAGGGAACAGCCGCCGTCATCTTTGGCAGTTTAAGAATACGGCAAAGATCATAAACGACCCGTCTTGGGGATTTGATGGTTTTGGAGGAGAATGCAAGAATCAGCTAGATGTCAAGCAACTCAGATATGTAGAGCAGGAATATGCCACAGTAGGAGAGACTCAATTCGTTATCAACACGATGGGGGAAGATGTTACGGTAGATGATGCTATTGATTATATCGCTGATAATATAGAGAATCTGTGTGATATCATAGGATCTAATGTAGGTATTACCGACGAGTTATGCGCTGCTATATCGTTGCCGGAGGATCAAGACGGTATAAAGGCTCCCGATTTCCCTAGTGGATGTGATGATATTGAGAGGATAGAGACCAGGACTATATTGGATAAAAACTCTTTGGTGGATTCTAGGATTGATTTTACATATAAGCTGGCTAGTGATTATGTGGAGACCGAGCCTACTACATTAATACAAAGTAATGCCGAGTCACAAAGGAAGTTCTCTGTATTGTGTGATTTCGATAATTATTCCAGTGGAGGTAAGAATATCATAGATCTGGTTCAGGAATGGCTGGATGGTCAGGATGAGGACAAATTCCCGTCTGATATAGATTCTTCCGCCTTGGTCTTGTGCCAGGATATGTCTAATGTCCGGCAGCTATATGATGAGGGTATATGTACTAATGGTTGTTCGGTAGGAGATCCTTACGTGAATCCTACTATTAACGATGTGCAACTACCAACGTTCCAAGGAGGTAGGTCATTGGGTAAATGTACGTTCTTATTCCAAGGCGATGGATGGGAAGGCAAGAAGCATACCGAGACTATGCTTGATATATTGATGGATTCAATGAAAAAGTACTTCCCTCAATATGAGAGTCAGTTTGGTATTGAGAACGCCATGTGTCTTTTTGGTGATGGTGATAACTCTAAGTTCAATACCGGCATATCTACTGATTGGGAAGATCGTGTGTCTGTGCAGAATGATATTGACGCTAAGACTAATTGGTTCGGTAGAAGCAACTTGACTTATTTCAAGTTCTATCCACATGTATCCTCATACGCCAGATGGGTGGAGTTGGATTACGAGAAATACATAAGTGGTTTATCCGATCCTGATAACGGTATTATGTATATAGAGATGATGGGTAACTATAATTATCCGATCGGCGACTCATCATCATACAATAAGGTTCGTATAACGTTTTTCTCGGACAAGGAAGGTACCGTGGCTCCTAATCCTTTGGCTAATGATGCCAAGAAAGGTGTTATAGTGAATTACGTGGATCATAAGATATTTATGATGCCAAAGTACTTGTTCTGGAATGATGACAAGACTACTTTCCATAAGATATATGTTTGCATCGAGCCTGCGGTATGCGTGTTCTTCACCGGTTTCGCCATGAGGCAGGACATGAAGGAGCTTGCCGGATTCTATACGGCCGGCACCGCCATCTTCCCCGCCCCGTTCTGTTTTGGCATTCGGCCACTGGAGGTGAAATACGTATTCTTCTTCACGAAAGAATTGAAATTAAGAAGATTTGTTACCTATGAGGCGAAATGTATCTCATGTGGAGATAAACCCGCTGATTGCGCTCCCAGACCATATCAGTATGGTGATTTCGGATATTGGGAGTCTACCAATAAGTATCCGGCTAATTTTGAGTTGTATGATTCAAGTAAGATCGGGATATCATCGGGAGGATCAAAGAGGAAGGACATAATAGATTCTTTGACGAAATACTATGGGTCTCCTAAATCCGTTGAGGGTAAGTCTTATTTCACCGGTAATGGGGGTAACGCTGAGTACCCCAATACGTCAACCACGTTTTGTCAGAGACCTATACGTCATTACAAGTTCCCGGATAACTCTGTCGCTCCTTTTATGGGTAATCCGTCTCAGCTGACTGGTCAATATGGAGTTGACTCCTATATTTATCCTATGGGGGTGATGCTTGATGACGATATCGTTAATGAGTTTTTGGATATAGCGGTAGAGAACGGTCTTATAGATAAGGCTAGAAGGGATTCCATAATAGGATATGAGTTGTATAGGGGCGATAGGACGTTGGATAAGAGCGTTATCGGAACCGGTCTGGCTTATGATATGTTTAAGTACGATGATCCCGACGGATCGGCTAACCTTTATCCTAATTACCCTTACAACGATTTGTCTGATGATATGTATATCTATAAGGATATTAATCGTGAGAAATTTATAACGCATCCGTTTAACAGGAAGGGTAATATCTGGTATTCATTCTTAAGTCCTGATATTGCCTTTAACAAGCCTGACGCTCCCACCGAGTGCCTTGTTGATGGTTATCAATTAGGTAAATCCTCCGGTATATTCAGGGAGGTGGAGGATCACCCTAAATGGACGATATTAGGGGGTAAGGCTTATAGTATGGCAACGTCATTGGCTACGGTGGAGGCTATGGCTAATTTAATATCCGCTATAGCTGAGTATACATATCAGTCGGCTTCACAGCAATATGTCGGTGGAGGCGTGTTCTTTTTAGCCAACCCTGTCGGCATAGCGCTGACGGCTATCCGTCTGGCTACGGGTATCGCCAAGGCCACAGCCCAGTCCGTGGTGGATATAGGCAAGTACAGATATCAGTGGTTAACGGCATTGATAGATAGGGGACCTAGACGGAACTATGCTTATTATTATACTTCTGTCGCTCATTATAATTTATTTTACCAAAAAATAGGGGCGTCGGAGCTACGTGGATTGTCAACGGCCAAATATATCAAGAGCGGATTGTATCCGGTTACAGACATCTCGTCACAAGGGGGAACCGTAGGTGGTAAGCCTATTATCATAAACAACCTCGATCGTGAGCATTCGTTGTTCATGTCATTTGGTATGGATAAGTATATGCTTGAATATCCGGAGTTGGTTTCAAGTTACGATACCAGCCGTATTCAGGATGAGTGTAATATTCGTAACGATGAGGTGGCTGGTATGACGCCTCATTTTATGACACGTGAATCTTTCGTATCCTGCCCCTATATGAGGATAAAGAAATATTCTCCGGCTCAATACGGGCAGATAGAGGATATCAGGTGGGTATCGTTAGGTGGTTGCGGGTTGATGGATGAGAATAAGCGTAAACCTGTTTTTGGAGGTGATGTATTTATATCAAGATTCTCGCTTAAGAGGAAGATGCCTATGTTTTATTTGACTCAGTTCGGTCAGGGGGACATGATACCATTCCCTTATTACGATTATCGAAACATCGGGTATCCCCGTTATTTCGTTAATTACGATACCGGGGAGGATTATCTTAACAAGACCGATACGGATACCGGATCGCTATACTCTTTCCCTAGCCGGAAGAGCGCTTATGAGATGGTTTGCAAGACCGGAGATATGTATCTTAGCGGTCGTTTCTTCCTATACTTCTATGGCATACCTCAGTTTCTTGTGGAGTCTGAGATCAATTGCAATTTCCGTATAGCCGGGCCTGAGCCTTACGAGGGGTTCTATCCGGAGGTAGGGGATTATATATCATGGACTCAGGAGCGTAATGTCCCTATATCAAGGGATAATGTGTTTAAGATAAGTCCTGTGTATAAGAATCGTTTTACGCTAGGCGGAAGGTCATTACCAGAGACGTATGATAGCAATTTTTGGGACTGCGCTTACCAAAGACCCAACGGCGTCATATGGAGCACCGCCGACGTGTCGGAGAACGGCATGACCGATCCTTGGCTGTCGTACAAGCCTATGGATTACCATGAGTTCAAGACCTCTTTCGGGAAACTTATAAGCATGAAAGGGATAGAGTCGGATCAGATACTGGCTCGCTTCGAGAATCAGGTAGGGCTGTATAACGCCATAGACGTGTTGGCGGAGAGAATATCCCCGGAGAATAGCGAGCTAGGGACAGGTGGTCTTTTCGCCTCTCGTGGTATCGAGTATAATAATACGACGTTAGGATATTCCGGGACCCAGAGTCGGGATATGATCAGTTGCGAGTTTGGGCATTTTTGGGTCGATTTAAGGCGTGGTCAGGTGTTTAAGGTAGATTCTAATGGGAGGAATCTTACGGAGGTCACACCGGGACTTAGAAACTGGTTTAAGGAGCATCTTCAGATGAAGATCATCCGTAGCCGGATATATAACGCTGATACGGACGCTGAGTTGTCTTATTATGATATCGATAACAAGTTCTTTGGTATAGGGCTATCCATGGGCTGGGACAATCGGTTCAAGAGGGTTCTGATAACCAAGAAAGATTATATACCGGTAGGGAATCCGAGCGAGTACCAATTCCGTGGCGGCCGGTTCTACAGGAACGGACAGGCGGTGGAGTTGCAGGACACCAGCCATTTCACGGACGTCTCGTTCACCGTTGGGTATAACTGCCTGAAGGGTGAGTGGAAATCATATTTATCCTACACCCCTGATTATTATATCGAGCACCAGCATTATTTCCAGTCTGGAAAGAACTACTCAAGTGAAAGTCAGGAGATAGGGTTATGGTCTCATGGATTGACCAACCAATCTTATCAAGTATTTTACGGTAAGCTATATCCGTTCGTTATAGAGGTCCCGGTACGTGAGCAGTATGTGAATAAGATCCTCACGAACTACCAATATCGGATGGATGCCAGAAGGTATCAGGATGAGGTTAATTACCAAATCCTTAGGACTACTGGATTCAATAAGGCATGGTTTTATAATGATACGAACAACAGCGGTGAACTTCGGATGGTTATCGCCGACAAGAACGATATGAGCCAGCGGTTAAGGTATCCTATAACCAATGATGATAGCCGTGAGATACTGGTGACGGAGGTTGATCAGAAGATAAATATAAATGACTATTTTAACGAGGTCAAAGACGATACTAATAATCTCCCGGTATGGATCAAGGACGTGAATGACATTGACCGGAAGATCGACCCTAGGGCTGTCGATTATCATCGGAGGTGGCGTGATCGTCTTCGTGGCGATTGGTTCTTGGCTAGGTTCGTGAATGACATTGAGAGCAGGTTCAAGATGATAGTTCGTTGGTTTAGCAATGATGAGAAAGTTTATTAATTTATTAACATATGGGGGGGGGGGTATTTGCCGCCTCTTCCTTGTATATTAAAACGATATGGAAGATTTTATTGGTAAGTACGATGGTAATCAAATAGACAGTAGACTTGATAAGGTCAAGGATATGGTTGGCGCTACGGCGTCTCAGGCTGGGGAGGATGGATTGGTACCAGCTCCGGCGAAGGGAGATGAGGGTAGGTTTCTTTGTGGAGATGGCACGTGGAAGGATGTGGTAGTCGAACCAGATTACACAGTGTTTGACATTGTTATGGAGATATCATCAAGTGGTAACCTATCTATATCTCAGGAAAATTATAATAAATTATTAGAGAAACTTCCAAGCAATGCTGTTAATATATTTCCAGTCAGAGATAATGGAGTATACATATCAAGTATTTTTGGTGGGTATAATGTTAATGATGATAATTCTATTTGGCTTTATATAAAACAGGATGCGGGAATATTACATAATTCTTCTATACAAATCTCTATATATCAAAATTTAACTGTTGCTATAACTTCTGGTATGAATTATTTAATACCAGTAAATGATGGAATTGATGTATATACAAACCTATCAAATGATTCTTCTGAGAATGATATTAGACAGTTAACAATACATACTACAGGTGATGGAACTAAATCTTTAATGGATGATGGTAAATATCGTAAGCTGCCCGTGTACGGCAGGAACCTGTTGCTGGGATCGGGGAAGGAGGTGAGTCACTCAAATTACGAAATGGGCCGTTATTGGTTGGTAGAGCAGATACCGGAAGGTACACAAGTCACATTGACTATTTGGGGAGAATTAGGTGAAGGGAAAAATTATTTTTCTATCTATAACACTAAAGGATTAGGTGAAAATTATTTAGAAACTAGAATATATAGTACTGGTTTTATAGAGGGGAAAGCTTCTAGTACTTTTAATTGGAAAGTGGCTGATTCTAATTCTTCTATACTTATATATTCCGCTCCACAAAATGTTACCTCTGTATCCACCATCCACAAGATCAAGCTCGAGTACGGTGACATCTCGACCGAGTGGTCTCCAGCTTGGGAAGACATACCAGATCTAGAAGAAAGATATGCATACGGTGTTGAATGGGATACTGCATCATCTAGTCCTGATGGGGTTAGAGTAGGTAATATGCAATTGCATAGGGAGTTGCCGGTGCAGAGTAAGATGAGAAGGTGTCTTTTGGATAGAGATGGTGGAGTTAAAGAATATTTGGATAATGAGCTTTCATGGGGTGGAAGCTATTTGGATTATGCCGTTATGACAGAGATACCTGAACATTGGTATAAATTGTATTTTAATGGCACTAAATTTAGGAAGATGTTGTCCGAAATTCCATTACCTGGGTATAAACATGTAGATAAGTTCTATATCTCAACATATGAAGCCAGAATGTATAGAACCGATAATTTATTATGTTCGGTGGCTGGAGCTAGTAAATTAAGTGATCCTAATTCAACTAATTTTAGAGGTGGTGACAACACCGCTGAATGGGATGATACCTACCGTTCCCTACTCGGCCGCCCCGTCACCAACCTCACCCGAGACCAATTCCGTCAAGCCGCGAGGAAACGTGGCAGCGGTTGGGAGATGTATACCTACAACGCCCACAAGATACTGTTCTGGCTATTCGCCGTCGAGTACGCCACTTTGGACAGCCAGAAACCTTTCAACGCCCAGAAGGACGCTAACGGTTTCGCCCAAGGCGGCCTAGGTCCGGGACCGACGCAAATGACGGATTGGGCTAACTTCAACAACGCCAACCCCCTTATCCCATGCGGCTATACCAACGAGTTCGGGAACGGCTCGGGAGAGAAGGCATATGTGGTGAAGAACGCTTCCGGCGGTACTCATGCCACATTGATGGCTAACAGGTATCGTGGTATAGAGAATCCGTTCGGCCATATCTGGAAATACACCGATGGGGCCAACATACAAGTCACCACGGGTGATTCCGGATTGTCTATCTTATGGACTACCGATGACCCGTCAAACTTCAGCGATACATCTTACACAGGCTATAACAAGAAAGGCAACATCTGCCGTACCAATGGTTATGCCAAGAAGATGCTCCTAGGTGAGGATGGTGATATCGTGGCTACGGAGGTCGGCGGTAGTAGCTCTACCTACTGGTGCGACTATTACTACACCTATACGCAAGCCAACCGCTTACAGGTGGTGCGGGTTGGCGGTGGCGCGGACAACGGGTCGCATGCGGGCCTCGCTGGCGTGCATGCGGATACTGCGCCTTCCGCTGCGGGTCGTGGCGTCGGTTCGCACCTTTGCTTTTTCCCCGAATTTCGTAAAACGTCGGCGTAGCCGCACGTCTCACGTCGGGATTTTTTTTTGTGTGATGATTAAATAACAAGATATGAAAAGAACATATAGCGACACTATACCGATCACTATAGAAAAGGATGGTGACGGTTCCTACCTGTACCGGTGGGACGTTAGAGAGGAGACAAGGGAGATGGGTGACGATATGTCCCCCGTGATCTCCTATAGTTACAACGAGGTCAGGGTATGGCCCACGTTGACGGCCAATAAGATATTGGAGGCCTGTATCGACGCCCTATGGGGTAGCGGTGTTGAGCAGAAGATGCTGAACGACTATAACGCCGCCAAGTTAGGCATACTTGACTCGTCTTACATCGAGTCCTATAAGGTATTTCTGAATGACAGGAAGTCATTGAAGGAGCGAGTGGACGGTGATTTTCTGGATTGGGAGAATGGCTAGTTGACACGCTAGCGCCCTCAATGGGGCGGGATTTGGTCTTATGTTGATATCATGGGCGGGTATGTGATGTGGATCATGTTCCCGTCTCGTGTTTTAATATCCGTTTGATTGTGCGTATATTTGTGGAAAAACGTGATTTATGGCTAAGAAAAATAGACCGGAGGAGATTCCTTCATGGATAAAGGATTTGTATAAGGAAGATCTTGATCGTGTTGTAAGAGGTGAGCGTCCCATGTATTTTAGGGGTATGAATGATGGTCCTTTAAAGAACGTATCCCCGGAGTTTGATGTCCTTAGCGGAGGAGCCGCAGTTAAAGGTATGAATGGGATAAGAGGTACGTTGTCCCCGTTGAATAACGGTATGGGTAATTATAATTTCAGCCTCAGGGGTATAAATAAGAAGATAGGTGAGCTGGTTGACGAGGCGGGATTATATCTACCTGAGAAATTAAGGCCTGTATATCGGACTGTGGTGGATGCTATGTCGAGTTCCAAGGATAAGGGGTTGGGTCATATCACGCAGCCGTTGGCCAACGCCCTGTACCCTGCGGACGAGCGGCGGAACCGGCGCATGGACGGGGAGCATCCCGTTGGTTATGTGGATGCCATAGACGGCATATGGCCTAGGGATAAATATGGGCTATGGGGAGAGAAAATTGAGCGGAAAGCTGATGGAGGAGAGATGTATACCGTATCTAAAGGCGATACTCTTTGGAGTATAGCCAAAAGATTGGGATTATCTTTAGACGATATTGTATCGTGGAATAGGGATATCCCTGATATCAACAAGATACAGATAGGTGATAAGATAAAGGTTTCAGACCCATCGCTGTCAATAGAGAAAGAGGATCATGATTTGATGGATATAATATCCAGGGAGGCTGAGATCAATAAGATGAGCGATGAGGATATAATCAAGAGCGTCGATCATAAATCTAATTATGCTATTGTAGATAAGAAGAATAAAAAACTAACGGTTTATTCACCGAGCGGGGATATTCTTTATAGCACTAATAATATAGGTGTAGGTGCTTCTGGCGATGATTATAATACCTATACCAAGACGACGAAGGATAAAAAACTTATCGCCGGAGCTGGAAATATGTCTACTCCGGCCGGCATAACAAGAGTGTCAGGTATAGGCGAGTATCATGGCCAGAAATCGTTCCAGAGAGCTAGGTTTAATCCTAAGACAGGTAAATGGGATCATAACATAGCTTCGTCTATGCACCACGAGGCCTCTGCCGGAAGAGGCTCTAATGGATGTATCAGGCTTCTTGGTGATACAGGGAATGAGTTGTATAATTTTATAAAGAAGGGTGATTTTATTTATACGCTTCCAGAGAAAGAGGGAAGTAGATTTGTCATTCGTGAGGGATCTATTAATTATATAGCGGATAATCCTTATGGTGAGGATTCCGGAGAGAAGAAGCTATGGGATGATTACAATGTTCACATAAATAAGGATTTTAGACCTTTAAATATAAGTATCAAGAATAGTGACATATCACCAGATGTCTTACCTAAATGGATTTATGATGCTTATGATCCAAAGGATGGGACAAATTCTAATAGCGCGTTTCTTGGTGTTATATCAGCTATTGATAATATAGCTAAAATGGATAAACTGGGTAATATGAAGGAATATGGTGATGCCATATCATCTAACAAGGAACGTATCATGAGTGAGTTCGATATCGATAGCTACACTTATGATAGGATGGCTATGTTGGCCATGGGTATTGCTGAGCAGGAGACAAAGTTTGGAGTATCTCCCAGATATATCGGGAAACAGGCTATCGGGGATTTCGGTGTTGATATAGCCAAAAGATTTAGATCATTGCTCAAGGGTGACGGATGGAATGACAGGTCTTATAACTCGAAGGGTATAACACAGATAAAGATAGAAGGTGATAATGATGAGACAAAGAAGATATATGATAAGTTTGGTATAGATAAGGAGAATATCCTAAAGCCATATAATTCAGGTATAGCTACCATGTTGCGTTTGGCGTCTATATACAAGAACGAGGTTGTAGGTCGTGGTTTTAAGGATAATAAAGGTAATGATATAGACAAATTCGACGCCTTGCTTTATAAGTGGATGGGTAAGGGAAAGTTATTGAATAACGGCAAGGCTTCTCCTGATGATAATGATTATATCAATAACGTAAAGAAATATATTGGTAATTTTGATTTCAAGGTTAAATATGGTGATGGTGGACTTATTAGTGATGAGCCATTGGGCGTAAGACAGGATGTATCTGATAAGGCTTCATATTTGAAGGATATTATAGGTAATGCCATAAGAAGAAGGTTGTACGAGAATGTCACTCCTGATGTGGTGGCTTCAAATGCTAGCCTTCCTGGCAAGGTCAATGAATTTATATATGGCAGAAACGGGAAGGTTAACGTTGATGAATATAGTGATCAACTATGGGCTAGATTTTTATCTCAACCTAATAATCTAGATGGCAATAATAAGGAGATACGGATTCCTGATAATGTCATTGCTGACATTGAGAAGATGTTTAATCGTGACACTAAGGATGAGATAAAGAGGTTAGATAAGAAAATACATGATACGGAGCAAGAAATATATGGTTCTGATACACCGGCATCAGATGAGCTTTATGGTAAATTGGAGTTCTTAAAAAAATCAAGAGAGTGGGTAGATACTTTTGAGAAGAATCGTAATTCGGTAAGATCTGGAAAGCCTACGGTTTTTTCTGAATACGATTTTTATCCCGAAGCTGCTGGTGATCTTACCCCATTGTCAGGATTTGGTAATTTTACAATTTATAGGCGTCCGGATGGAAGGTTAGGTGTCTATGACGTATACGATTTTCATGGTGACGATCAGGAATTTCCTGTAAACGTAGCCACAAAGGTACTAGACGCTATAGGCGATAAGTTTGAGGAGAGAGGGTCGTTTGAGGATCATAATCCTCTTCTGGAAAGCGGGAAGGATGCTCTTATCCGTAACGCTATTATGTCTAAGAATAAGTTGGAGGATAAGGAGGATGGAGGTCCGGTAAATACAGAACGAGATTATGGTGCCGGTAAATACGTTATTGATCCTAGTAGATCAGAGGATAGTAAGATGGTTGTGTATGATGAGATATGGGACTATCTGACAGAAAAGAAGGGAATACCACAAACGCAAGCGGTAGGCATCCTCGCCAACATCGCCGCCGAGTCCGGAGGGGACACCGAAGCCCTAGGAGCCGCCGGTGATTTTGGCATCCAACAATGGCTTGGACCGAGGAAGAAGGAGCTACAGCGCAGGTATGGGAAGAAACCGACATTGACACAGCAGTTGGATTATCTCGTGGATGAGTATCAAGGCAAGGTCCCGGGGTTAGGTTGGAATTACATCAATCAAGGAAAGTTTTTTGACAAGGACGCTCAAGGTAATGTATATAATTACTATATGTATTCTAAATCCGATTTCGATAACGCCGTCAACTACAAGGACGCTACCGTGGCATGGAATCAAGGATACGGAAGACCCCTTGGATCGACATTAAGAAACGAGAAGCGGTTTGAGTTCGCCGATATGTTCTCCAACAGATACGGTGTCCCGGAGAACGAGCCAATGAGATACGAGTTCGGGCAGCGGGATTCGGGCACGGGGGACGGAGGTCAGCAGCCCGTGCCTGAGACGGTAGCCCCCGCCGGTTCTTCTTTGGCTTCCCATCCTGCCATGGATAGCTGGTGGGAGAAGGAGGGTCAAGATCTGTTATATAAGATGCTAGCTCAATCCGGCGCTAACAAGAAAGCTATAGAGGACATCGCTAATAATATTAAGAATGATCCTCAATCAGAGGCGCAGATAGCGGAGGCTGAGCGTATGCGTAAGGAACAGGCGAAAAGGCAGTTGGTGCTTAATATGATACCGGGGTTGATGCTGAATATAAAGGGTATGAGTAGATCTCAAAATTAATGTTACATTTGTGAAATCATTAAACGTTTTAGATATGAAAAGATTGTTGTTTTTATTTGCTATGTTATTGACGCCATTCGCTTTGATGGCGCAAGAGGTAATCCCATCAGAAGGGCCTATTACTATTGATCTGACTACCTTTACAGGCATCATGGCTTTCGTCACGATGTCAGCTACGCAGTTAGCCAAGGTTGTGCCGTATATTGACACCCATAAGTGGGCTAAAGTCCTATCCGCCGTAGTCATAGGTATGCTGGTTTGTATATTAGCGTGGTTTCTAAAGGTGTCTCCATTGCTTATAGGGAGTGAATGGTGGGAGGCATTGCTGTATGGGGTAGCTGTTGGGTTCAGTAGTGCCGGCTTCTACGATCTGGTGAAAGCTATAGGATCACTGTTTGTAAAAAGGATCTAGCATCTTGTAATTATTTGAGATATGTAAAATTTCAAGATTTTATTATCTATAATATAGGCTATTATATTTTGCAATAATATTAGTATTGCTTATATTTGTGCGCCTACCTACTCATCACGAGCGGATAGGCGCATTTATTAATTTAAAACTTTTAGTAAAGGTATGAAAAGTAATTTGATTTTATCATCAGAGAGTAGGGAATTATTAGGTAGGAACATTTCTGTTATGTCCAAGGACGGGTTTGTATGCATAACGGAAGTTATGGAAGCCTTGAATGAAAAACGTAAATCTATGGGGTTGGAGTCTAGAAGGCTTGATCATTTGTTTGCTACTAATGGATTTCAGGAAAAGATGAAAGCTCTTGTTAGGGAGCTGAGTATTAATGATATATGTACTGTAAGAAATCTTACGGTACAAAACCATGAATTGAAAATCAATAAGATAACCGATCTCAAAAAATACGGAATGGCTTACCGAAGAGGAAAGGGGGAGGGTCAGAAATGGTATGTAAATCCGTATTTTTTTGTTATGGTAGCATTGGAATTGGATCCAGAGATATACGCCAAGGTGATAATATGGTTGCATGATGGATTCATAGAGGACAGGAATGCCGCTGGCGAGGCTTATATCAAGATGAGTTCGGCCGTCGCCAGGTTGGTTAGCGACAAGAGTCAGTTGTCTGATAAGATATCAAGGGTAGCTAAGGCTATTAATTTTATCGTCTTTAACAAGCATGAGAGTGGGATAAGGAATACGGCCACAAAGAATCAGTTAAACGACATAGTAGCTGTAGAGAATGTTATTACCGGCATTATAGATGGGGGCTTTATAGATACTTATGATAAGCTTATAGACTATCTTGGACATGAATGGAAGAAGAAATGGGGTAATCCTGTTGCGGCTTTAAAATATTAGTATTAAAGAGACTCATCGTTATATAAATGGTGAGTCTCCGTTTTTTTAGATTATCTTTGTGTCAGAACGAAATTAATTAGACATGAGCAAGTATGTAATCAAGAGGAAGATACCTAAATATCAAGAGGCCGGGGAAGTTGGGTCGTATATGCTTGGTAATATGGATGGCATACAGGGGTTAGGTATAGAACCTTTGGTGAATACCAACCAAGGATTACCCGCGCCGGTCAATCCGCTAGGGATATATTCTTTGGATACTCCAGATCAGTTGAGGACTAAATATGCTAATGCTTTTGATCAGGATAATGTGTTTCCGGATAGCTTCAAGGGTAGTTTGCAACGTATAGCTGAGAATTATCAGGACAATGGTATTACGCTTAATAACATAACTGTTAACGATGTTGATAAGTCTAAGACCGGTTCAGGCGAGACGGATGTTTTTGATTTTACCACCATCCCCTACTATGGCGCTGATGATATAGGGTCTAGATTCACTCAGATGGGTCGTGGTATAGGGCGTATGAGAAGTGAGGGATATGGAGATTTATCCACTGGGGCTAAAACAGCTAATACGATAACCACCATAGCCTCAGGAATTAGTGGTATCATGGGATTGGCTCGTAGCGTGGTTTCTGGGATAGCGTCAGAGAAAGGTACTCGTACCAATATCAGGTTAGCTCAGGAGCGTGAGGCCAGACAAAGAAGGCAATCCCAGATGCAGTACAAGGATGGTGGGGGTGTTTATCTAGGACCTAATAATAGGTTCGATAGCGGAAGCCTTACCGGTGAGTACCTGTATCCGTTACCTAAGTCGATGGAAGATCAAGCCAACGTAGAGGTCGAGAAGGGTGAGTACGTGACGCAGCCCGGAGAGGCGCCGATGGAGGCCATGGGGCAGAAGCACGCCGATGGTGGAACCCCCGTTTCCTTGGAGCAGGGAACGAAGGTTATTACCGACGACACAACCATAGAGCCGGATTTCGCTAAATACATCAGAGATACGTATGGGATCAAAGCCACGCCTAAGGATACGTATGCTACGTTAATGGACAGGTATAAGGCTAAGATCGGTCTTAAATCGGCTTACGATGATCAGAAAAAGGCGCTGGAGAAGCTGAAGAAAAACGATAAGATAGATGACGAGAATACAAGGCGTTTAAACGCCTCCGTATTATCTAAGGCTATAAATGATAGCAACGATACCGTTAATGGATTAGAGGGAAGATTTACGGACTTCGCTAATGTCATATACAAGGAGCAGGAAGACCGGAAGATGAAGAAGGATGAGGATACGTATTTCGCCAAGGGTGGTGAGATAGATAACATCATATCCAGATCTATGAAAGAATACGGTCTTACGGAGGAGGATATAGCTGAGGCTAAGAAAGAGCTGCTTAAGAAAGTGGCTGGTATTCGTCAGAAGATGGAGATAGGAGGCACGTCTTTGTTCGGTCGTAAATTAACTTTCCGCCCGATCGAGAATAGGTTCAACAATGATCCTAACTATTTCGGTTATCAACGCCAAGGAACTGATGGCTCTTATGGAGGTATTAATACGGATGAGAGGTTGAATTATTATAAGACATTCAATCCGGTCGCTTACGATGCTTATATGGGAGCTTCAGAGGGCGCTAGGGCTAGGGCATTGCAAGACGCTATCTACGGTCAGACAAGTAGCTGGATGGGCTTGGCTACGGCTGAGAACCCGATCATCGCCAACGCCGAGGCGCTTCGGGATTACACGACGCTCGTTTCCTTTGGCGGTGAGGATAGTCAAGGTAATTACCCGGAAGACAAGAAAGCCGCATATCATGATAGGATGAGAGACAATAAATTAGGTTTGTTTACCACATCTCGCCCTATGATCGGTCTAGACGTTGTTACAGAGGAACAGCATAAGGCTCTTAACGATGCTGGTATCACCCATTTTAGCCAACTATTCTCTGACAAGAACAAGGATGTCGTTAATAAGATACTTGGCGAGGATATGCTTAAGATGCAGGCATTGAGATCCATGAAAGGAATGGAAGGTCTTGATTTTATACTTGATCCTCATAAGGTGGCTTCCGGTCCTATGGATATAGGTGATGTGGAGGATCCTGATGTTAAGTTGGATATGCCTGAGCTGATTGATCCTAATACACTCCCTAAGACCAATACAAATGCCAGTACTAACACCGGTAAGACTAATAATGGTAACGGGAACAGGAATATAGTGGGTGGTGGCCTTGACTTCCCTGAGGTGTTCAGGATGACTCCGGGAGCCGTGACAACGGAAGGTATGGAAAGGCATTACGCTCCTACCGTGGATCCGGTGTTGAGATCGGCTGATCAGTATATGGTTGAGGCCAATCGTGCTTTCCAATCACAATTGGATCAGATGGGTAATGTCCCGGATTCCCAGAGAGGGGCTTTATCATCCAACTTACAGGCTATCATGAGTTCCAATATAGGTAGATACATTAATGAAGTAGAACAAGGGAACGTGGCTCAAAGGACTTGGGCTGATAATGTAAACGCCCGGACTTGGACTGATACGTATGATAAGAATATAGCTCAACGTCAGGGTTATCAAAGTCGAATATTACAGGCTTTGGCTAATACTGACGAAAACTGGGCTAGGTATTTTGATAGCGTAAATGACGAGATCCAACAGAAGTGGAATACGGCTACGACCATGAATACATTAAGGTCTATATTCGGGGATGTCAAGATCGGTCCTAATGGGCAGTTGATCGCTGATCCTCAAGGAGATATATTGAGTTATAGGAGATTATATCCTGCTCAGGAAGTAACTAAAGGCAAGAAAGGATAAAGGATGGCTTCACAATATAGTATATTAAGGAATTACGGCAAGTATGTATCGCCCTACAACATGGATGTCATGATGCAGGGGATGGGGTACATGCAGCAGAAGATAGATACCAATCGGCAGGCTATAAACGAGTATGCTGATTATATTATCAATTCTGACATTATAAAACCTCAGGATAGGGAATATCTTCAGAATAGGTTAAATGGGCTGATACAGGACGTGAATAACGTGTATCGTAAATCTAATTTGGCTTCCGACGGTATAGCCAGAAGCATACAGGCTCGTCTTGGAGAAGCTCTGGATACCCGTGTGTTGAATGCTATTGCCGGTACTAGGGAGATCCGGGCTTTTAGCGAGAAGATGGAGGATATGAAGCTGAACAATCCCAAGATGTATAGTCCTATAAACGAGGCTGAGGCTTTTGCGGATGCCGTGGCTTGGATGAATGACGGTCAGGTAGGGACACGTCTTAATCCTATACATTATACCCCTTATACGGATTACCACGCTGAGATTGATGAGAAGATGAAGAATTTCATCTCCCTTAACAAGGGGAAGAAAGTCAATGTACCGGTGACTGATGCCAATGGCAACAGGACGGGCGAGATGCGTGAGATGTATATAGATGAGATGAGTTACGCTCAGGTCAGGGATATAGCCATGGCTTCTATATCTGAGAACGGTAAGGCTCAGATGCAATTAGAGGGAAGATATATGGCTAGAACGAATCCTGACTTATTTAATGTTCAAAGCACCTCAGATTTCCTTAAAGGGTATATTGATGATTTCAGTGTCAAGGAAGAATCCATACGAGCCAAGCTAAAGGGCGTTGGCAATGACAAGGCCAAGAGGGCTAAGTTGGAGTCGGAGCTGGCGGATATTATCAAGCAGAGAAATGATTTCGTGGAGGAGGCCGAGGGCGTTATCGGTAGCAACTACAGCCCGGAGCGAGCCGGCATGTTCATGGTACGACAGCAGTTCCTTCGTGGCGTCGGGCTGAGATGGTCTTATAATAACTCATATGAGACGCTGGGCGTAGATGAGTATTACTTTAAGGCTAACCAACAGATGATGGAAAGAGCTAGGTTTAACGAGACAAAGAGGCATAATCTGGCTATGGAGAAAGCCGCTTTAATGAAAGCCAGTAAATCGGGTGAATCCGGTGGTGATGGTGGTGGTAATAATACTGTTGGGCCTACGGTGGTTACGAAGAGCGATAATCTTGATGACGTGAATATAAGTGATGAGTTCATGAACGGATTTACGGCTAATGAGAAGGCTGTTAATGCTGGTATGAATAGCTTTGTTAAATCACTATCAGATGACGCCAAGAGAAAAATTAGCGCATGGGCGTCCGATCCTGAGAATAGTAATGTTGTCAAGAATATGAGTGATGATCAAGTCATCATGACTTATTTCAAGGCTAATGGCGGGTCTACGAATACGCTTCTTGATTACAATGGCAAGGACAGCTATATAAAGCTTCTTGGGTTAAACAACCAAAGGAATAAGTATAATAGGATCAATGAGGGATTCAATAAGGCTGAGGACGCTGTCTTGGATGGAGTTGATGCTATAGTCGAGAGAGAAGCTAGATCTATTACTGGATCTGGAATTGATATTAGTTATGGATATGGGACGTTTGATCTTGGAGATATTGTAGAAGGAGGGCATTGGGCTTTTTCTCATCATGAAGCCATAAAAGATATATCGTTAAAAGATTGGGCCAAATTATCCGCATATAGCTCTATCCTTAGTAATAGTGTAGAATTTATTAAGATAGGTAATGACCCTACGCATCCAGTATCATATAAAGGTGTGAGTCTTGGAAGTGTTAATTCTGGAGAAGCGTCAGTAGTCCTAGGAAGAATAAATGATCTTATGGGAACCTCCTTAACATTGGATGATATACAGTTATTAGCTAATATGGGGGCTGGTCATTTTTCTACATCTGATTTATTTAAAAAGAATCTAAGTGAAGGGTTGAGTAATTATAACGAGAGGAATGCCGTTGTTGCTACAGCTATATATGATGAGATAAATAAAGAGAATGGGGATGTACTTAGGCATAAATGGAGCCGTGGCGATTTAGGAAGACTTGCTAGCGACGCTAAACGTGCCGGTGAGGATTATCTAAGACAATATCGTCATGAGTACGCTGAGCGTGAGTATATCTTCTCTGGTGATTATCCGTCTAAAAGCAAAGCTGAGTATGATTATATAAAGATTAGTGATCTATTCACTCGTGGTGGTGGTTTTATCCCCAAGGATGAGGATAATGCCAATAAGAAGATAACGTTTACTATATCTCCTATAGGTGATGGCAATTATCAGATCATTGGTAATAATGGAGGTGATGGAAGATCTGTTGTTGAGGTAAGTGAGGCAGATTTAGCCGCCAATGACCTTACTTTTTATAAGGAGGATGTAAGTATCCCATCCGAGACCTACGATTCTGGCGTCGTGCCTATATCATTCGCCAGTTCAAGTGATAACGCTTATGGCAAGATGGCTAACGCTTTACAGGTAGGGCCGGTGGCTTATGCTAGTGGGGCTAAGGATATGACAATGTCTTATATAGATATGTTTACCAATGTCAATGATGGTAATATCAGAAAGAACCAGATGTTGATCGCCACTGATGTGTTGTTTGACAATACTTCTATGTATGAGCTTCGGGCTTCTGGATATAAGTATAATAACGGTTCTTCCGGCATAAATGTTGATATATACAGGAAGGGCGGAGTAGCGAATGGCAGTACTCCATTATATTCCATTGATCTGGATGGCGTTAACTATGCTGATGAGGTAGCAAGGAAGATCGACTTCTGCCCGCAGTATTATTTGGTCATGGCATGGCAACAGATACTTAGCAAGGAGAATGAGGTGTATTGGAGGAGCGAGGGAAGATCTACTACTGATGATTTCGAGAGCTTCATCTCGCCCATAGCTGATATGATTGATCAGGAGATAAGAAACAGGAATAACGGAAATAGTGGAAATAATGGAAACAATGGAAATCTATAATAATACCTCTAACGGAAAGGATCTTGCCGAGAAGTACAGATATCCTACCATAAACGTAGATAATATAAAGGCTATTGGTACGGATCCCTATGATATGCCGGATCGTGACCTGCCTCCGGTATTGGATCCGTATTCCGCTTCCGAGAGATCAAAGTCCCAGATACCGTCATTATCAGAGAGGATCAAGAATACGGTAAAGACTAATTATTATGATAACATGAAGCATATGTCCCCTTTGGGATATATGGCGTCTGATCAGAGCTATAAGGGTAGGTTTAATCTTACTGGACCGGAGATATCGTTAGAGGATTCAAGATATCGATTAAGTAGTGGAACGTGGATACCCAAATACGAGTCCTATATACCCGGTGTAGATAATGATACACGTCTATCAAAAACCCAGAGTAGGACTGAGAAATGGATGAGGGGATTGGGTAAGCTTGCCGGAAAAACCGCCTTGTACGGATTAGGAGGCGTTATCCAGCCTTTTTATGGTATTTATGCCGGAGTATCCAAAGGTAATTTCAATGCTGTTTTTGATAATGATTTCACTAGATGGTTAGATGATCAGGATAAGAAGATGGATTATGGTCTAGCTCATTATTATAATCGAGAGGAGCGGGACATGAACTTTCTTCAAAGTATGACTACGGCTAACTTCTGGTCTAATGACTTTCTGTCGGGTCTGGCTTTTACCGCTGGCGCCATGTTATCATCCGCCGTATATTCCGGGGCCGGTCTGATGAACCTTGCTCGTACCGGAGCTAGGGCTGGGGTGGCTTTAGCTAGGATAGGCAAGGCCGCTTCGGACACCAAGAAAGCATTCGGAGCTTACCTTAGGGCCGCCCGTATAGGGCAGAGGGTAGGCAAGGGGCTGGATGCCGCCCTATTTCTTGGTACGTCTACCTCATGGGAAGCTTCAGTGGAAGCCAGAAGTATGTTGATGGAGGCCGAGGAGAATTTCAGGCAATCTTATCGTAACGCTTACGGGAGGGAAGTCCCGTATGAGGAGCTTATGAGGTTCAGGGCTGACAATGCCAATGCCGCTAACGCCGTATTCGCCGCAAACGTCGGCATATTGTCATTATCCAACATAGCTATGTTCGGTGATATGTTTGGTATGGAGCTGGGTGTAGACAAGTTCATAAAACGCAATATATTTGGCGTAGGAGCCGAGAGAATGGACAACGGTGCACTAAGGGCTATAACACCAAAGAAATGGCAGAAAATAGCTGGTAATACGTTTAATATCATCAAGCGACCGGTATCTGAGGGTTTGTTCGAGGAAGGTCTTCAAGGTGTGTCCAGCAAGTCCGCGGAGGATTGGGTGGAATCAAGATACAATCCCATGGCTATTCGCCAGAATATAGGTTATATGGAGGCTATAAAGAACGGATTCAAGGAGACTTACGGATCTAATCAGGGATGGAAGGAAATCGGCATCGGTATGATTATTGGATCGTTTATGGGAGGAAAAACTATTGGTGGTATAAAGGAATGGAGCCAAGACATGTCCCGGAACAAGGGGATGGTGGAGGCTTACAACACCAATGCCGGCGCCTTGACTACCGCCGCTATCCGTGCTATTCGTGGCAGTATGGCTCTGAACGCTCAATTATCAGGCTTAAGTACGGATAATAACGCTGACGATATACCTAATTCTAGAATCGTAGATAAGACTTTTAGTGATGCCGTATTCAACCGTCTTCGTTATGATCAGGGAATGGGGATGTTAGATGATACTAAGGAGAATTTCAAGACAGTCATCGAGTCTATACCTAATAGCGATATAGCCTCCGATATGAATATGACAGATGAGCAGGTAAATGAGTATAAGTCCAACCTTATCAGTGAGTTCAATAAGAAGGTTGATAATTTTACTATGGCCAGCAGATTTGCCGACTCCCTTACCGATGGTATATCCAATAGATCATTTAACACCTACATCTCTAACATGGCTTATAACGGTCTTGAGGCTAAGGATAATTTGGATGATATCGCTAATCAGTTAGGAAGGATATACAATACGGATATAGGCCCCGCTTTAGATATATATTCTCGTCTTAATCCTGATTCGAGTAGGGATCTTGAGAAACTTAGGAAGCTTACAGATGATATACGGAAGATGGAGAATAATGTTTTGAAGCTTCAGCAGAGTGTCACGTCTAAAGAAGCTCTTGAGTCTGATAAGGTCAAGTTCGCCAAGGAGAATGATAGACTTCTTAAATTGACGGAGGATAGAATTGCTTTGGAGAGGAGATTAGCTACGTTAGTTAACTCAGAGACAGATATATCTAAGCTGTTATTAAACAGGAATGAATCAAGGATCAGTGCCGCCGATCTTATGGCAGCTTATGAGACTATAGTTGGTTTTGAGAATGCCGTATCTATCCGTGGGGTTGATAATCATAAGGAGGCTATGGCGTTGCTTAGCGAGTATCGTCATAATCTTGTGGCTTATAAGAATATAAACGAGTCACTTCGTCGTATGCGTGACAGAAGATTCATCCGGGCGCAGGAGCGCGGGTTCATGAAGATATTATCGAACGCATGGGGGAAGACTTATGAGGAGGATGACAGCAAGTATGATTTCAGGAATACCGATGATCCTGATGCTAATTCCCTTTATGCCAATGATCAGGCCATAGATAAGGCTTATCAAGATGGTCTTATAGGGGAGGATGAGGCATTTATGTTCAAGACATATAATCATATGATAGCCAGATCTATGGAGAATGAGATCAAGGCTGATGAGGGAGGTATCGTTGAGAATGTACCTGATAATGAGGATATCATAAATCCTTCTGATGATAGAATCAATAATATAGCTATAAAGATATGGAACGGTAATGAGGATATCTTATCTCCTAGGGAGAGGCAGATATATGATAATAATAAGGATCGTATCAATGATCTTGTAAATGGGTTTGGCGATAATCCTATAGCTAGGCTTAATAAGATTAGGTCAATGATAGATAGGTTAAATACCAACGATAACGTCTTAAATAACATCAGAGATACTATTGATGATATCATAGATATAAACATTAATGGTCTTGATCAGGATCAGGTTAAGGGGGCTATACAGACTTACAATGATCTTATGAATGATATTGACAACGGGAATGAAGTTGATCAGGATAAACTTAATGAGGCTATTGATATTATCAATAATTATTCTGATGATCCTCTTCTTCAATTCGTGGAATGGATGAGGCTGTATAATAATGGAAGTATGGTTGTCAAGGATTACGATAAGTCTATACCTATGGGTGATGTTCTCACGGAGAGCGAACCCGGGACATCCACCGGCAGGACGGAGGTCAACGCCGCCCAGAATCCGGTGGTGTTGATGGCTCAAAAGAGGGAGATCGGTGGGGTCATGTATTATGAGGTAGGAGGAATGAGGCTTGACAGGTTTATGGCGGGATCCGGGCTTAAGGCTCTCGTCACGCCCGGTGAATATATTATGGATGATAAGATGGTGATGGATTTTACTGATGGGACGAACATGTTCAGCGTTATTGAGTCCAAGAATCATTCAAGATGGATGATTAGTGAGGATGACGCTCAGGCTTTCGAGAACGCTACCGGTGTCATACTGGGGCGGCAGACCGCCTTATCGACCTCCAATTGGTTCATGGTGTATCGCAAGGGGCGGGATGGGTCTATTGTCCCTTATTATACGGGTGATACGTTTGGATCTAACAACGAGTCGGTGAATCAGGAAGCAGCGGCTAGCCTCCGCAAGGGTGATATGGTAAGGTTTAAGATGGATATGTCAGATCCATATACCAAGGAATTGTATGATAAATACAATAGCCTTAACGCCGTTGACCCTAATTCTGATGAGACTAAGTCGGCTTACAGAGAGCTGGTTGATAATATGGTTATTAAGATCGTGGATAGTGATGGTAATTTTGTCTCGGTGCTAAAAGCCAATGATCCAGACTCAAAAGGGAGTAACGCTGATTTAAGGAGTATGGCCTTTGAGTTGTATAGGGATAATATAGGATCTGTTACTGGCGAGATTGATATACCGTTCGTAGGTACAGTTACCAGTGTTTTGCCGGGAAGACCTAATTTTAGCATAAGTGATGATAATGGGACGTTGATGGTATCCGAGAATGATTTTACCAACGAGACGGTTGGTAAAGTCGAGAGCGTAGGATATATAGAGAATGGGGAGGTTACGATGAAGGATAATATTAGGTATAACATATTCCCGTTCTGTACGGCTATCGTCAGGGACAAATATGGTAATTATAAAAATTCACGTATCCCGGTCGTAGCTATAAAGACAGGAAATGGAAGAAATTACCTGTACCCCGTAAGATTGAAAAATCAGGATATATCGTCATTTTCATCCATGATCGGATCGATGGTCGATAGGATTACGGAGGGTCTAGGCGGAGGCGTAAGTATTGATGATATAATGGATCTTAATAACGCTATAGCCAGATCCGGGTTGGATAATAAGACATATATGATTCCGCTGGCGGGAGATGTGGATGTTATCAAAGGCCGGCTTGAAGCTGTCAAGGAAGCGGTTAGCAGGATGCCTATGACCGCTGATGTAAGAGGATGGATAGGTGATTCCAGAACTAAGGAGGATATTTTGATGAATGATGTTACGATCAACATTGATCTTAACAACGATCCTTTCATAGCTCCTAAGTTTAGGATGAGTATCAAGGAGAACAAGGTATCCAAGGAGGAGACGGAAGTCTCGTTCCCTAACCTGCCGGATCTGCCATCGGAGTTCGCCTCGCCTACGAAGGCGGCCGAGGACAAGTCTTTGGTTTCCGACGGAAATGTCGTATCTGGAGAAAAAGAGGCGGAGGATCCTTGCTAGATAAAATATCTTGACTTATCTTTGCGGCGTCAGTCCATCACCTGACGAGTAAGATATTTAAAAGTTGGTCCCTGTCGGGTGTGTGATGGCCCCGGTGGGGACTTTTTTAGTAGATGCAACTAGACGCTTTTTTACACCGGAAAATTATGCAAGACCTACGCATCCAGCGAGTGAAGGTCTTGATGATGTTATACACCAGTAACTATTTTGTCAAGGTCAGACAAAAGCAGTTGCTTGATCATACATACTCATTAAGCAGGGATCAGGCTTTTGATTATATGACTGAGTTCAATAAAAGGCTTAGTGATAAGGTTGGTATAGAATGTACGATGGATATTCTTCTGCCTACCGATGATGATAACGCTAATATCATAATCGAGTACAATGGCATCATTAAGAAGTTGATGAGGGAAGCCGAGAAGCTGGAACTTGATACTGATGCTATCAAAGCCATGATGCGTGATCTTCTTGATGAGTTGAAGGATGATATTGATCTTAATATCCTGATATTTGACGTAACCCAGTTACTTATAAAATATAATCTATTTAGGTTGGATGCCATAACCGAGCAGGAGTTCAAGAACTCTTTTGTCAGAATGGATAGTAGGAATATGGAGATAAAGAAACTAACTTTATCTGATATCAAGGAGGTGGTAACAATGATAGAGGATAGATATAGCTATGCTTTATATATGACAGAGGAATGTGACTGATTACATTTTGGGCTTTAGTAAACAGTGATCAGTTTATGCAAGGTATTGATTATGAGATTTTAGCCACAAATGGTGAAAATACGACAGTTTTATGGAGCTAACACCGTCTATGTGACCCATAAAGGATTTCAGTGGATTGTGTCGTAGATCGGATAAAGATATTTTTCGCTAAACGATAAATTCCATTTTTTTTGTAATTTAGGATTGAGTTTTTGCCTGTCCGTGAGGATCGGCAAAACGATTTGTACTTTTTCAGTAGAAACATAAGATTTGTTACAATGTTGTTATTTTGGTATCCCGCCCGCTCGTGAGAGTAGACGGGATTTTCTATCTTTGTGTCAAAACGATTTAGTAATGGGACGATCTTGTTATGTTATAAAAAATAAGGAGGGTAGGGTAGATAATGTCCTTGCCCCGAACGACCAACCATCCGGATTATACCAAAGGGCGATGGAGGTGCTTGGCGACCAGAAGCAGGCCTTATCGGTCTGGGGTACGGCCTACTCCCCCGACTTCGTGTCCTTCTTTGGCGATTGGATGTCCATGCCATCAGAATACGACTTAGATAGCAATGGGGAGCCTAAGTATGATGATGTCATGTCCTTTATCAAACAAAAGAATTATGCTGTGGGTAATTTCATGGCTGGCGAGGTTAAGGATATTAATAATACCCTTACTTCCTTGGGCGTCGATAATATCAATGATCTTAATGATATGATCGTATCTAATTTCCTTTCAGGCGGTGATATATTCCTCAATAGGTACAATCTTGAGCGATCGGGGATGTATGACGCTGATGAGATTGATAATATCATGACTAACCGATCGGAGTATGATCGGGTAAGGGGTATGATGAGGAGGATTGTCGATTTTATGTCTGACGGGGATCTTAATGAGAAGGATATGTATTTCCTGTCCTCCGAGTCGGGCCTTGGTGATGATTATATGATATATGAGGATACATATGACTCGTTAGGAAAGAGAAGGGGCTTGAATCCAATAGAGGTAAGGGATACGATCATGAGGGCGGTAGGCGGTATCAGCGACCGCCGGGAGTTCGATCAGGCTTTCGCCTCCATCCCATACCCTTCCTTGGCACTCCGGTATCAGGAGGATCAGGATTACGCAGATCGGATGTATGACACGTATCGTAATATGACCCGTATGGAGGTTCGGAGTCAGGACGGAAATACGATTACCGACTCGTACTTCAATAGTACCACACCGTATATCAGTATGCCTAAGGATATGAAGGGTCTAAGGGATAAGGTTGGGGAGATAATCGATATGGATGATTTTAAGGACATCAAGGACGTTGCCGGACGTCTATATGACATAGCTATGGATCTTGCCGACATTGGCGTGGATATAAGCGAGGCGATCAGCGATGAGATGGTTATATCCAGACCGGAGGATATCCGTGATCTTATGGCGTCGCTGGATGTCATGTTATCTTCCATACAGGCCGGCAATTCGGTATACGATAGCTTTATCTCCGATCTTGATAGGATAACAGGAAAAGGGAATCCGATATACGAGGTTCAGGATACTTATTCTACCGGTGATAGGATGGTGTATGTAAGGTCCGGGAATACATCCCCTTCCGATATGTATGATAGGAGCATGTTGTATATGGGTAGGAATACGTACCACAACACAGCCCCGATAACCGACACCGATCAGGCCTATGAGATGTTGGCCGATATCGGGATAGAGCGGCCCTCGTACTTGCCGGCTGGCGTGGTTCCTGCCGGGGCTTCTCGATCCGATATTGACGTGATCAAGGATAACATAAAGAAGCTAGTTATGTCCAACATCTCATCCTCGAATACTGAGAACATGATCCTTACCAGATTAATATATCAGCATCCCGTAACCCCTAAGATGGATGATGTCGATATTGATCGGGAGTTCAGGAGATACGAGGCTAGACAGGGGAAGGATCGGGATTTTACCAAATCCTGTACATCGTTGAGGAAGATCCAGATCAAGGAAAGGTTAAAAAAATCGGATTTATATAATAATGTCTTACGTTTCCTTGATTTTAATGGATTTTATAATGTATCTTTGAACCACCATGACAGAAGTACGTTAAAAAGCATGGAGATGTCGTTGCCGGAAGGTCAGGTAAGGGATCTTCTGTTTGACGTGGCTATCGAGTCCGGTGACAGTAGCATGAGAAACCTTTTCTATCTGGATAGACAGGATAGGATGATGGATGCCGGGTTTTATAGGTATCTGTACCAAAGGAATCCGGGCCTGCTACGGGAGGTCAACGGCGGCGTCGAGGCGAGACCGGACGGTTCGTTCTTGGCTCGTGGAAGGTATGATGATTTCGTGTCGTTCCAATCCGGCTTATATGAGAAGATAGGTGAGACGGTTGATGGATCAATATATAGGTTCGTCGATGATCTTATATACTCCGATCCATCATCATATCAAGAAAGCGTGGTACGAAGGATGGGTGATGTTACGGTAAGGAGTGACGATAACCGCCTGTCAAGGATAGAGGATAATCCTTCATCCAGTAAGATAGTTAATGAATACACTGCTAATACAAATAAGTTGATGCGAGATTTTTCGTGTAGTTAATCTCTCTTTGACGTCGTGAGACGTTTTCTTTCGAGCATTGAAACATTGGATTTTATAGATTTGCGATGAATCCGGGTCGTAGTGATACGCTCCGGATTTTTTTGTCTTGTATCGGTTCTTATTAATCCCATTTACAAGACATGACGTACTTTGATGATGACACATATCACGATTTTAGGGCTGTTAATTTTTGAACTTTGTAACGCCCGCCATCAGGTGGGGTTATTATTAATTCAAAAATAAATAGACATGGGTACAAGTGGAGACAAAATCGTTTTGTTAGACGGTATGGGTTCCGGTAGTGGAAGCGCCACTAACGGTTTATTATCTATGATTCCGGGGATGTTCGCCAATTTAATAGGCGGAAATAAGATGGATCCGAACTTGGTAGCGGCTTTGATGAACGGTCGTAACAACCAAGACGGTTTCGGCGGGGCTAACGGTTGGTGGTTGTGGATCATTGTCCTGTTCTGGTTATGGGGCGGACGTGGTTTCGGAAATGGTTTTGGTGGTAATGGAAATGATTGTTGCGCTAACGGTCTTCCGGCTCAATTGAACAACGACTATGGCCGTGAGCTACTGATGCAGGCCATCCAAGGTAATAGAAGCGCTATCGAGCAGATCGCTAACGCCTTGAACTGTACTACCACTCAATTGCAAAGCGCTATCTGTAACGTACAAGGCGCTATCGATAAGGTAGCTGGTCAGGTAGGTATGACCTCTCAGGCTGTTATTAACGCCGTACAGCAACAAGGTTGTGAGATCGGTAATCAAATTAGCTCTTGCTGCTGCAATTTGAGTTCTTTGATCAACCAAAGCACGTGCGCTACTCAAAATATGATAACGCAGCAAGGCTTTGACAATCAATTACGGACGTTAGAGCAAACCAATGTTCTTCAGAGTAACATCAACCAAGGATTGACAAACAATCGTGAGCAGGCTACTACGCAGTTCAATATCTTGAGCGCTAAGATTGATGCTCAAACAACCTTGATTAATGATAAATTCTGTCAATTGGAAATGCGTGAGATGCAGAATACGATCAATCAGTTGCGTGATGAAAGGTCGGCTTACCAAGCCTCCGCGTTGACTCAGCAACAGACTCAGAATTTGATCAACCAGTTGAGACCTACCCCTGTGCCGGCTTATCCTTCATGCTCTCCTTACCAGACTTATGGATGGGGTCAAGCATTTTATGGAGGTAATTACGGATGTGGGTGCAACAATGGATGCTGCAACAACGGAAACGCCGCTATTTAACTCTATAAAGGAAGGAGGCTATTATGGCTTGTGTTTCTAAAATAGGGTCTCTTTATGAGTTGGTCACGAAGAACGTGGTAGTGACTACTACCAACACCATCTTCGGCATCAACCCAAGGATATGGCTGTCCTTGCCATGCGAGGGCCTTCTGCTGCTGAAAATCCGGCAGGTGGTTCCGACAACAGGCGAGACATTGCCAGTACAGATAGCTGTCCCAGCGAATAGCACCGTATCCACGGTAGGTGATGACACATGCTGCCCGGTAACCGGCGTGGCTGTGGTGAACCCGATCAACGTGGCTGTGACCGGAGCGGCTATGGTTAACAACACCGAACGCCTTGTTTATTTCAATAAGGTAAGGGGTGTATTGAGGCTCATGGATTGCTGTGTGCCTACAACTTCCGCCTCGGCGTCGGAGACGACTGTTGATGAGGAATAGGTTAGATTGGATGTCTAATGGGAGGGTATTCCCTCCCGCTTAAAAATCGAGATATGTTTAGAGACTTAAAGAAAGGATTTCAAGTATATACGCTGGATACGTCCGATGTTCCGGTGTTCAGGATGGGGAATGTGGTTAACGTGTCCGAGCCTAGGTTCCAGCAACCCCAGATGGGTCAGATGGGGCAATATCAGCAACTACAGGATAGGGTGATAGACCTTACCGTGGAGATAAACGGGTCTTCCATGACCTATGTCGTACCGGAGAGCAGGGATGTCGCTATGTCCAATAACATAACTTTGGCCTGCTCGGTCGATCCGATCATGAACCAGCTTAACGCCGCTAAGAGAACCAGCTCCGATATTCTCGATAGTATCGATAAGCATAGGAGGACACTAGAGGCTTGTGATTCGATCCTTGAGGAAATCAATCCGGCTTTTAAGCAGACTAAGGATCAAGACCGGAAGATCAAGAATCTTGAGGAGAAAGTCGATAGGATGGGATCCTCTTTCGATGAGCTAAAAGAGTTGTTAATTAAAAAATTAGGTTAAGATGAGAGTTATAGATTTAGGCGGCGGCCACGATGAGGACTACGATGATGAGATCTACGATCGTAGAGGCGGCCGTGGACGTAGCAGACGTTCGGATGGGACTTACATGGGTTATGGTGGTGGAATATACGACCACTATGGCAAGGAGCATGACGGCAGAATGGATGAGCTAGAACGCCGTGAGCGTGATCTTGAAAGACGCGAGAGGGAGCTGGAACGTGACGAGCGTGAGCTTGAGAAACGCGAGAGACTCCATGAACGTGAGGACGAGATGTATCGCAGGGGATGGTTCGGTGAGCGTGGCATCCGTGACGAGTACGAAGGTACCGAACCGTATATGCGCAGGGGACGCAGGAGTCGTTACTACTGAGGAGCAGACGCCGATGACCCGGATTATAAGCGGTATATAGACACCCATGGATATCACTTTTCCAAGGAGCTGGCTAGGGAAGCCGCTGACAAGATGCTTAACGCCGACGGGTCCAAGAGAAGATGGACGATGGAGGACGCTAAGCAGATGTTCGATAAATGCGGGGCCAAGAAACCTGATAACGCCACTTGGGGAGATATCCAATATCTGTTCGCTATGTTCTATAGCGACTACTTTCCTAAGGTATTGGATTGCGACCAGAAAATAGTCAAGGCTGTCTTGGCTTATCTGGAAGACCCTGACGCCCCGGAAGGGACGGCGTTCGTAAGGTATCTGGCGGTGCGGTGCTTCGTCGGTGACACAATCAAATGGAGTGATATGATTTAGTTTGATACAACGTTGGAGAACCCTGTCGGCAATAGAATACCGATAGGGTTTCTTTTTGACCGTAGCTTTATTATGATTACATTTGTTCGAGGTAGATCTTTTGTTCATAGGAAGGGTGGGCGGGAATGAAAAAAGGATATCCTCACGGACACCCTTTCCCCTTGGTTGAAAATTACCTAAAAACCTTATGAGTTACTACTTTTTCGCAAATATAATTATTAAATCGCAAACAGCAATGGGTAAGGGGTATTACTGGATAGAACCTGTGGATCAAACGTTAAACGATTCCCAGTTTTATAAGGCTCGTATCGTGGGTGATCCTGAATATGACGAGAAGCATCATCGTGTTATATTAAGGACGGATAAGTACTTCCCTGTAGGGAGTATCTTCCATGTCTTGAAAGACTCGGAGATGTTCGTTATAGAGAGGAAATTCAAGACATGGGGGAATAAGTATGTCATTAAGCCTTGCGAGGGTGAATGGGAATGGGGGTCTGTCCAGAAGCTGAAAGACAAGGCTATTATATTCCGTAGCGGATTCCTGCATGGGGATGGTGGTTTCTAACACTACCCGTATCTCCCCCCCCCTATATTTCTTGGTGTGTATGTATATAGCTATATTTGAGCAAAAATAATTATGATATGGAAGATTTTCAAGGTAAATATAATGGCAAGCAGATAGAGCAGCTTTTGGATAAGGCTAATGATATTGATCTTTCCAAATACGCTCTTAAGACGGATAACGCTCCTACCGCCACAAAATTACAGGCAGCTAGGACTATAGTGCTGTCCGGGGCTGTTAGCGGTAGTGTCTCATCGGACTTTGGAAGTAATGTTACTATCTCCACGACATTGTCGAACTTCGACGCCTCTAAGATCACGTCCGGTACCATTGATATAGACAGGTTGCCTAAAGCAGCCTTAGAGAGAATGGTCGTGGTTGCTGATGATACGGCAAGGTTTAAACTTACTACAGCCACGGCTCAGGTCGGGGACACGGTTAAGGTAACGGCCACGAATAAGATGTATCTGGTCAAGGATGATAGTAAGTTGAATACCGAGGATGGTTACGAGCCTTATACGGCAAGTTCGGCGTCATCTGTGCCATGGTCTGGAGTGACCGGCAAACCTAGCACCTTCGCTCCACCTACGGCGGCGGCCTCCACCTTAGGTGGCGTAAAGGTAGGATACACGACTTCTGGCAAGAACTATAAGTTACAGGTTGACGCTTCTGGTAACGCTTTTGTTAATGTTCCATGGACAGATAATAATACGACCTATAATCAGGCCACGGCTGACACTTTAGGATTGGTTAAGATCGGTTATACCTCTAGTGGGAAGAACTATGCCGTATCCTTGGACTCTAATGGGAAGATGTATGTGAATGTCCCTTGGACTGATAATAACACGACTTATGCTCAAGCCACGAGCGATAATCTAGGTCTTGTTAAGATTGGATACTCTACCAATGGCAAGAACTATCCCGTTGCTCTTGACGGTAGTGGTAAGATGTACGTGAACGTCCCGTGGACGGATACCAACACCACATATTCCAATATGGGGGCGGCAACCTCCTCTACTGCGGGAAAGGCCGGTTTGGTTCCCGTCCCAGCCGCAGGTAAACAAGCCTCTTTTTTACGTGGTGATGGCACGTGGGTTGTCCCTACTAATACTACATACGCCAAGGCCAATACATCGACCCTTGGGCTGGTAATGATTGGATATGCGGAGAATGGCAAGAATTATCCGGTAGAACTGGACGGTAGCGGAAAGATGTATGTCAATGTGCCTTGGACAGACACTAATACGACGTATGGTGTTGTAGGAGCTAATGGGTCTACAGGTCTGGTAAAGAACGGGAGTACGGTAACCAGCGCTTCTGGCTATACCGCCTGTCCTATTGTCAGTGGTGTCCCTTATTATAAAGACACTAATACCACTTACGCCAATATGAAGGCAGCTACGGCTTCAGCGGCTGGTGCTGCGGGATTGGTACCGGCCCCCGCTGCGGGCAAACAGACGTCTTTTCTTCGTGGTGACGGAACATGGGTCGTACCTACCAATACCACATACGGATTGGCCTCTACTACAGCTAACGGCTTGTTGAGACAGCTTAATGGTAGTACATCCAGTTTCATGCGTGGAGATGGCACTTGGGCCACACCTCCTAACACGACATACGCCGTAGCCAACGAGTCTACTAACGGGTTGATGGCGGCGGCTGATAAGAAGACCGTGAATAGGCTTATAGGAGTTAATACGGTCACGACATTAGCCAACCTGCCTATTAGCAAGAGAAGTATCACGGCTACGTTATCAGCCGCTACCACCCTATCCGTGCAGTCAGGCATGCAGATAGGAGAGGAGCTGATGATCAGATGCGTCCCGTCGGCAGTGTTTACACAGGCTATACCAAACTCTGGAGCTTATGTAAGCATGAGTGGTACTTCTATAACCACTACGGCTAACAAGCCTTTCGAGATAAATATCTGGTGTTACGCTTCAGGTAAGTATAGCATCGCCGTTAAAGAACAAGATTAAAGAATAGATTATGGCATATACATATATAAACAGGGAAATATATCCCAATATGTTGGTTTTAGACGAACCTCTTGATGATAATTACGCTAAGGGTAATAGCTATGATGATTATATTAATGGCAATCCGATTCCATGGATAGAGCTGGGAGAGGAGCAATTGGCGTTCAAGGAAGCTAATCCTAAAGCCACGGTTAAGGAGATCATTGAGGCTAGGTTAGATGAGTCGAGGATTCTTAACGAGGAGAAATCAGCTAAATATGAGGAGCTGAGATCTTATGAGACTGAAAATCTCCATGAGTTTTTCTTGGATGATCAAGATATTTATATTCCTGAATATGACAGACGTAACGCTTTGGCTGATGGGGCTATAGTCGGTAAGATAACGATTATGGGCCTGGAGTTCGATATGACGGAAGGCAAGATCTTGATCGGGATGATGGATAAGTACGATAACGATCTGACAACGGCGTTAGGGGACAAGCAAAAGCAGATCAGTATAGCCACTACCGTAGAACAGGTGAGAGCTGTCGATGTTCAGTCCGGCTATCCTGATAAGGTAAGTGTTACCACGGCGTACATCCAGCAACAGGCGAAGGAGAAGGATGCTCTCGATCCTCAAAAAGTAGCTGTCGAGTTTTCTAGGATGTTGGTTAATGACAAATCTTTATCCTTATCATCCAACGAGAAATTGGATGTTAAGGTCCTATTTCCTATATGGGGACAAGAAGGAGCGGAGTTCGGGCTATCCGTGGATACCGGATTTTGTCTTAGGGTAGTTAAGGAGGATACGGATATCCTTTACGAGGTTATCCAGCCTCATACGTTATCGTCAGAATGGGAGCCTGGACTCAGTACGGCCTCCTTATATAAGGTTGTTGACAAGGAGCATGTCGGGACTATAGGTGATCCTATCCCGTATTTCCCTCCAATGGAGATATTCAAGGATAAATATTACATCCAGAACGCTGATGTGTATAAGTGTACTAGGGATAGCGGAACTCCTCTCAGCCATAATCTACAGGATTTAATAGGTCTGTACGTGGAGCGGGTGTAGCCGTAGTGCGATCTATCCCCCCCCCATATTTTATGGCTAACATTATATAAGTTATTTTTGGCATAATAAAAGGACATTTATAAATATATTTAAGTATGGCATCACAAAAATTCGGTTTCGTAACCGTAGACCCGGTATCAGGATCAGGAGATCAAGCGGTTAATTTCTCCGGTGATAAACACACCGGTCGTCTTCAACGCACTATCAACCTTACGGTCACCACGAACGGCGGGGCTAAGAAGGCGTTGGTAGTTAATCAGGCAGCGGCTGCTGAGGTGGTAAGATCAGACAGCCCTAACGCTTCCGTACAAAAGACAGGTGGTAATGTTACCATCACCGGTAAGTCTAACAGTACTAAGCTTACGTTCGCGGTCACGCCGGCTGAGGAGAACGGGCTTACGTTACAGCTCCCGGATAACTACACGGCGGCTGGAAAGACTACGGCTAACGGAGCGATTATCGCCGACGATCCCGGAGCCGCTGGCGAGTTCGTTTGGAGCATCACGATCTCGGACGTACCGGCCAACGTCACGATCGAGGAACTGACAGCTACATTGAAGGTAACTGCCGCTGGTGGCCAGACAGCTAACGTGACGGTAACGCAAGCCGCTGGAGACTCTACTATCGAGCTTGACAAGGAGACTATTAACTTGGATGTAAATGGTACTCAACAGACGGTTAACGTAACATCTAATGACAGCTGGACATGGACGCAAGCTGCGGCTAGAACCGTATTGAGAATGATGGGACGATAATCAGTTTCTTTTCGCTTACTCAGACCCCGATCGACTAAAGCCGGTTGGGGTTTATTTGTTTTGCTATCTTTGCAATAGAACAAAAATAATACAACTATGGCTAATGATTTGAATATTAATTGGAAGGACGGGGTAGGTGAGGTAACGGACCAGCCTCTGACCGTCAGCCCGGGAGCCGGGAGTGGGGATGCGGCGGTTTCCTTTGGCTCGGTAATGAATAAAGGACTTGACCGTACCCTTGAGTTGGAGATAACAACCCCCAAAGGCGTTAAGAAGACGCTCACGGTGAATCAGGAGGGATGTAGGCAGGCTTATATCACGAGCGACGGCAAACGATGGCTGACTAGCGACAATCAGGTTTATGGCGTATTGAAATCAGACGCCCCGTGCGAATGTACCGATACGTGTCGTGAATGTACGCTTATTGGATTTGATTATGCCGGGGTGATAAGTGAATCCGGTAACGACCATATATTGATAAGGCCGTTGCCTGACAACCCCACAAAAACGACAGTTATCAAATATTCTAAAGACATCTCCACGTTCAGGGATGCCGATAAACCCTTTGATAGTCCCGATTCATCCAATAAATGCAGGTGGAATAACGTGACGCACGTAACATTGACCAACAGGGCTTATATATACTCAAGACCTCAATTGACTCCACACGAGGTTCAATACGCCCAGGCGGAGTATTCCAGCATGCAAGGGGAGTATGTAAATAAGATAGAGCTATTGATAGTTCCTGGGACTTTCAATATATCCGTTCCGGCTATTTATTCCTTGACATCTCCTGATAGCAGGGGAAGAATGGATATAGTATTAGCCGAGAATGGCAATGACGAGAATATATCGTATGATATATCCAATTACAATGATGTCCTTTACGGACTCAATAAACTAGCGCAATGCGTGTTGGTCAATAAAACCAGAACCTCTTTATCTATAAGGTATAAGGATACGGAGGAAGTGGTTACCGTAAATAATGGGGTATCATATTCCCTAGATACGTATATAAGGGAGGATAATTCTACCGATCATGGTAAATTCAGGGATATTGAGATACTTCCTATAGGATAATGATATTATCCTTTGTTTTTACAAATTTTGTAATTATTTTTGTGCCGGATGTCCATCACCATCCAAATCCTGCTAATTTATTATACGAGAGGCGGTGTATGTGATGGTACGCCAGCCTCTCTTATTTTTATCATGGAGAAGAAATTAAATGTTTTCGATGTTAAGATTCCTGATGGCGGACAAATCAGTTGTCTACAGATTGATAAGGTTACTTATTTTGATCTTGAGTCTATATGTAAGTTATGTTTTGATACATACGATCTACATGACGTGGCTGACACTAAGGTGATGAGCGAGTTCCTTCACCGTGAGGGCGGTCGTTTCTGGACTACCTTGGATGGCGTAAGGCAATTATATAGGAGGGTCGAGTGCAAGATGTGTTTCGAGGTAATTGAAAAGCTAAGGGAGTTATGATGAAATTATTGCTGGTGGATGTTTATGAGTTCAAGACAGACCCATATGGTTTGGATAGATTCGGGAGTAAGATAAAGAATTATGGTCTTAAGCTTATCCGTAAGAACATACCGTTCGGTGTTGAGTATTACATATTAAGAGGGGAGAACAAGATTCAGATATATGATAAGGATATCTTGGTAGTATTTCCAAGTTCTCATGTAAGACCTTCTTTTTGTAAGGTGGATTTCCATTATTTTGAGGTTTACAGACCTTCTATGTTTGAGGCTCTTCACAAAATAGCTATTGATTATGCCTTGGATTTGAGAAATGAGTTTAATGATATCGTTAACAAAAAAGATGATTATGAAGGAAAAGGAAAATAAGAAAGAGGTATTGGTGTATGAGTACGATCCCAAGATATACCCGAGGAAATTGTTCGTGATGAAAGGATGTGAGATCAAGGATATCAAGGAAAGATTCTCCACGAGGGATGACGAGGAGATCGAGACAGAGATCGAGAAGGGATCTGAGCCAGCGTTAAGGGTCTTCCCTATGGTAAAGATAAAGGATACCGGCGCTTATGGTGAGCTGGTTGTGGTCTTCGTGGAGCCTGAGTACGTGAGCTGCGGGATGATCTCCCATGAGGCCTTCCATGTGGCCATGGACATCCTTAGCGAACTAGGGGTCATGTTTCATGCCGACAATCAGGAACCCATAGCTTATATGGTCGAATGGGCGGCGGAATGCATCCATGACGTGATAACCGGGGAAGCGGATAAGGAGGATTGATATGGTACATACTTACAAATCCAAGGGGCTTACGAAAAGAGCCGTGAAGATCAATCTTGGTTATGATCCGGGAAATACGGGAAGGGTGTTTGGTTGCGAGACCAAGATGCTTTACGGCGGAGATCCGCCTCATTTGTTGGGCTTGATGATCACTGATTCTACTTGTACGTTCGTGGCTAAGGATGGGGATTATGTGGTGGAGGTAGATAGGGATGGTCCCGTGTTATGGGCGGTAAGAAAGGACGTTTTTGAGCGTCTGTTTAAGATCATTGGTTAGGTTGGGCCTGTCTGGTTGTTAGCTAGACAGGCTTTTTGTTTATCTTTGTCAAAAACATTTAGTTATGTCAAGTTGTGTCATTAAAAGAAATAAGGAGGGTAAGATAACCCGTGTCTTGACCCCTTCCGGAGAGGTATCCACCTTGTTCGATAAGATAGCGGGTATAGCCGCCGTAAGTGACCTTAATAAGGCCGCTGAGGCTTATATGACTATTTATAACGATAAGTTCAGATCCAAGTTCGGAGACTGGACGAGATCCGTGCCAAGGAATAAGGAGGCGGCCAGATCCATAAGCGCCAGACTTAGCTCCAGCGAGTGGGGGCAACTTATGTCAGCCAAGGTCCTGTCCGCCATAAGCGATATGGATGCCCCGGCGTTGGCCAGAAGTCTCGGGAATAGCGACAATGTCGTGGCTTATCTTACCTCCGGAGAGGTAGGTGATGTCAATGATATGGCTGTGGTAGATACATCTACGGTACAGGAGGTGGATCTGGATTCCATAAACGAGGATAATATTGGCGATACGATACTGAAAGAGGCGTCATGGGATGATATAAGGGCTATCAGGGAGAATATAGACATTAAGGAGACAGCCCGTATGTTATGGAAGGCCGTGGAAAGCGCTTTTACCGGGCAACGACCTAATATTAGGGTGAAAGGCGGAAGTATAGACGGGGAGATCATATTTTCTGGCAATGTCTTGCCGTTAAATAATATTGAGAATTATACTCCTCCATCTTCAAGATTGGTATATGATTCCGGTGAGCCTCGCCTGTTCTTTAGATCGGATGACGGCAAGATACACGAATCTTACGCCAACGCCATAAAAGGATCGTCCGGTGGGCGGGTCGAGGCCGGGTTCTTGGCCGGCAGTGTCGAGGAGAGCGACGTCCCGTCCGGTACGGCTGATATCTCCTTTGGCTCTTCCTCCATAACCCTTAATAACAGTGGGTCATTCATCCCGATCCTTGGTATTAGCTCAAACTCAGATGTAAGCACTCGTGGAGGGTTTGTTAATTACCTTATCAAGAAAGGTCTGTTGAGCGGGGAGCGTATAAGGCTAGGGGATAGGTATTATCTTACCGGTGCCGGCAATTCTGATGGTCTTAAGATCTATAACGCTATGGATGCCTTGTCTAGGCTAAGGAATAGGTTTGGAAGTCAGTCCTCCGAAATGAACGTATTGGGTTCTATAGGTTTTGATACGGAGGTAAGTAATGATCTTGATCTTATCACGACATCAGGGGATAAGGTTACGGTAAGCAGATCGGAGATCAAGGGCATGTTAAGGCAAGGTAAGTTTGAGGAGCTTAATAATAAGTATGATGGGTTCATGGAGCTAGCCTTGTCGTTGATGATGGAGGATAACGCCTTGTACGGAAGTAATGTCCGTGGGGTTATCGAGAATGAGAAGGCGGAGGATCTCCAGAATAGGACTGATATCACCAATATCTTATCCACGTTAGGTATCCGTGTGATGGGTATGTCTGAGTATATGGATAAGTATAAGATGCGTAATGGTGTCGAGCCTTCGGCTAGGGCATTGTCCGATATGGCCAATGGGGTTATCGCTTTGGCCGAGGGAGCTACGGTAGAGGATCTTAATGAGGAGGTGGCTCATTTCTTGATCGATACTTACCGTAACCAACAGGAGATTGACGAGGTTCTGGACTCTGTTGTCGGCACGCCATTATGGAATCAATTCGCCGGTCGTTACTATGAGGTGTATGGGAAGGAATACCAAGGGGAGGAACTGGATCGGATGGTGAAGCGGGAAATCCTAGGCAAGACGTTGGCCCAGCGGTTCGTCCCGGGTATGGAGCAGGCGGTGGAGGATCTGGCCTCGTCCGAGGATGCCCAGCTCTCCTTGTTTGGCAGGATAATCCGGGCTATACGGAATTTCTTCTCTACTCAAAGATCAGACTTGAATAAGGTTCTTGATAGGATAAAGGAGTCGGCGTTAGCTGATGATCCAAGCGCCTTTGACGTGCTTCTGTTAAAGGATAGCGACCATCTCATGTACTCATTATCGGATGTTGATGTGGCTAATAAGCTGATCAAGAACGGTAGGTCATTGGAAAGACTATATACCAGATTGCAGAGGATGAGGTCAAGCCAAAGCCAGAGGATCGGGGAAAGCATCTCCCTTCTACGTGATATAGGCGAGAAGGTAAGACAAGTCGGGGGTGAGCTAAATAAGAATAACAACCTATTATCCACCAAGAGCGTTATAGCTACAGCCAAGGCTGAGGTGGAGTATTTGGTCACTGTCGCCAGCAGCTTACGTAAGAGCGGGAAAGGATTGGATTATGAGACGATGCAGGTTATCGATAACGTATATGGGGAGATCGTGCCACTTGTCAGGAACCTTCGTGGATTCGTCAATAATCAGGCGGCTGATTATTATGGCAGCAATAAGGTTGGCATGGTAGAGGATATGGATGATATATTACGTATGGCTGAGACATCCATGTCAGATATAAACGCCCTTAAAAGTGATCGTAACGAGGATTGGCTGGATGGACAGCTTCGGATGTTCAATATCCCGGAAAGGTACTGGAATGGGATAAAGAAGTTGATAGATAACATCCATAAGGATATCAATGTCATGTCCCGGTTTTTCGGGACGTTAGAACATAGCGGTAACGCTATCCTAGGCATGTTAGGCCAACGTCTAGCCAAGGCTTATAACGACGCTCATGTTGAGGGTGTGGCTAATATCAATAAGATGACTAAGATGATGAAAGAGCGTGGATGGGGGATAAAGGATAATGAGGATCTTATACAGAAGATAAACGGTAAGAACTCGGATTACCTTGACTCGTCCCGTGATTTCGCCAAATACGATTTACTGCTCAGGACCGAGCAGGCTAAGGCTATTATCGATATATATGATCTTAAGAATGTTACGGGTAAGACCGAGAAACAACTTATCGACCTTCTTCTATCCGATAGAGGCCTTAAGGTGAAGACCCGTGACGACATAGTAGGATATGACGGGGATAAGCCTATTACGAAGGCCGTGTATCATGTATTCAAACCTACCATCCAGAATTTTGATATCTCGGACATGACGTTCGAGGATCAGCAACGGTATCTGGATACGATAAATAGGTGGTTGGATGAGAACCAAGAGAAACCTATGGTGCAGGCTTATTACGATAAGATCGAGAAAGTTAATAAGAAGGTCGAGGAAAGACTGGGTCGTAGGGTATCGCAAGCCACGTCCGATTTCATGACCCGTATCCGTAGAAGCCGGTATGTGGCTATGGATAAGTTTATTAAGAACAAGAAGGTCGATTGGGACGCTTTCCAATCTGACCCTATAGCTTGGAGATCTTATCTGGATATCCTTCGTGATAGGGCTATAGCCAAGAGCGAGTGGTATTCCGACGGGACACCAAAGGAAGCGGGGTCCGAGGCGTTGATGATGTCCGAGGAGATCAAGGCATGGGACGAGGCGTGGGCCGAGGAGTTCGGGAATACCAACGAGGGTCGTAAGGCTTCAGCCGAGTTTAAGGAGATACTGCGTGGGATAGAGCGGTCCGAGGGCGGTAAGGCAGCATTCGAGTTCCTGCTAGCCGGTGGTCATCTTGGCTTCTCCAAGGATATGTGGGGATCCGAGGAGGGTGATTATTACGAGAATCTGGTTGATAAGATCACGGAGCAATCTGTATCATCATCAAGGATAGAGAAGGTAGAGGAGGCGATGGCAACAATAAATGAGATTAACGATCAGTTAAGACCTTTGCTTATTCAGTACCGGGACAGTACCAGATATGGCGAGTATGATTTCGATCGTCTTCGTGGATCATCGTCATTAAGGAAGATAAACGAGCTATACGACCGTCTGGCCGAGGCCAAGAGTGTTATTAACGCCGCCGCTTCCGCTGAGGATATTGAGATGAATATGCCCGATACGGTGGAGAGTGGCGTTACAGATTCCTACCGTAATGCGTTAAGGGATGCCGTGACATACGACAAGGGAATGGATGAGATTAAATTCGCCAAGGAACATATGTCTGCCCGCTCCCGGAGTCAGGTAGATAGGATGGCCGCCAAGCTGTCACAGAAGAATCCATCATGGACATCCATGGAGACAACGTTCCTTAGAAAAAAATACGGTCCTGATTTCAGTGATAAGCTGGCTAATGATATAGCTATGGGTAAGGCTAATAGTATACTTATTGAGTATGCCAGAACCCGGCTATATCCTTATATGAGAAAATACTCTCCCAAAGGGTATTCTGATTTTGTCAGGAAGATAAATAACGGTACGTATAAGGTGTCGGATTTTTTTGATGCCATGGAAAGCGGTATATCAAAGGAAGAAAGCGTGTCCCGTTTCGGCTTCGATATTAATATGATTGATTTGTCGATCAACAACCAATGGTTAGATGAGGCTGATTTCGAGAGTTCCTTCCGGAATCCTAATTATAATCCCGATCTAGGTTATGGATATCATACGCCTAGATTTGATAAGTACAAGAATGAGGCTTTCTTCAAAAAATACGGTATTACCAAGGAAGGAGAGGAGGCCACGATCAACAAGGATAAGTGGGAGATGAGGAAGGAATTGCTTAACATAAGCCGTAAGGCTATGGAGGATTATGATGAGCGTTTCAGGAATATCTACCAGATACCACAGATATCCAAGGGCGGAGTGGAGAGGATGGTGCAGGCCGGGGTTGACCCGAAGGCGGCCATCGGAAACGCCGTACGTGACATCGTTGGCGAGAGGGTTGATGATCCCATACATGGTCAAGGACAAGACCTAGGAGGGCTTGATGAGAACGATAACAAATATCGCATGATCCCCAAGTACTATCTGAGCAAGCTAGAGAATGCCGATGACGTATCCCATGACTTCGCGTACTCCTATTCTATGCTATCCCTTCAGGCGGCATCTTATAAGTATAAGAGAGCTGCTTTGGATGATGTTATGGGATATAGGAATATGATGCTTGAGACACAATATGATGGGGGAAAGAATCCAGAAGCCACTCATGCCTACAGGATGTTTCAGGACTGGGTTAACGCCAGTATCTATGACGTTAGGATAAACAATAAGCGGACTGAATGGAATATAGGCAATTATAAGGTCGATCTTAATAAGCTGGCCCTTATGTTTACCAAATTTGTGTCCAAATCCAACTTAGGCTTCTCCCCGTTCGTGGCGGCTACCGGTGCCCTTACCGGGCAGGCCAACTTCCTTTTGGAAGGTATGGTAGGACAGTACATAAGCAAGGACTCCATGAAATACGCTTATGGAGAAGCTCAGAAACAGTTAAGTACGTACGTGTCTGAGATCGGGGACATAAATCGTACCAATAAGTTATATGTTGTCGGTGAGGCCCTAGGCGTATTCAACGTTCGTAACCGTGTAAGATCGGCGGCATATAACAAGATCTGGAGAACCTTATTCCGGGACCTGCCGTTTAAGATGATGGAGGTTTTGAACTCTCCTTTGGATCCGCAGGTTATTATCTCGGTGATGGATGACACCCGCTTGTATGAGGGTCAGTTCTGGTCATATTCTAATTTCAAGGAGATGATGATGAAGGACAGGAATATGTCCGCTAATGAGGCTAAACGTGATTGGGAGCGTTTAAGGGATTATTCCATATGGAACTTAGTAAATGTCAAGGACGGGAAGATCGTGGCTAAAAACGAGGCTAATAAGGATATTATAGACCGATACATACCTACATTGTCCAGCAGGGTCAGGAGTATGGTGCAGATATGCGACGGCGCCCTGAACGAGCAGAACCGGGTGGGGGCTAGCCGGAACGCGATCCTTAACATGGTGCTTCCTCATCGTGGATGGTTTATATTGGCTGTGCAGCGGGCGTATAAGAAAGCCGGTTTCAATTTCCAGACCAACCAGTTCGAGGAAGGATATATGAGGACATTATGGCGATTGGCGGGGAATGTCTATAATACGATGTCCGAGGGTCGTATGGGGGAGGCGTATGACGTGCTTAAAGAGGAATATGATAAGCTTACACCTTATGAGCAGGTTAATATCAAGAGATCTATTATCAATGTGGCGGTATTCGCCACGATGATGGCTATAGGAAGGGCTTTGATGGGATATAGGGAGGATAATGAGGATAGCTGGTTCGGGCAGTTCATTACCTATATCGGGTTCAGGACGATCAATGAGATCGCTTCCCAGACATCCCCGTTCATGGAGCTTAACGCCATAGATATGCTGCAAGATCCGCTGGTTACCGCCCGAAAGTTAGGCGATCTCACCGATCCTCGAAACTGGGATCCGTTCGCTACCGTCCAGACCGGCGTGTATAAGGGAGAGAGCAAGCTATGGAGGCAGCTCATGAAATTCTCGTTCGGTAAGCAATGGTATAATATCAAGACGGCTAGGGATATTAAGCAGACATCCGACTACTGGTTGATGACCAACGGCATGACGATGGGATTCTTCTTAGGAGGCAGGGATAAGGACGAGTCCGGGGAGGACGCTAATTGGTACTTTGACAGGGGAAGATAACCGATATAGTATGACAAAAAAAATAGCCAGTCAATTGTTTAAGACAATTTGATTGGCTATATTTGCATTATGAAACAATGAATGACGGGATCTCACTTCAAGGTCATTCAATGTGTAAGATATTTTTGGCTCATTAGGATTTGTCGAGGTGAGATCCGACATTTCCTTTTGAGCCTATTTTTTATATTATGTGTAATATTGTTTTAAATGACAATTTGTCTATTAGATTGTATTTTGAGAAGGTTCTTGAGTTAGTTAAATCCGGAGAAGATTTTCCAGTTAATTTAGATGATGTTTGGCCTTTGATATATTCTGATAAAGGTAAGGCTGTTAGGGTTCTTACTGGTGATAATGGTTTTATCAAAGATATTGACTATAAGGTTTTTACCCAAAATGGCAAAAACCCGGTTGGAGGAAGACCTGCGATTGTGTATATGATTTCTGTGTCTTGTATGGAATATTTAATAGCAAGAAAAGAAAGAAGAGTATTTGATGTATATAGGAGTGTGTTTCATGGTGCGGCAAATGCTTTTAATAAGATGGAAGAATCCGTGGAGAAGAATCTTCCGCATAATTATATAGAAGCGTTAGAGGCGTTGTTGGCATCCGAGAAAGAGAAGCAGGCGTTAGCTGAGGCCAAGAAAGCGGTAGAGGATGCTAAGAGAATATCCGATAGCATTATCAAAGAACAAGCCCCTAAGGTGGGATTCGCTGAAACGGCTATCATGGCCAATGACAAAGGTGATGATATGCTGATCCGTGATGTCAGGAGGGAATTGGAGTCTCATGGATGTGATATAGCGGAAAGATCGTTAAGAGAGTTTTTACAAGAACAAGGTTTCTTTTACAAGAATAAGAGAGAATGGATATTGACGGAGCATGTGATTAAGAAAGGTTACGCCCATTACAGGTACAACACGGATACCGGAGTCAGGAATACGGTTTATATGACTAGGAAGGGGTTTGAGAAAACGTTATATAATATCAGGAATATACCTAAATCAAGAGAACTCTTTATTTCTTTCGGAGGCAAGATATTTGATTAAAGTAAGAGAAGGATAGGCGATTATCATCCTATCCTTCTCGTTTTTGTTATCAGCTCTTATATTTCTTCACAAAATCATCCACATCCATATACTCACACCCGAAGTTCTCTGCCGTCTTCTTATCGGAGTCGGAGAACTGTCCTTCTTTCCCGGAAGCATCCCCGATCATCAAGATAGTATCGTATACGATCTTTTCTTCCTCATCTTCATCGTTATTCATGTATTCTATGAAATCCATATACTCTTTTATCATCCCTATATTTGGCTTCCTATTGACGTTGCGTTTATTATTGCTTTCGCAGTAATAAGCACTTACGGATACATCTGTATAATCTTCCAAGGCATTTGATATATAATCGAATTTATATTCAAACATCTCTCTGTCCACGAATCCTTTTTCTATACCTCCCTGATTTGATATGATTAATATATCATCAGGAGCGTAATTTTTGATAGCCTCAAATACGTAGAGTTTGATTTTCATATCCCATATACCTTTAGGGAATGTATCTCCTGACAATGTTTCAATCAGTGTCCCATCTAAATCTGTTATTAACAATTTATATTTTTTCATGATTCAAAATTTAAATGATATATAATTACCTTACTTTATTCATATACTACTCGTCCCATTGCTCCTAATAGCTCTTTATCATCCTGCTCCTTTACCTCTACATAATAATATCCCTTGAAACAAAATTTCTTTTGATCGGGATCTGACAAGAACTTTTTATATTCCTCGAATCCTTCATCTGAAAGATGATAAGCCTTTCTTTTTTGTTGAAGTAATTCATTTGATTCTAATATCTGTTTCTTAGTAGCCATAATAACATCATTTTTTATTTTACGGTTCTTAGACGATGAGGTATTCTGCCTAATGATATTTCATCCCCATATTATTGATTTGTTTAATTTACGAGCCTCTGATAAGGCTCGTGTTAGTATATCCTTTTTCCTTATAATCTCCTTATATCTTTTGATATTCATTTTTATTGTCTTCATAATAAGTTCTTTTGTCTTAATAGCACCAGCATCTTATTCCAATCCACATATCCTTTATCCGTAAGTGGAGTGCCGATATTCCTATCATCTATATAATAATCACAATACACTTTTGGTGATGATGATACTGGCTCAGGATTGTAGTTTACCGAATACAGATTGATATGATTGTATCTAAACCAGTCTACGGCATCCTGTAGATATTTACCATCTCTTACCGTATATAATATCAGAAGATTCTTATCAGCCAATTCTCTCAATACTTTAGCGGCTCCGATATTGTCTCCTACATAAGGGAATGAGTCTACTACGCACGTCCCATCAAAATCTATCCCTATTATTTTCTTCATATTATATATCTTGTAATAAATACTCTTCTATTTTCTTAGCCATATCAATAAGCATCTCACATCTAAGGTTATTAAACTCCTTACAAAACCTCATGTCTTCCTCATGCTTTTCCTCAGGCGATCTGTTATCAATTACGCTGTAGCATGGTGACGAATACACGGGGATAGGTCTCATGGCCTCTATAGCCAATTTAATAGCCTTTTCACTGATCTCGCTCATATAATCCTCTTTTTGCACCCATATAATACCACTGTCAAGGCAATCTGGGTTTTCTAACTGGCAATTTCCATTGTCATAAAAACAACATCCTGTACAAGATTTTTTCTCTATCTCTGAGACAGCCATGAATCTCTTCTCTTCATATATCATGGTATCTCCTTTTTTTATCTTATTCCTCTTTGTATTCATCTTATCAAACCTTTATATTCTACTTTCTTTAACTGCTCTTCGGTAGCTTTCTTCTTCGGGAACTTCCCGTGCCATTTCCCCGGCACCACGACATCACGGCCGTCCGGGGAGGTAGTAAGCCTCCCGCATTCACTGCACAGCCCCATACCCTTGTACGGCTGTAGTTCCTTGGTATAGTCAAATTCATCCACCATATACTCGTTTGTCAACATCCAGTAACTAGACGTGGCGGTATTATCGATACAGCCGCATTTAGCGCATATAAATAAGCTCATAGTAAATTATTTAATATCATTATCCTTCTTATCATCGTCAATCCTCTCCACCTTAATCGTCCCCATATCACCTGAAGGTAACGTGATATCACTATACACATTATTCCAGCTCTCGTCAATGGCCAACTGATGTAATATCGACCTATATATCTGGTAGGTGTTACCGATAAGTCTCTTCCTATTTATCTTATCCTTACTACCCCCCATCATATCCTATATGCTCATAATCCCCAAGATCAGGGAACAGTCTTCTTCTTATCGCTCGTGAGTTATTGATTATAAAGCTTCTTATCCCCAGCGTTTCCACTCTATCCATATCATTTATCAACGTATCTATCGTATGTTGTAGGTCCATGTCGCCAGCGGCGAATCTACTGATGTCTTCCACGCATTGGGATATCAGCATTAGCTGTTCCCTTGTCAACGTTATTTTATAAAGTTGTTTATTATCCATGATTATCTGATATTAATTTTTCTTTTATATGTTTAGATATATCAATTATCTCATCTTTTATATTACAGTCATCTTTTAATAATGAACCAAATATACATGATATGGCGCTCTTTAGGCCTAGCGCTATCCCTATCTCCAATATTTTTTTATCGGTATTAGAGATTTCTACAGGTTCATATAATATTGATGATATGTTGTTAACGACGTATATTATATCATCTTCATTCATTGATGTAGATTTATCGACAATAGCTATAAAATCTTTTATAATCATAATATAAGCTATTTTTATTTCTTTTATCGTATCATCGCTTAGATGTCTATCTCTTATATGCCTTTCAACATACTTGTTTGCTAGATTCTCTATTTTGTTTGATTTGTCCATTTGTACTATCAATTATTTAGTTAATAATAGATCATAGTCCTCTTCGTCTACACTCCCATTATTGTTGATGTATATAATGAAATCATTTAAAAGCACGGACTTATCCTTGGATAAGGCTTTTATAATAAGCTCTCCATCATCTTTCAACATCACATGCAGAGTATCCCATATAACATATTTTTGACATTCTTTCTCAATCTTCTTGATTGTTTTAAGTATTGTCTCCTCATATCTTTTTACTATTCCGCACAGTTCAGTCGTATTATATTTACGTATAGCCGTGAATATATATTCCTTTTTACAATCCCAGCATTTTATCAGTCTTTCTGATCCGCACGCCTTATCCTCGTAGAAGAAGCAACCCTTACATGGTTCATTATGGTCGTAGCTTAATACTACAAGCAGCTCCACACCATTCTTGTATATCACGTCTCCTTGTTTCATCTTGTCTATTTTATTAATCTCATTATCAATATAGTAAAGTTGGATATTATCCATACTATAGATATCCAGAACGTTGTACTTAACATAAGACCTATATTCCTAGGTATAGGATCTACTCTCCTGAATGTCAGGATCATGAATATAAATGTCTTGAAGTTCATAATTTACGATATTTTTCTATATAGTTAACTATCAAGTCTTTAACTCCTTTTGGGACATCTACCAGTTTGAGATTACCTTGGAATATGTCCTTGCCGTACTCATCCATAATCTCCCCGAATGAGGGATTCATGACTCTTGTTGACATAGATATCGGTTGATCAGTGTCAAATTTGATAACGATCTTCTTTCCGCCGTTTATCGCCTTTTTAAAAGCCACGTAAAGCTTTCGACCTTTTATTATATCACAATTCCCTTTCAGGATATTAGACATATGTATGACATATTCTTTCTTCGCATCTCCTGGGTTGTTCATAAGCTTAAGATCTCCTCCGGTATCTCTCCATTTCCTGAAGCATGGGAAACATAGACCGTGATTTGCCTTAGCGTGTCTAGGTATCATCCTACTGCTGCCGGCTGGGATCGTATCGCCACAGCAGATACACGTCCTATCCTTGTTGGTGCGCATCGGCACATAGCTCTTTATTGGGTATTCTTTTCTTTTATACATCTTCTTCTGTTTTCAAAATTATCATCACCATACTCATAATTAGGACAAGCTTTGTTGCTTGGTCGTCTAACATAAGTCTTTTGCTTCCTGTTATATTTACTGTTAGGATTTATATAATGGTCACACACTTGCCAAATAGAGCAACATACCTTCCCGTATCTTTTCGCCCACTCCTGATCATGTAGATGTACGCAAGTAGCGCAAGTTGGATTCTTGAGCTTATCCTTGTTATCATCTATGATCTTATTAACCCGATCAAGAATAACGGACATATGCTCAGTATACATAACATTGAATACGTCCGGTTCTGGAAGATATGTCATCGAGCTTATATCTATGTCCATTTCCTTGGATTTGTTGTAAGCTGATTTGTATTTCCTTACCATCAAATCTTTTAACTGATTTACCTTCTTCTCATATGTTCCCATGTCTCATTCGGTTTTCCATCCCTGTTTCTTCAATAGATCCACCATCATCCCCTTTATCTTAGGACTGATAGCCTCGGTAAGTATATCAGCGGCCAAGTTAATAGAGAAGTTTGTCATTCTGGATTCTCCTATATACTTCTCGCTGGTAACTTCTTTTACATAATCGTGGATATCCTTAATCATCTCATTTTGAGATTTCAGGAGATCCAGTATCTCATCAATCTTATCATCCATTTTTCTCGAATATACCTGACAATAACCAGACAATCACTATCAAAAAGAAAAATAGCCCAAGCGCCTCATCCGGATAATCATGCATCGCCTCTAAGATACTTCTCATAACTTAACATCCATTTTACCGATTATACGATAGAAAATATCCCTAGTCAGCTCGATATCGTAAGTAGCGTCATGGAGCTTATTCTCGTCGATCTCAATACCCATAGTTCTGGCTACGGTCATCAACTTAAAGTTCTCCATATCGTTTCTTACACCCATCAGGAACGGTGTCACCATAACATATACATCCATACAGTTAGGATAGAACCATGATCCGAAATACTTATCCCCACATTGCTGGAATAAAGCCCGTAGGAAGCTGTTATCGAATCCAGCGTTGTTATACCCCACTAAATACATTTTATCCCTCTTGTCGAACTTATTCACGTATTTGGATAATATACCAACTAACTGCCTGTACCCGTCTTCCATAGGCTGATACGACTGCACCTGCTCCAAGGTAACTCCAGCCACGTCCAGCGCCTCTTGCTCTATCGTGGCGGCAGGGTTCGGGGCTAGGCGAATGTCAAACCTCTCGGCCTCCTGCCCGTCGATATCCACGATCCCTCCTATTTGGTGTATCCCGTTTCTCCAGAACTTAACCCCAGTTGTCTCTAAATCGAAAAATAGTAATTTCATATCTATTGATTTTTAAAATGTTCCTTAATCTTCTCCAATGCCTTATAAGATAGATAGCTGTCTATGGCTTTATTGCTATTCACTTTCATCAACTCATCAAATAGATCTTTAGCCAGTACTTTCCACTGCTCTCCCCAATCACGGAGATTCTCGACCTTTGACCGTATATCCTCGAAATAAGAATTTACGTCTGATTTGATTGATTTTGAATAGTATTTAACATCCTCCTCATCCCCATCCATAATATAATCACATTGTGTCTCGATATCTTTTATATGACTATCTATATCACTACACATATAATCAACAGGTCTACGTATATTGAATATAGCTTCTGACGTAAGGCCGGTTATATTTTGTATGTCTTTTAAATTATCCATAATTTAATCAATTAAATGCCAACCATCCACCTGCAAATCCCATTGCGAAAATAGATAAGATTATAGACGTGAATAATATCCAATCTTTTGTACTTAACTCATTATTATCTCTCTTTATTTTCTCAAGATAATCATATATCGCTGTATAGACAGCATGGTGAATATTCTCGTCTCTAGCCCTTACGATATTATCATATTCGTCATATCCTAGATTATGGGTAGCGCTTTCGATCCTCATATTCCCCGTAACCTTTTTGTTTACATCAAAATCGAAGCTAAATACTATATCGGTGGTTAGAGCGCTGGCGATTTTGCTTTTTATCTCATCATTACTAAGATTAGCACAATTCACTAATTCATCGTAATCTTTTTCGTCAAGAACTATCTGTTTTTTAATGTTCATATCCCTAATATTTCTGTTACATAAACAAAACCATAACATACATAATTACCATCGTCGTGCTCACCATAATCCTCATGCCAGATAACAGCGCATGGGAAATAGAGTGGCATATCCTCAGCCATAGGCTCCTCTCTAAAGTCATCAATGTTTATCTTCTCCCTCCACCTCCACAGGTCTTGGATATCGTTCAAGATCAATTTGTTCATAACAATCTGGTTTTTAATACTGATACAAAGATAGGATTTAAACAAAAATAAAAGCATGAATAATATTAAAATAATATTAATCATGCTTAAATATAAATATATCCCTTCTAGTTCTCACGGATATACGTATTCGTACTCATCTGGGGGAGATGTCTTGTATTCAACATCGCACTCCATAGTTGTAAATTTCATAGAAAATCATAGAAATAATTAAGATATCCTACTCCATTTTAGACGCTTCAACACATCCGGTAACCCGGCTGCTCTGCGTCCGTATAGCCGCATCAACTCCTACGGCTTGTATGTTAATCGCGGCGTTGAGATCCCTGTCGATCTCCAAGCCACAATCTTTACAAACAAATGTTCGATCCGATAATTTCAGATCTTTATTCTTCCAACCACATCTTGAACAGGTTTTCGAGGATGGGTAAAAACGATCTATAACAATCAGTTCTTTACCATACCACCTACACTTGTATTCAAGTTGGTTACGGAACATCGAGAAAGAAGCATCATATACAGAACCGGCAAGTTTGTGATTCTGTAGCATACCGGAAGCATTTAGATTCTCAATACAGATAACATCGTAATTATTTACCAGCATCGTGGTCAAATTATGCATGTACCATGAACGCTTGTTGGCTATATCACGATGAAGTCTTGATACTTTTAGCCTGCATTTGTTTCTTCGATTACTTCCTAATTTCTTTCTTGATAAATGCCGTTGCATCCTTTTTAACTTCGCTTGGTTCTCACAAAGAAAATGGGGATTCTCAACAGCAATCCCATCAGATAATGTAGCTAATGTCTTAATCCCTAAATCAACTCCGACTGTTTTGCTAGTTTTCTGTTTGTAACACTGTTCTGTTTCTACAAGAACTGATACGAAATATTGACCAGCACGGTTCTTTGAAACGGTACAGGAGATAAAACGAGCGTTGTCTGGAACTCCACGATCGATAACAATCTTAACCCATCCGATCTTTTCGATCCGGATCTTATTGTTAGTGATTTTAAACTTCGGGAACGGCAATCTAAACGACTGGTTGTCGTGTTTATTTTTGTAATTCGGTTTACCGAGTTTTTCTTTCCTGTTCTTGTTGAAGTATTGTCTGGAGAACTCGATAAAATCACGTTGCTTCTGCTGCAAGGTGGCTGCCGATACTTCATTTAACCAAGGTTTTTCAATAACAAGATCCGACTTTGTCGGGAATTTCGGATTATGGTTTGTTTCTTTATCGTATGAGTTAAATGAGTCAACACAAGCATTCCATACAACACGTACGCATCCGAATGTTTTTGCAAGAAGTTCTTCTTGTGTTTTGTTCGGATACATACGATATTTATATGAACGCTTTATTAGACTCATCATCAATTCATTTTAATATATTAAATATATAAATAATTCTATGATTTTACAATGGATTACTATCGATTTTGTAATTATTTAATCATACTTGTCTCCTCTTCTGTATACTAACGCTACCCAACAGTCGTATTTTTTGCTGTATCCTATAAGAGGGACATTGGCCATAGGCGGATTATCCTCCGTTTTGTACCTTATTCTTGCTGTTTTTTTTATACTCATATAATCCATTTTTTAATAATGTTGGGTTATTATATACTATTTTACACCATATATGTTGTAAAACATACGTATGTTATTTAATTTCACATTCTTCTTTTCTAATTTTGTCTCACTCAATCGAATCATATAGTCCCTTGTTTCGGACAAGACGGTTGAGCAAAAGAGGTCTTTGATATAAGGTTTTACCCTAAAAAAAATATTCGTTGGGTAAGTAAAATCAAAAACGTTTTGTTTAGTAAAAGAATCCGGCGATCTCACTTTTGAGCAACCGGTAGAGGGTATTGGTGATACCCAGTATGATGTTTCGTACAAATGCATATCATTTCTCATTTTTTTTGGTGTAAAATGGTATATAATCACCTAATGTTGTTATCAGTGAAAATAATGTATCTATAAGAAGTCTCTCGCTACTCCAATATATAGGGATCTCGTCTATATCTCTATACGCTACAGACCATGCATGTTCTAGCTTATAACATTCGAATGTAGAACCCTCTATCTCATATGGGAGTAAATTCAGTAACGTCCCTACATCCCAAACAGGATTGGATACATCAGGGGTAACGGCCTCTATCAACCCTATACGACCAGCGTTATCCTCCATAGAATGTAATTGATCCAGATACTTGTCTCTGAAGCCGCTGGCGGTAGAGATAGGGAGGCCGGCCTCGACCAGCACTCTTCCCTGTTCTTTTGTGGTAAAAATCCGTTCCTTCATAATTTCATTTTCCTTTCTACTGTAACGATCGTATCATTATGCCATCCCCCATGAGCCACGAGAAGAATCTCCTGCTGCTCGAAGCCAAGCCCGGCCCCTATACCGCCGGAGTTCCACGCGCAGGTAATGACCACCCCGCCCTTCTTGGTAATCCTAGCTATCTCCTTCTTCTGTTTAGCCCAATAACTGGATTGTGTTGTTTGCATATTAACAGATTCTCCAAGCCTTTTATATGACTCGGACACCTGTCTAGCAGAATATGGTGGATCATATAATACCATATCAGCTATATTATCATCAAGATGACACAAGAAGTCCGTGGCGTCTTTATGATACATAGCCTTAGTCTCAGGATCAAGATCGTTGGTTATCGTCCCTATATCGCTGTTTCTGGCGAATGGATCCACTATAACCATTCCGTCTTTTTTATATCTATCTATAAGTTCTCTTATCGGTTTTATGCTGAATGTCTCGCTGTTCGGCATCGACCATGTCTTGTTTATAATCATATCGTTGTAATAGTGTTTTAAATTCTACCTACACTCTATGCCTTTTAGCAAATGGGCTATCACATCCACCGTCCATCCGTTACCTGTTAAAGACATGGCCGTATTCGGGGCTATCCCATCAAGGTAATCATCCGGCAATGTCTGTAGCCTACACATCTCCACAGGAGTCAGGTATCTGAACTTATCTTTCAGGTCAAAGGCGTTCAGATATCTTCCGGGCGGTAATGATGATATCACGTTATCTTTCATGACTGTTGTAAGGCAATTACTTTTCTTAATAGAGGTAGTATTCTTGTCTTTTCTTACTTCCAGACATTGTATGATTTTCACGTTCTTGTCATAGTCCTTTCGGTGTCCGTTGCTATCTATTCTTCGACCAACGATAGTTGATATATAACGTCCTCTTATGGTCCCAGATTTCCATCCTTTATCATTCTCTAAAACATCATCTAACGATATATGTTTGTCTTTCGGCATTTCTACTGGCCAATTACACCAATAAAGACGATGCCGGGTCTGCGCCGATACCAAGGCGCTATCGATCTCCACCGGCTCTACGCCCAGCTCCTCCGTTATCACTCGGCGATGCTCGTCCCGCATCCGGACGTTCTCGCCCAGGAACAGGATCTTACCTTTGGTCTCCTTCTTTAAATGCCTTACGATGTCCGAAAAGCAGAAGAAAAGCCTTCCCCTTGCGTCCATAAACCCCTTACCCTTACCTGAGCTAGAGAAACTCTGGCAACAAAATCCTCCCATGACCAGATCTATGTCTTTCCAAGGGATATCCCATGTTCTCCAGTTATTGACATCCCCTAACTGGATGATATTCGGAAAATGTTTTTGACTTACCTTTATGCATGTCTTGTCTATCTCCGAGGCGTAATAAGCATCTATAGGTATGCCGGCCCTCCGTAACGCTAGATATCCACATGATATCCCATCAAATAATGATAATATATTCATGACCTGAAAATTTCCCTTTCGGCTATCTGCATGATAGATTTATGTATACCCGGCAAGACATCAACCAATTTAATGCCAAAATTTTCTCCCCTCTTAACGAACGTCCATTTACCATATATGATTCCATGCATCATGTTCTGTATTACTTCCTTACTGTCTGTCAAGAATACTTGGTAATAGACACTTTTGGCATAATTAAAATCCTCCCCATGATCATTCGCCGGTCTTAATATCATTACAGCCGAAGAGCATCCACGAACGAATCCGTATATCTCAAGGCATTCCTCGAACTCATAATTATCACGATCCTCGTCATGATCATCTTTAACCCACTTACATGGTTTCCCATCTTTAAATGGGATTCTTAACTGTTTCTTTGTCATAATTGTTTTTTTTATATTAATTGTGATATTACTCTAATAGCATAGAGCGTCTATTTCAAGACTCCTATATTTGTCAGTTATATTGATATCAGCCCACATGTTCAATATCCCCTTATCATCCAATTGCATATGGATACAGTCTTTTGTCACCTTCTTTCCGGCTTTAAGAGCCTCTACGTCTTTATCGGTAATCTTTTTTCATGCTTTCGATATTTTATCGTTACAATTAAATTCATCTTTCATCCTGATCTTTATGCCTCCATATGATAATTCCTTATGAGCTGTGACAAAATAATCAACCGCATCTTCATCTAATAAACTATGCGGACACCTTTCCCATACAGGACTTTGATCTAGATGATCCCATGTAGCTACAAGCAACTGATTCTTGTCATTATCAACAGCTATTTTATATGTCCCTATAGTAGTCTTACGTTTAATGATCGCTCCATTTAACATCTGCTTCTTAGCCCAGCTCCATGAACCTCTCAGCCCAAATGTTCTTATAACCCAGTCATTTATCTTCTTCATTTCAAGTTATTTGTTAAAATAGTAATATAAATATAAATACATAAATTGGATAGGGCTATTCACCATACCCTTATCATTAGGCTCGTCATACTTGTCAAGCCAAAGACGAAGCGCTTCCCAATCGATATCCTTATGGTCACAGACCATGCAGGCTAGGTTAGCCCCGAACAGATCCCCTCCGCCACGTAAAGACTCGTTAAATCTCTTGGCTAGCCTTTTCTTGAATCCTTTATTGTACCAAATACCGGAGGTAGCGGCATAACAATAATAAGCGTTGTATTTCATTTTCACACCCATCTTCTCAAATAAAGGCGTATGCCATATCCGGTCAAGGAAGAATACTATTCCACGATAGATAAAGGTTCGGAGATTCTTCCTGTATTTCTTCCCCAAGAAGCTATCTACGCAAGATATAGTTCCGCCTGAATAGTACCAGTTATTGGCGCCTCTCTTAACCTTATCCGTCATCTTGAACTTATTTTCCCTATCCTCTACCCTATCCCAAGGCTTTAATTTATCCTCGTTAAATGTTGGACAATAATGATAGTAATGATTGATCCATGAAAGGTATGGGTTGTATATCGTGTATCCATTATCGCTGACATATGAGTTTATATCATATCCAAGTTCTTTGGCTAGAATAGACCCTTCATCAGCTAATACCTTCAATATCGGGTTCAAGTTCCATATCTGGTCTTGGCTGACGAACATCGAATAACAAGGATCCTCATCCTCGCCATACCATCCTCCCATCCCGCTCACTATTTTATCCAAATCAAGTGAATAATCTTTCCCGGATAAAAAATCATCTCTAAGAAAAAAACCTCTATATGGGATCATGTCATATACACCCGGTTGATCCTCAAACATATGTTTAGCGTTCTCGGTCAATCTGATCAATGTTTGCAAGGCAGAAGATATATCTATGGGCGCATATTCACACCCATAGACCTTATTATTTATCCAAAGATATTGAAGAAGCTCGGCTATATTAATAGTCCCGTCCTCCACATATCCTGTCTTGTTATCGAAGTTTATTTTGGCTAGAGGTATATTACTTCCTTGTGGTTGGTCACTTTTTTCATTACAACAATGCACGAACCTGTCAAAGAATATATCTTTCCAACCAAAATATTTATCCCTTATCGTCATAAGCCTATTTCTTGTCGTATAACGACATGACGTTAATAAGATCAGCTTTTCTGGCCATCCCTTCAAGTTTATTAAAGCCATCCATGTTATCTCCACTGACGATGATAGTAGGATATACCTCTATACCGTACTTGGATATCTCCTCCTCCGCGGCCTTGTTCTCCGGAATCTGGTTTAACGTGACCTCACCCTCATACTCCTGTAATGTGTTGGCGATAATATATCGCATGTAATCGCTGTACTCAGCGTCTTTCTTCGTGAAAAAATCAATTCTTACCATTTTTAAATAGTTTTTAATCTGTTAATAATTAAATCAGCAGTAAATATAGCATTATCTACCTCATCTATACACATCTTCCTTCCATCGAAATCGTTAGATAATAAATCCTTAACAATCTGATATCTACGATGCTCCCAATTTATGTCTATATCAAAATTCAGATACCTTACATAATCATAATTCAATTCATCATAACTATAATTGAGATACTTAACTATCGGAAATGGAGTATCATTATAAATAGTGCGCTTGATTAAATCAACGTATTTACCGGTTTTTTTATTGATAGCTCTTAATCTCTCATCTACTACTCTTTCTCCTGACTCTTCCATTCTATAAGCCCTTTGTTATGTTTATCGTAATATAATAATGCTATAGCGTTCCAGCATACGGCGGATAGATGCATGAATCCCTCCTTATCATATCTCTCCCCTTTCGTATAAGCGACCAAGTGTCTCATGAGTGCACCTAGATAACGATTGAACCCATCAGGTATATCTTGCCATGAGTTATCAGCATACTTCTTGGCACCTTCTGTATATACCCTCACGATGTCTTCTATCTCAGCCAAAGGAAGGAGATCCCACCGGAGTTTGCCGTCGGCCCGGTCGTTCTTCCCGCTGCCGTCCTTCCCGACGAACGGTGCGTCTGTCGCTTCCCACTCATTGGTATTACATAGACCCTCGCCGATAGAGCTATAATCCGTAAGCTTATCGACCGTTTCCTCATCAATAATCCTTAATTTAATAGCCCTGTTTAATGATACAACCATTTCCTCGTCAGCCCAAGCATATTCATATGATGCTTTAAATAATGGGCCTAATTTCATCATTCCTGTACGATCGGCGGTTTCAAGTACCTCAAATACCTCACCGTCATAAACAACCTTTTCGTATTTACCAAATTCCTCTTTCATTTTAAATTTCTTTTTGTTTTATTATTATTACTGGATCATCATTAAAAGGAGACAGTATTCCAATATGCAGCAATATGCTTCGCTCATCCCCATCATTCTTTTCTGCTTTAAAGCCATTGATAACACATTTGTCACTAGATATAATAAAACCGCTTGTATCAGGATTATTTTCAATTGTAACCCATCCCTTTTTAACTGATTCATGATTCCTTAGTTTATCAGCATCATCTTTCGTTAACCAATATTCCTCAAAAACAGTATCCGGATATTTGGTCTTTATTTCCTCGTAAGTATCATACCATGTCATATTTTCATGTTTTAGATTAATAAAATTCGCTAAGATCCCTACATTCCGGTGTCTCACCTGTTATGGAATAAAGCTCACCAGATGATAGATATACGCAATGCGATGTCTTCCCGTCCCTCCACTTGCTTTGCTTCGTAATCCCGCAAATAGCGCAGCGTTGGATCCCCGGCCCTGCCTTTACCCACGAGTGTCGTACGTTTTTCTTTCTCGTCCTGTTGGTGTTGTCAAGTTTCCTCATATTAATCCTCCAAAGTCATTATAATCTTATCTTTCCCGATAATAACCTCATTCCCGCTCCTTACATCAAAGCATTTCCCTTCATCTGCCTCCTTGAAATAAAGAGCACCATTGTACTCGAACAAACCGAAGCCGTAATCGTCTAGCTTCATTTCGTTAAGTCTCTTGAATTTGTATATTTTCCCCATATTTTCTGTATTTTTTATATTTTGTATTACTAAACACATCAAAAAGATAGATAAGATCGTTGCTATTATCCCTCCATAAAATTTAGTCGAATCATTCTTTTCATTTCCTTCTACTATCAAATAGATAGAACACGCCATTATTATAAAGGTAGATCCTAATTCAATCATAACATTTTCCTTGTTTTCAAAAACTCCATCATATCCTCTGCGCTAAGCTGGAAGCCTGCCGCCGCCTTATGACCTCCTCCCCCGGGATAGGCTTTATGTGCCAGCGCCGAGACATCCACCTCCTCTTTGGTGGTATAGAATGAACATCTAAAGAATCTTCCGTTCCAGCAAAATGGCATCATCAGATCATGTCTCTTAGGGTTATACATAGATTCAAATGTAGTAGAGTTAAACTCCGTGGTATTCATACATATAGCCTTGTACCCAAATACATCAGCCTCGAATGAGAACATATTCATCTCCCCTCTGTTTTTCTCTACTATATACTCTATTATAGCCTCCCCGTTATTTATCATATCATTCACTAAGTTGTTATCGGCTTTATCTAGTACATCCTTAACAATGTCTACATCAAGACCGCAATATCCCCTCATCCCGTACTGGAACGCCATGACATCACTCCACTCGAACCGGTCGTGATCCCATACATCATAAGCACTCAATAATTCTACCACATTAGGGGTTTCGATATCATCGAAAAGATATTCCCACGTAAGCTCACAGGCCGCCGTCCCTATACGCCTCTTGCCCTTTACCTCGTAATCCCTCATATCGTCTATGGCTGTCTTATGATGGTCTATCCATATGACATCTGTACCTTTATCCTTCCACTCATCGAAAAGGAATCTTGTTCTGTTTCCAAATGACACGTCAACTACAAATACCTTATCATATTTATTCACGTTAGGTATTTCCTTGCCGTAATTGTAAGGAAGAAGATCAATGTCCCCTTTGAAATACTTTTTTACTATAGCCGCTGACATTACTCCGTCAAGATCAGCCTCATGATATATACACCCAATCATAATAATTTTTTTATTTGTTTCAATTCATATTCTATCACATTGATACGACCCATGATAATATCTTTATCATCGTCATTATCATGATCACCATCTTCCTTCTTAGATAAGATATTATCTATTTGGGCTGACGCTAATACCATCATCATGCAATGATTTGATTTAATTTTTTGTGATATATGTACGCCATTTATAGCGATTTGGACACAAATATCTTTTATCTCATCTATACTCATATTCATAATCTATTGTTTTTAATTAAAAAATCTATGTATTCTTTTATCTCCCTGTTTCGATCATTACTCCAGTCAAAGGTCTCGTTTATGAATTTGAAATACGATACTGGAATCGAATGAAACATCCATCCACAATACTTGCCGAATGTCATCACCGTAGATCCAAGGGGATGATCCGGCCTTCCGGGAACAGGGGCGGCGGTTACGCCCTGCGCCAGCCCCCTCCTACGATCTTTCTTGGCGGCTTTGATATCCAGATCTGTTTTCGTTACCTTATCCCCCATCGGGATATTAGTTATTAGCTTATCGCCGATAAACATTCCCCATCCATACCCCTTGTAGTTCTCTATACTAAGTTTCCTTATATCACCGAACCTTGACGAGTTGTTACAACAATCAACGACCAAAGCACTATCCTTTCCGTCTTTTATACGGACTGCCCTTCCAAGCCACTGATAAAACGACGAGAACGAGAATGTCGGCCTTCCTACTATCACGCAATCCAGACCCGGATGATCGAATCCCGTACCGAGGGCGGAATAGTTGAACACTACCTTCGTCTTACCTGACTTGAACCCCTCGACTATAGCCTCCCGCTGTTTCTTTGGCGTGCCTCCGTGAACCACTTCCGCCATGCCAGCGCATATCTTTGCGTTCATCCATTCGGCGGCGGTATTGCAGCTCTCAACAGAATCCATAAACACCAGTATAGATCTGCATACGTCTTTTAATACCATCAACCGACGTAAAATAAGGTTGTTTAAGCCGTTTTTTCTCACCGCCTCACTAATAGACTCGGCCGTATATTCGGAGCCGTTAGAATTAAGTTTAAGGGCATCTCCATTGAAATCCCATGTCTCATATTTAAGAGGTGTCCAAAATCCTTGCCTTATCATCTCCTCTACCTGTATCACGTGAATCAGGTTTTTGAAATATACCGGTCTCATACGAGTGATGAAATTAAGTTGGGAATATGATGTCTGTCCTATCGACATGTTTTTAAGTCTACATGGCGTGGCTGTAAACCCTATCACCTTTCTCGGCTTCAGCTCATTCATGAATGTCATGAACTCACTGCCGTCTTCAGGACTGTATCCGGCATGAGCCTCATCTATCAACACGTTCCTGATCCCCATCTCCTTAAGCTGACCAACAACCTTCTTGATAGACCCTAACGTGGCGTATATCATGTTAGATAGCTCTTTCTTGCCACAGGAGGCGGAGTAGATGGTCGCCGGTATGCCATATGATGTAAGCTTGCAGTAGTTTTGTATTAGTAATTCGCGAGACGGCTGGAGAACCAGCGTCTTATCTCCCATCAATCTAGCCGCTTCTGCTATGAGGATCGATTTACCGCAACCTACCGGTCCGATGACTAACACTGGATCATGTCTATCAGAGTTTATGTAATCGGAGATACTTTTAACACACTCCTCTTGATATGGTCTTAGTCTGTATATCATTTGGATCTGTAGTTATCAAAAACGTCTTTCACGTACTCTAATCTTATCGCACACTCCCGACCATCGTCCATTTTCACCATCAAAGTCTCTTTGGTCTTGCTTATGGCTATCACTTCTCCTGTTCCTATCTGGGTATGGACTATATCGCCTAGCTTTATATTACATTTGATCATGGTCAAGTTTTTTATTAAATTCCTCTATCTTGCTCCTGTCTGTCTCTTTGGTCATCTTAGCCTCTTCCTTGAACATGTCATACCCTTCCCGGATATTATCCCCAACCATATTCTCTATCATCTCCCTCATCTCATCGCTTCTTACGGCGAAAGATATTTGGAACGATTTACTTGTGCCTTTCATCAGGTAATCAATCTCCTTCTTGCATTCTGTCATCAATCTATCCAGATTATCGAACTTAACGAACTTAGAGTTGCCATTGGCTTTCCTTACCCCATCCTTAAAATCCTCCAATATCCCGTTAAATACATCCGCCATGCACATCATGGAATGTAGCCATACCAGCATATTGAATTTATATTCATTATCAGCGTTATTCATCAAACTCACCAAAGACTCGCTTTTTGTCAACATGATCTTCGATTCCCGGTCTACGATATCCTTTATCTCCTGCCGGCATTTCATGGCACCAACGAAATCCATCCTAGAGTAACATTCGTTTGATTTCTCTACCAATTTCTTGATATCCTTTCTAGACATCAAAAGATCCAATATCTGTTTTTCTCTTTCGCTTTTATCCATAACCAGTTATTTATTGATACAAATATAATTAAAGCCTAGATATTTACCTAGGCTTTTTAATAAAGTTAATCTTTTTTATTCTTTCTTTTTGACTCATCCCAATTCGATGAATATCTGCATGTCCCTTGTTTATGAATTGAGAAATCGCACCAAAAACACAAGGGCTTGGGGCGGGGTTCAAGGCAGGCCGGCTGGCGTCCCATGAGGTAGCGTGTCTCGTATTTATACTCTTGCTTGACATCGTCCCAAACGTGAGCTTGATAGCTATTGATTTTATTTGTTTCGAAATCATACATATCAAGAAGAATATCATTAAGCTCCTTGACTGACCTCTCTACCTTTTCCTTATCTACCTTCACGTTTTGGTTATCCAACATACGGGTAAAAAAATAGCTACACATATCTGGTAATACCTTATACTTCCTGTATATATAAAAGGCGTATATCGGATGCTGGAGATTGTGAAGCAATTTATCCTTATCGAATAATTTTCTCCCGGACTTCCAGTCTATCGTATACATAGCTGTTCTGTCTTTTGTCTTATACTCACCTCTCCAGTCTACTGATCCTATGATATGTACCTTATCGTACGTCACGCCATCCAAGGTAAGGGGCTTGGGCAGCTTATAAGGCAGGACGAAGCCCTCCTCCACGCCGGCCGGTCTCGACCCCCGGATTACCTTCTCCATTGGCGTAAGATCAGACCATGCCTTCTTATAATTGCCAGCAGCATCCTTCTCAAACAACCCCACAATCCATCTTATTAGCCTAGCCGCATGTTGCATAGACTCGATCTGGGATTTTACGCTATCAAAAGGAATCTTCTCTATATCCGCATAGTAATTGAAAGCCTTACTCATATCCTCATAAGAAGGTCTACATCCGTTCTTGAAGAAATACTCCATTGTCTGGTGGATAACCGTACCATATGACGTAGCCTCGTGCTTCTCCGTGGATCTGTGACCCTCCACGTAAGTCTTATACCACTTATACGGACATTGGACGAACGTGTCTATCTGTGAATAGGATGTGGCAAGAACCTTCTCTCCGTTTATGACCTTGCATAACAAATTATTCTCCGGTATCACCATAAAGCTTATCTATTTTTATGTCATGTCCGTATAAGTCCATTAACAGGTTTTGTAGATGGTGAAGATTCTTAATCTGAATAGGATCGCTTAGATCGTCTTCCAGATCCCTAAGCCCAAGATAATACCCATCATCAAAAATCTCTATAGATATTCCGTAGCCTCGATATACATCCCGTCCTTTATCACGCTTAAACCCGATGGTATTAAGCAGGTTATCATCTATCTCAATAGGCATGACATCATCTTCCCCGGAATACCATTTCATTATCCCGTCATCAACCTCACGTTCAAGAATCAATGACTTACTTTCATTACGCATACCAGTAACGCACCCTACCCTCCATATATTGCCAGCCTTGTCTTTTACAAGATTCCCTATCCTTAGTTCTTTAGCCGAAATCATACTCGTCCTCCTCATTATAATCGTCATCGCAATCATCGACAAGAGGGGTTTCTAACCCCTCTTCCCAATCATCATATCCAAAGTCCATTACTTACTCTTAAACCAATCATACAACATATCCGTAAAAATCCCTACAGTTAGTTCATCAACAGGTTTATCACCGAAGACATCATCCGATATCCTTATACCAATCTTCTCTTCAATCCCCATCAACACCTCTAATAAATCAAATGGATCCATAGCCAGATCAGATGATAAATTACTATCTTCTTTTACATCATCAATTACCTCTATATTATTAATGTAATTGAACTTATGCATTTTTTCAAATATCTCTTTTCTGGCTAGTTTCAATATTTTATCTCTCTCCATGATTATTTAGATAATTATATAATATATCCATAAATTCCCCTACCGTAAGTTTAGTATAAGGTTTGATGTTTAGTGTCTCATCAGGTATAGATATACCCATCCTTTTCTCTATTTCCATCACCACCTCTGCGTAGTCAAAGGAATCCATAGCCATGTCAGTCGCCAGCCCATCCTCGTTATCGATCTCGGCAGCATGATTAAAACCCGTAAACTCACCCATCTCTCAAAGATCACTTCCTTGACTACTTTTTCAATTTCTTTTCTTTCCATGCTAAATTGACATTTTTAATCTTCTACCTAATTCTTTTTTTATATCTGATATTCTTTCGATGTCCATCTTAACATCTCCAGTAATAGTATATTCCTTATCCATCTTCTTAGGAGGATCCGGGAGTCGGCTTACGGCGAACAACCATGCCAGTTCCTTGTTCTTGTTCTCCCTAAGATATAGATCAGATGTCATGCCATACATTTTTATGATCGTATCGAATAGCGTCGACTCCGATAAGCTCATATGTACGCTATAGACATTTGACGGCTTCCATATCAAGTTATCCAACCTCATCGTATATTCACGTTTAAGGTCTATATGGGATATCACGGCCCTTACTATAGGATCTTCCTTGAAATTCGTGTTAGCCACGAACCAGATAAGCCTTTTCTCCACCTCCTTGACAGCTCCCGTATCCTTACCCATATCGTTATATACCCCAACGATACGGTCCCGGATCCCCTCGACCTCCGGTGTCAGGCCGGGTGTCTCTATCAGCATCAGCAGCGATCCTCCCCTTGGCGTTATCTTCCACTTCCCATTCTTCTGAAGCTCGATATAACCAGACGCTTTATAGCCGTCTATTTTCTCTTTTGGAATGACATCAGCCATCTCCTCTTTTTGCCGGATCATCAAAAGATACCCGACATCAGACATCGTTAATCCTGATGTCATCATCTGTTCAAAATTTATGTACATAAATGAATGAATTAAAATATTGATCTTATTTTTCTAGCTATTCTCTCAACTATGTCAGAATGATCATTATCATTGTATATATCAATCAATCTACGAAGTATATATAATCTTGTGCCCTCATCCAAAGAATCAAACCATAACTCATCGATACGTTTATTAATCGGCTTAAACATTCTTAACTCAGGTATAAGCTCATATGCAAAATCATCTTTTCTATCTGCCAACTCAAGCATATCAGCCGCTTCAACTATAGCCACACATATAAAACTCTCATGTCTATTCTTTATAAGATGATAAGCTCTTATTAATACCCTAAGGCCGTCTGCTTTCGACAATCTCTTTCCCTTTTTCATATTGCTTTACAGTATAAGATTCATTAGCCATGCCAACCCTACCAACTGATATGGATTGATTTATTGATTGATTAAGATGTCCTATAACCGACATCTTAGCCCTAACCGTATTGGCACATCTTAGAAGGATTCGATAATCCTCTAACGCCCTCTCGTATCTTACGTCCACCCTAGCCCTTTTATCAGCATCAGTCATGCTCTTACATGTTCCGTCCTCCCTCAGGCTTATAGCGATCTTGTCCCGTATGATTCTGATATCATCCTCGGCTATCACCAGTTCGGCGTCAAGAACCCCCTTGTATGAGCTAAGAAGATCCTCCACCGCCACAACTTCCCTTTTCAGGTTCTCCAATTCCAATATCATTGAGTTGTCATTTATCCTTTTATACTCCTGTACTTTATTGGATACCTCATCACAGATACTCATGATCTCCTTTTCCCGTTCCCGATTTATGATATATCTGATGCTGTATTTAGCCATTTCCTTTAACGAGGATATAATTTCCTTTATCCCCATCTTATCCTCAACCGACAATACGGTCTTCAAGAACATTTCCAGCACCTTTATCACTACAAGCAAGTAATTATGTCTCAATCTCATGTCAATAAGGTGTTTCGTCATGCACTACATTGAAATCATCACTGGGCGGTATATATTGTTGCTCCAATGGAACACCGGGAGGTGGGGGCGGAAGCGTAACGACTGTCGTGTCCGGCTTGCCGCTACCCACAGGGGCATCCGAGCCTCCTGGTCTTTCTTGGCGCACCACCCCTCCATCAGGATAATATCGCTCATATCCTTTCATAATATCTACATGTATCGCATCAATCTCCTCTAATGATCTTTGACGGACTTTTACTATATGATGGAATATAAGTCCATCTACACGGAAAGAGCGCCTTGATTCACTCTTAAAACGTTCCAGATTAGGATACCAGCCTTGCGGGAATTGCATGTATGATGAATATCCGTATCTTTTTGGGATATTCAACGCTACCATAGCCGTACACAATTGCCCCAATGTATCTGATTGATAGAAATCAGATTGTTTTGGCATATGATCCTTAGGATCCCGTCTTCCCTCAATATCACGGTTAAGTTGTGATATTATAAGAAAGAATATATTGGGAAAAGTTCTTTTAGCTATATTACACATGGTTATCAGACTATCTATATTCCTCTTAGCGTCACCCGTGCCTTGTATAAGAGCTGTATGATCTATGGATACAAATACCATTTTCTTATCCTTGTTCGCTGGCATATAACTATTCCATAAGAAGTTCTGAAGCTCGTCTACTGTCGATGGTTTAGGAATGTATGTTATTCTGCTGGAGTTTTCCTCCTTAAGACATTTCTGCATTTCCTTTATCTCTTCATCAGACATCTCGTTAAGGAGAATATCTTGTATATCCTTTCCCATTTTTTTTGATAGTGAACGTAACATCAAATCCTCTGGATTCATTTCAAATTCACATCTGAGCCATACATAATCATCAGCTTGGGGATTGATATTAACATTCATTACATTACTCATAATCTTCTGAGCCAAATAAGACTTGCCCACTCCGGGCCTAGCGCCGATAGCCACCGCATGTTGTGGGTAGAACCCGCCCAGCAACGCCTTGTCAAGATAAGCGTATCCAGTACGAGCCGGGAGAAGCTCTCCCGACTGATACTTTCTTATCCTCTCATAGGCATCCATGATAATCTCCTTGGATGACCTCCATATCCTATCCTCACTCATCCTCTTGCGTTTCTATCGCCAGCCGTATCGGATTTAGACCCTCTGTTAGCTGATCTTGATTTATATCTAAGTCCTTTAGCCGTATGGCATAAATCCTTTCCCTTCCGATAGGCTTTACCTTTCAACTTATCGGTCTTGTAGTTCTTGCGACCCAACTCCCGTCTCTTGGCTTTCTGCTCAGGGCGGGCGTTGATCTTCTTATCCGTCTCGGCTTTCTTTCTTCTGGCCTCCGGATGTGTCCTATAGTATTCAGTCGATCTCCCCATCCTCGTCCTCCTCGTCATAATTATAATCCTCTACGATAATATCCTCTCCATCTAAATATGAGGCTTTATCTCCGAGTCTGCTTCTCATGCTCTCGTAAGGATCATCTCCGTCCTTTATCTCCCACACACATACGTATGGACCTATTATATCACTAAGCATCTCTGCCCGGTTCTCGCTGATGCCTTTTTCTATCATCTTATCCTTGCAATAAGATTTGTTGTACACCGATCCTCCAACATAAAATTCTGTTGGCTTATGAATAAAAATTACTTTCATTTTTTATTCTATTGATATTATTGCCCAAATTTATTTGTTTTCACCTACATAATCTCCATAACTCATGTCTGTATCACAGACTACCGTATTGGTTGTATTGTCTACCACATGAAACAGAAACTCCGGGCATCCGTGGCAGGCGTTACTCCCGATCGCCACCGCTCCGTGCCTAGAGCAAGCCTTACCTATCGTGGTACCCTCATGTATCTGTATATGGTTCTTCCCATATACCTTGATATGTCTCATAACATTAAGCAATGATAATAAGGACATCTTATACGGAGACACATGCTCTTCTGGTATTCCTAGCTCACTGGATAACTCTTTGTAAAAGTTTTTCCTTTCATAACTCGACTCTTTCAAGAACCTATCGATCTCAATAGCTGTTATATCCATGGCCCTAAGAAGCTCTGGTTTCGCCAATCTCCCTACTGGTTTACCCATCGAATCAGACCTCATCCAAGCCCCACACTTCTCGCACCCTACTTGCTTCCCCTCTACCGTATTTATCATAGTGGACGGGTTCTTGCAGTATGGGCATATGGACCCGTTTAACATAGCTTTCTGAGCTAAAGACAACTCTCTCATACCGTTTCTTCTATCTTAACATTAAATAGATTGCAGAATCTATTAAAATTCTTGTTTTCTATTTTCATGTCCTCCTCATACCTGTCAATTGACTTGATGAAATCATTGTAACAGTCCTTGCACATCCATTGATTGATCACCGCCACGTAATAACCTACGGATGTAGGTCTGTTACACATATCGCAAATACCTAAGCACCCATATCTGGTAAGCTTATCCATCATCTCCTGTCTTGTTATTTCAAGCACCTTGAATCCCTTGTAATTATCAACTACCTTTGCCATTATTGTAAATTTGTTTAATTATAAAATAATCCGCTATATCCATCCCCTCATCTATATTGGGTTTTGATTCTAGAAAATCACTTATCTCTATATTCATCCCCCTCATATCCTTGTCTACCTTCTTTCTCCATTCGTTGAAAGCGTCGCCCTTATCCGGGTACAGGACTATCCGCCTCCTACCCAATGTCTCTACCATCTCCCTCTTCAACATATGGATACCGCCACAGGCCATGAACAACCTACTAGGGTACACGATGTTGCAGATAACAGCCGTCTTCTCTGACTCTACTATATACACCGGAGCGTCATTGGGATAGAAGTTGATAAGGAACTCCCCGAACAGGCATTGCCTAAGCAGGTAATCCTGACCGTCCAGTATATGCACCCAACATACATGATCCATGGGAACCTTTACCCTCTTCCCGTCAGGCCCGTAGTCCATTATCTTCCCGGTTCGCACCACCCAATTCTTATCCAGTTGCCAGAACACACAGCACTTACCCCAGTCCCCGAATCTCATCATCCCCACCTTATACAAGCTAAATGCCCTATTGGTATGATACGATCCGAAGATATTGGATAGATAATCCTGAAGATCGGATGTCTCGAAAGGATTAAGCGTCTCAAACATCTTGCTTACCGGAATGCAGTTGGCTATATCCGGATCTACGGGAGGTCTATACCTCCTTAATACTTTGTTAGAATCGGTAAAAAGATCATTGCTCCCAAGCTCATTGCCTGTTGGGTATTTAAAATAACCACATTTATTTTTATGATCACATACCCCAAACTGCTCCCCTACTATCTGTCCGGTGGTTACATCTACGTACGGCGTAAAGCATCTATCCCTGCCGCATTGCGGGCACGTCAGCTTTCTTCTTGGCTTACTATGATCCAATTCATATCTGTGAACGCTCTTGTCAAATTCCCTAAACTCCATTATCCTATCCTCTCACTCATGATTCGATAAATATAATCTCTCAGTGATTCTTTTCTTATCAAGTTATTCAATTCAAAATCACTTTCTATATCCAAAGATCCTATTCTTGATGTAACCGTATAATTGGTTTTCTCGAACTTATACTTACCTTGGAGATATACGACTGTAGCCATGTTAAGTATAGGATTATCAGTTTGTCTCTTCAGTTTATATTGGCTTGTCTTGGCGGTAGGATCACCCGGAGCGAAGTTATATATCTCCTCTATCTCCAATATCTTTCCGTAGTTCTCCATTATCATTCTTCTATATAACTCAAGCTGGAAAGCATACTCATCATAAAAATTGCCTTTCCTGTTTGATTTGAAGTCCAATATAGCAAATATCCTCCTGCATCTCTTTATCTTCTTTTTCTCTGTCTTAGGTTGGCCTTTCTTGGTTCCAGTCTTATAGAACTCTCCTGTCTCGACCTCTATCTCCACCATCTCCGGCTCGCTATCCATCTCCACCACAGCATCCACAGAGGAAGCCACTTTCAATCTCCTTGACCTCAACATCTTCTCAATCAACACAGGTTTTACATGTCTTTCTTTACAGAATATAGCGAATGATATTAGGTCTTCTATCAACTCATCCATATTATCCACTAATATCCGCTCCATCCTATACTTGTCTATTCTCAACTTAGCTTCCTTGACAGCTTTTCTTATCCATGTTGGAATCAGTTTTATCTTAACTCCAGTCAGATACAATCCAAATAAGTAATGCATGATCGTACCCAAGTCAGCCCGGTAGTTGGCGTACTCGTCTGGATCCTTACCCTTGAGCCTCATCTCATTCTTCCACTTCTCCAAAGCGCCGGACGTATCACAATACCCATTGGCGATATTGTTAGTGGCTCCATCGTATATGATAGGATACCCATCAACATCCATCTCATAATACACACGTTTGCCAGCGACAGTCATTCTATATAACACTGGTGTCGGGATATCCTTTATCCATTCAGCAGCATAATACTGTTGCTCTGTCTCCAGATCATACTCAACCTCCATCTCCTCCTTAGGCTCGTTTTTAGGCTCTTCAACAGGCTTTTTCTCCTCGACCATATCTTTCTTTGGGATCGTTGACAAAACGTCTAATATGCCAAAGAAAGCGGTAAATTTAGGATCTGTATGATATGATCTTAATATTGGTAACGATGATCGCCAATAATATGATGACGCATTCTCGTCCATTGTCTTATTATGAACAAACTCTATTACAATACCATCATCCGTGATAACCACATGATGTTTTTTGGATAAACGGACTCTCATATCATCAAACGATTCTTGATCGCTTATGACTTCCATATCCGTGCCTTTCTTATATATCGTATCACTTATAGCTTCGTATCCAAGAGCTAGAAGTAATTTTTGTTTTCTTCTATCCATGATAATAATCTGGTTTTTAATTTACCATCCTCCTCGACTCTAGGTGCGAGATCCCTCATCCTTCTGGCTGCCAACAGCCATACGTTGCCAAACTCGTCCAAGAGCCGGCTGAAATCCATCGTATCTAATAGATAATCGAATCTTGTATGCTCATCAGCCGTCAAGTAGATAATGTTATCATTATCCTCAGCAACTGATTTATATTTCCGTTTAGGGTATAAGTGGCATATGTTGCTTACCCCCGGGCATGGTATGTATGCGCCGGTAGCAGATCTCCTTGTCATACTCAATCTAGCCACATGGGCGCCAAAGAAAACGGCTAGGCTCTTCCCCTTTGGCTTGGCCTTTACCCGTATCGCCGCCCTTTCCTTTGGCGGTAGCTCCTTGGCTCTGCATGCGGGACATAACCCCTTACTCCTTATGGTTACCATCCTTCCGCATCTCTCACACGGTAACATCCTACCTCTCATGCCTTTTTCTTTTTATAACTTTTGTTGAACTCCATAAGGCTCATAGCCCTATACCTCTTAAGCCTATTAATCTTACCCTCAGTCCAATCTTGATCCTTGAAGTTAATGATCGTATCGAATATCTGAGCCAGCTCCCGGATATTAAAATTCCTGTTCTGTATTTTTTTATAGAACCCCGATCTGCTATATCCTAATTTAGAAGCTAGATAAGTTTTGTTAGACAATGTGAGGATACGATAAATCGTACCCTCCATCTTGCTTATCTCCATCAACTTCTCGGCGACGGATGATGTGGTCTCATAGCTAGCTTTATTGCTTACTATTCTCATGTTTCTCCGGATTCCTGATCTTACCATCAAACTCATAGAAGTCCATCAGTTTCTTCTCTTCCTTGATACAAGTGACAACGAAGTCTGATATGGTTCCTTTCATGCCTTCCTCGAAATTCTTTTTGGCATGATCAAGGTCATTGGCCCGAACGATGTAGTTAAACGCCTTGCGTTTCTCATTGCCCGATTTCTCGTCTATCGTAATATAATCAGCCGTGACCTTATAGAACCGGTCTCCATCCATGGCAAATAATTCCGCTATCCGGAATCGTTTGATATCAACGCTAAACTCACCGGAGATAAACGGTCTCATCTCCTCTATGATTCTAGCCTCACACTCTGTATAAGAAAGGGCATCCACTAAATACTCTTCCTTTACCTTCTTCTTCATGCCGTTCTCGGCATCGGTCTCATAAGAAACCGTACATTTAAACCAATTGTGCATCTTATTAATCTATATTGTTGTTAAACAATGGGTAATCCTTTATCCCTTCACGAATATATCTTTCCGTATCATCATCCACGTCATAAGCTTTCTTAAAAAACGTCATAGCCGTATTCGTATCATGATCCACCAACGGAAGATATTCCTTTACAAAAAGGAATCTAAGATGATTCATATGATCAATCTTATTTCTTACATCGATTACCTTCGACCAGATCTCGGCATGGATTTCACTCATTCTTTTTATACCCTTCTTGTATTTATCTACCTGATCTTTATACTCCTCCTCAATCTTATTATTCTTGTCCTTTATAGATTTGTAGGATTCCTCATCTTTCGTATCAAACATTGGAATATGTTTGATATTGATTATATCCAACTTATTATATATCTTATCATTGGATATAGTGAAATCGTATGTAGTCTTGTATAAATCAAACTTACTTAAGAACTTAGCTATTTTAATAGCATCATCCTGATTAAAAACAGCTATGCTCAATCCTTCTAAAAGGTAGAAGAAATTAGATGGAGAAATAGGTTTGTAGTCGTATGTCTTCATAACTGGAGGTTCGTCCACAAACCTAACACCCTCCTTAGCGCATCTTGTTATGATCAATCTATCTATCTGCTCGTCAGTAAGATCATATATCTCCTGATCGGTCATCTCATTAATTGTCTTCATCGTCATCCTTCTCCATCATTATAGCCTTTGCCGCCTTTTGTTTATAAACCTCACTCATAAGGCAGGTAAAATCCATATCATCCATACCAGCCATAACATTGGCTTCTACTTCCAAATTCATCTCAATGTTCATTACCGAGACTTCATAGTTACTATCATCTTCTTTATAGAAAATGACTTTGCCACCATACTCGAAACCATCATCTTCGGTCTTAACCATATCGATGATCTTCTCCAATTTCTTTACAAACTCACTCTTTTTCATATATGCAATTTTTATATGTCTACAAAAGTAGACATTTTGTTTTTGAATTAAATTAAATAAACATTATTAATAGTTAATACTATCCTTTCTCCTATCATTCATATTTATTCTTTGGTAATTATACCCTAACATCTGCTCCATCTTCTTTAACCCAATTAACCGTATCGCAATGCCAGCAATACCCTGTCTCGGAATCCTTTTTATGAGAATGGGAACCACATGTAGCGCACCAATAATTATCATCTATATTGTATGTGTAACTTTTATCCTCATGCATCTTATCTATTCTAGCTACCCTATCTTCCAATAGATCCTTTAGATAATGGCATTCATAAGGCCTATCTTCTTCCCTTAATATATAAACATCTATGTCCATCATATTCCCCATCCTGTCCGTGCACATCAGCTCGGCGGCATGACGTACATTCCCTTCCGGCATCCCCGGGACTATCTCCCGGATCACTGCCTCCATCTTCTCTTGGTATTCGGTGTCTACCTTAGCCACCAAGTCTTCTAGTTTATCTATTAAGCTCATAATTTTTATTGTATATAATTACTATTTGATATTTATACATATTTATTCTGTATCATCTTCACATTCACCTATCATATCCGTATGACCAAATATCATATCAATAAATTCAAGCATCTCATCATTAAACGATCCGCTTTCTTCTTGCAGCTTCCTACATTCATCCTCGGTCAATCCACAAGAAGACACCAGTTCCTCTGCGGCCTGCGTCCATCGCCCGTTGTAGGCTAGCTCCTGAACCGCCAGCCATATCCCTTGGTTCATGCCCTTCATTCTTGTCTTATCTGAAATATTCTTATCCTCCATATTCTCAATCATTTTTAATTCTTGTTTCCAAAAAGCTATATATCCATCCTCTATATTGCTATGATATACAACATCATTGGTGCCATTATCCAATATCTCATATACGTCACCCGACTCATCCATTACCCCACGAAAAATGTTCTCTCTATCCAAAAAATAACATGGTTTCTGTACTTCCGGTAGAGAATTATCTAATGATATCCACTCCGATCCAATTACGGTTATTGTAGCTCCCATATGATTCTTCGTTTAATATTACTATTTTAACCTTAAATCCCAACACATGATCTATTATATCATCATCCACCATATTATCCTCATTGATAATACCTTCGCTCGCAAGATTTATGTAATCCGGTTCAGCCAAATCACATATTACCTTCCCATCCTTATCCATGATCCCATATATATAACCATCTAATTTCTCTACCATATCATTATACGTATTACAGATATAAACAATATGATAATCATCGTATTTTTTCTCGACATACTCATGCACATCCATTTCCAGAACCTCATCATCAGCACTGCCCGCATAATACTCAAGCGTATCCATCACCACTACCGGCCATCCTATCTCCTTGGTCATAGTAGATATCTCGTCAATGACTTCCTTCGTGCGAGTTTCGTCATACTTCCCATTGTTAAACTCATGCATCGCATAAGTCAATTCATGAATATTGCAACAAATCAACCCTATATGTTGATTTTGCTCCCGTTTGATTCTATCTTTTGTATCCATATTTATCTCCCCTATTCACTCATTCTTTTAATAAAATTCTCCCATGATAGATCAACATCGTTGTAATGCTTGCAACAAGCATTCTGGATTCTCTCTATCAACGGAATGAACCATAACTGAGTTATTCCGTAACGAGTCTGGATTATTCTACATAGATTTATTTTTATTATCTCCATGTCATTAATACTAGGAGATGCATTGTCATTCTCACATCTATCTAATATCGTTTGAATTGTAGCCAAATAATGATCCATATCTTAAATTGTTAATTAATTACCATTTCCCATTCCCCGGTATAAATAATACCTCTCCTGTACTTACCCAATGATTCCAGTTATTTTTAAGCTCATTAATGTCATAAGCCTCAGCCGAATGACCATTGTAAGACCTTTTTATAACTGACATAATGCTTTCCGCCTGCACGCTCCAATGACGATAACAGTCTGTCCCGCACCCGCACGCCGTGGATCTCCCGTTATCGAACTCCCAGACCAGAGGCCGGAGGCCGCATCGTGGACACGGCAACCATTCCATTGGATTCTCCGGCTTCTTGTAAACATCAATACACTTATACTCTACTGTCATAATTAGTTCTATTAAATTGATCTGATCTTTTGATCTCTCATCTCATTCTTATCCTTGAACATCATTATCCTATTTACAATCCCCTCCGATTCCATGTACGTCGAGAATCCATGTATTCTTAGATATTGGATGGCTGATAATGATTTTTCTAGCACATCTTTATATCCTACATCTATCTTAACTTCTTTACCCATAGTCCTCCTCCATTTCTCATATCCAACTTCTACTCATAACACTATTATAATCTATTCCATTATTCATAACCACTTTATTAAAGGCCTCCTCGGTATACGCCAAAGACTCGCCCCTATTAGCTCTCTCGATATTTTCGCTCATCATCCCCATAGCCTCGATCAAGGCCGCTGATGAGTTGGCTATTAACTTAGCCGCTTCCATTATCTTATTATCATCCATAATCATATTACTTTAACTTCCTCGTTCCACAAATGTCTTTCATATACCATGGTTGTTCCTATTAGGATTCCGGTATCTTCTCCCCAATATTCAAGTATTTGATTCCTGAATTTGTGACGCAATTTTTGTATTCCTCCCTTGTTTTTATCATAAGAAGAGTAATCTGATAATCTTACTGTCTCCATCGTTTACCTCCTTCATTTGTTCGTATGCCAATCTTTCAAGTTCCGGCATGGTGTTTGTTTCTTCTTATTTTCCCCCATACTTATTTCTCATTTCATTAATATAGCTCATATACCAATCTTTTATATCCTCTTCACTATCCATGCTATACTCTTTATTGAATGGATCGTATCTGATAAACTCCTCTGTTCGGCAGAATGGGCATGGAATTTCTTCCAATGGCTTGATTAGAACACCATCATCACCTACATTATCCAGATCATATAATATGCCATCTATGCAAGTTGCGTCTGGATAATTCGCACCGAAAAGCGGAAATTCTGGACATGTGTTTCTCATGCTTGTACTATTCAAATTCGTTCTCATATTCCTTTCTCCTATCCACTTCCTTTAAATTCAAACTATCAGGTGTCAATATCTTCTTTTCCAACAAATCAAAGAGAAGCATCGCCCTTGACTCCGCCTCTGTTTCCCCAAATCCGCTATACACTTCTGTTGGCGAATCGTAGGCATTGTAACGAACATAGGCGGTTTCGTAATATCTACTATCCCTATTCGGGAAATATTGTGTCAACTGCAACCATTCATCCCATATTTTTGATTTACTGACATTTATCATACTTGGTAGTATCTCTCCAAGTTCATGACTCATATAAGCCGGTATGAGGTCGCCTTCTTTTCTATATGAATACCTCATTGTATTTTGCACGACTGAATCTATCTGGGTTTCCCCTCCTTTCATCTCTTTCACAAAATAAAATTCCGACTCCGAATTTACGCCCAACTCATGCAACTTTAGCGCAAGCTCATAAGGGCACATAAAATTTTGATATTTCATGTTATTCTATATTTTCGTTTCTGTAATCCCCGGCATAGTCCAACCATACCCTGTAATCATTTCTGTACTTGGTCGCTTTTATTTTCATATTCCGGTATATATCCTTATTCGCATTTTCGCCAAGTACTCTCCTTACCTCCTTCTGTAAGACCGCCCCGATAAGAGGATAGACGTCCAAATAATTGCCTTCACACTTCTCGAAATTTATTACCTTGTTCCCTATTGCCCGCTCCAATGCCTTATCCATTGCCTTTATGATGGATTCTTGCACATTTTTATATCGATTGATAAAATCCTGTCTTATAGATACCATATCTCCTTCTTTAATACTCATATTTTCTTACATATTTATATGTTATTTTATTACTCAACCAAGCCAACGGGCAAGGGCTGCGCCTTGTCTTCCCCGACCGCCTACCCATATACGCCGGCTCCACCGGTAACGCCACCCATGACATCTTGGATGTCTCTCCCGTAAATCTGATAGTGATTGCCATAGCTCTCAAATATTACTTGATAGCTGTTTTAATCCCATCCTAATTGTCTCGCAACACCTTCCATCTCGCTATACGCTATCCGGTGACATCCAGCAACCAATATATCATTCTTATAGCTATTGATCTTCCATTTGTGACCGGTTGTATCCAATACCATATCGTGTTGGAATTTACTGCCATTATGGAAGAACTTTATCAATTTCCAAAGTCTCTCAGCCTCAGCTCGTCCTATCTTGATATTCTTGCTAGTCTCAATTATGCCATTCTTGATGCGAAGCCATACGTTAGGCTGGTCATCCTCCAAATAATAATGTAGATATAATTCCAGAATCTTGCCAGACTTCCACATCTCGATCTGTTCTTCAAATTTTTTCTTGCGATCTTCTTTTTCTTTTCTTCTTTTTTCAAAAATTAAAGCCTCTTTTTTCGCCTGACTGTCTTCCCATCTCTGACATCTGGCCACATACCCAGCCCACGTTCCTTCACCACAAATCTCATCTACTATCACATTGGTCGTCCCTAAAGTTTCTAACGCTTGATGATTTAGCAATACCTCAAACACACGCTTTAACTCATGGACATATTCACTTTTAATCTTATCCGATTCATAAGATAACGCATGTTTAGTTCCAATCCAGTTGTTTGCGCTCTTTTTAAGAAGGCTCTCGGGAGTACCCATATTAAAGAACTCAATATAATCCATTAGACTTCTAAATACTCCCCAAACATCCCTATAAGACAGGCTTGTTCTAACCTTCTTGTATTTCTCGATAACCTCTTTGATAAGCTCCAATCGACTGGTGATAAAAGCCATGCTGCCATCATCAGACATATTATATCCAACAGAAAATACCTTTGAACCAGTTGGTATTGCACTACGAACACAACGTTGATGTTTACAGGTAGAAGAAGAATAATACTCATCGTTAAGCAAATACGCCTTTTCACCACACTTATTTCTTACGATTCTTCCAACCTCAAAATGATAACCATAAGAATAAATACTTCTACCTTCAAAGAAAAGATTACTACCTTTTCCGGATTCTTTCTTTTCATTTGCCCATAAGTGAGCGACCATAGAGTTGTTCATATCTATTAAGTTTTGAGTGTTAATTATTGATTATACTTGCTAAAAATAACATCGACACAAGTTCCGCCAATAGCGTTTGCGTCATTATACGAATAAAAACCTTCTGTTCCCCAATCCACACCAACTGGACAACCATCTGCATGTTTTACAAAGTCATCAACTTCTTGCGCTTCCTCGTTAGATATTCCAGTGTAGTCACCATTAATCAAAGCCCCAATCCAATAAATCGGAAGCCTATATCTTATTATCTCTATATTCATAACTTTATCAATTTACAATTACTACCTTTTCATTCTATTTTATTCAATGGACCGGCATGCGCTTCCCCATTCTCATAATAAAGCTGACCCTCATACTGGTTATGATGAAGCTCCTCACGTATCGCATCTTCATCGTCAGCCCAATGTTCATATTCCTCATGCCATGACTTGAAGAAGTTATCATAACATTGTCTCATCAGATCCTCTAAAGAAAAACCCTCCGGATAAGTACACCATGCATTGTAATAATCAATTATAGGTTTCAGGAGATATAAATCATAACACATCCCTGTCAATGGGAAATTATCTCCATAGTCAAACATCACCCTACTATACTTGTGCCTGTATTTGTATTTCCCATCAATATATTTACCTGACGTGGAGAAATACTTGCCCTTGATAATATATGGCATAATATTGTTGTTGATATACCTGAACAGTAATTTGCCACATAAGTTATTAGGATATATATCCTTATCATAATCAGTTGGATGACAGTATATAGGATCATTGTACTTGAATTTGAATCTAAAATCATACCTCGTATATCCAACTTCCCAGCCATAAGCCTCAGTATTTGTCAGATCCCCAAAAGACTTCATGGTGCTTATATAATCAGCACCATAAGCTTCCATGCAACAATCCATTATATTCCAGCGCTCACGCTCTATGATCCTTTCTTGTGAATCTTTTGACAGCTCATCAAACTCATACAGTTTTAATACAATCTCTTTCATAATCCCTCCTCTTTTAATATAACTAGATCCCTAACGTCAATCGAATGACATACGTACCTCCTTATGTTCACGTTTAGAGATATGATTGTGGCTATTCTCACGAACCACCACAATCCAGATTCAGATATTACTCATCCTTTATCTTTACGAATGGGTTTTCTACATAAAACTCCACTACATCCTTAGATTTTATAGATGTCACTATACCGGTGGTATCCACAAATCCATCTGTCTCATCCATTGTCAAATCTTCTATTTTATCTCCCGGCAGAAAACAAAGATTATAGTCTTGATCAATATACATAATCATCTTTAACCTAACCATGTCATCAATGACGCCTTTCATTCTCTCCACAACATCTAATTGATCATCAGTAAGCATTAATTTACTTTTTGAAGATTTTACTAATCTCATGTCTTCATTCTTGTCAACTACAGTCAAGTCATTGAATTTATACACATCTTCACATGTTCTGTAATATGTTTCCTTACAATAAATTTTTCCTTTATTATCTATTTCAACATCAAAACATTCCAACTTACACTTGACAGCTCTTCCGTTTTTGTATTTCCACACATCACCTATTGGAGCGAATCCGTATAATGACTTAAAAACATCATATATTGATAGTTTTGTCTTAGGGATGCTCTTATCCTTTTTAAAACATTCTTCGGACGAATAAAATAATTTCCCATCTAATGTCTTCTCAGCCCTACATCCTCCCCATGTTCCTACATATCTAACTACTCCATATGTAAAACTGATCAAGATTTTATCAATTTCAAACCACTTTAATTTTCCTGACATATCGTCAAAAAGATATCCACTCTCTAGATAAACCGATAAATGCTCTCTTATTTCCATAACAATTTATTTTTTAATTAAACAACATCATTTGCCTTGATCGCTATCAGTCTCAATACTCCTCTAAGTATCATGGTTTTCATGATACAACTCATAATATTACATTGAACTTCTCATTTAAACTATCTAAAGCTCTTTGATACTCCTCTTCCTTGTCGAACTTAATTTGAGTACTGTTCTCCAAACCAAAGGACAGGGTGAAGGATATAACCCAGCCCGATCCGTCCACGGCCTGCCCCTTGGGCCCCCACGACATCACCTGCTTCTTGGATATATACCAATTTCCTATCTGCACGAAGTCAGGATAGTTGTTAGTCAAATACCTTATCTGGATATTCAAACAATCGAAATTATCAAAAGAAATTATGTGATATTTGCTCCTTATCCGTATCTTCAGAAACGGATTGTTCCCGTAATATGCGGCGAATGCCGACACCACGGAGATAGGATATCTAACCCCTTTTATTATCACCCATTTCATATACAATACCTCCTTATATTAAACTATTTAATATAAATTCATCTTCCTCCGTTCTCTCATTCATAGGCTTATTTTGTACCGTTTTGACAAGATCAAGCACCTCATCCCAAGTCCTTTCTGATAGCGTCCCATTATTTATGCCACAACACCTACATCCACTAGAAAATACCGGTATCATACTTCCATCACACATCCTAACGAATTTATATCCTACATATTCATTGCATAAGAAACATCTTCTTACTGGGATAAACCTTATTCTACCTCTATTAATGATACTTATTAATACCTCACGATTCATATTATTCCCTTAATTTACGTTTAACCTCCTTAATATATTTAGGGGAATGTAATCCCCTATGCAATCTTATAGCCCGATCTATATCCTTTTTAGGATTATGATGAGATTGATATATCTCGAACATTTCCCTAGCCTTGACAGGATTCGTTCGATCATCGTATCTATACCGCTTTTTCTGCCGTTTGAGGCGTAATATCCTATTAATCTCATCAACGTATACCCTTTTCATTTGCCATCTTCCTAAAGCCCCGGATGAGGCGTTATACGCTCGATCGTCATTCCTTGACTCCACGAAAGACAGGGCGGCCGCCAGCTTATCCCATACCCGTGCCTCGATCACGGCCGGCTTCGGGGCGAGGGGCATGCCACCGCTCCCTTTTGGCGGTGTCAGTATCACCATAGCCATCATAAGCAAGTATCTTGTCATATCTTATCCATATCAAAATTATTATTCACGATCTTATCACCTATGTTAATTTCCCCCATATCCAAGATATTTATATTATTTATTATACTCCTTACCCAAAAAGAGGATATAATAGCAGAATATTATGATATTAAGACATAAACCTGTCTATTACCATACTGCCATATTTATCCTCCGTCCAATACCATTCGTATCAGTACACAACTTTTATTATTATGGTCATAAATACACTCAATCATCCCTTTTTCAAGCCGCTATCGCCATTAAGATTATCAGCTATATCCAATATCTTCGAAATAAGAGCCTTTTTAGGTTTATATTCGTCGTTTATGCTTATAACCGAGTAGTTGTATACCACGCCTTCTTTCGAGACCTCCACGCCTACGTATTTAGGCGCAACGGCATCCCTATGTAATACGATAAACGGGTTTTTACCGTCCAGATCATTTATCAACTGGTTAAACTGCCGTCTCGTCATCTGATAGTGATATTATTTCCATGTTATAAATGCGATCTCTCTTTACCCTTATCTTCTCGCATAGCTCATCGAAGCACCCATCTTCTTCTAGCTTATCAACATAATATGATACACTTGATTTAGAGCTTCCTTGAAGATATACATTTCCTCTTATATTCCTTGAGAAAAAATTAGGTAAGACCATCTTTTGTCTCTTATCCTTATTATCCATATAAGATATGACAACAACCCATAATTCTGGTTCCCGTTCTTTTACCGATAACATAAGATCGAGACCCGATTGACCATTGATATTCCTCCTGCCAGTTTCGTTATAACGAAGAATAATATAATCATCCGCTTTATCATCCTCAATCATCACGACCATAGGACTATTACCCTTCCCATTATCACATAATACTCTTGCCTCTTTTCCGTTACGTAGATATACCTTATCGTAATCTCCATTTTTGTATATCTCGAAATCAAACTCTATTACCATTTTATTTCCTCCTATTGATATATTGTTGCGTACGTCCTTCCTCTATCTTTTCGAAATAGAACTTATTCCCGTATAACCTTGTAAAACAGATGTTATACCCGAAATGCTCCGCACGTCTGATTTGCGCATAACCTCTACTGATGTCCTTATCATCAATCAGCGTAACAAAACAATGTGATCCTACTTCTGTATTCAAAACCAGATTTTCCCAATCTTTTACTTCCATATCAAATTTCCTTAAATATTTTTTTGTTATAATTATCGCTATTGTACCATCTATCAATATCCTTATATTGTTCTGGATAAACCCCATAAGACTTGCACCACCTAGGTAATGGCTCGTTTAGCACGTCCAGTGCCGTCGCAAGGTCGAACGTAGCTTCCTCCTTGATACCACATCCCGATCCACTTCCACGGCTCGGTATATAGGCTCTACTATATGCTACACTCATTCCATATTCTCCATGACTCAGATACCCGATGTTGGGTGAATCAGGGAAGGCGTAATACAACATTATATAATCACCCTTACTCCAACCTCTATTATAAGTATCATCCTGCCATGCGAAAACCCTGCAACCGGCTTCTTTTAATTCCGCTGCCGCTCTTTTTAAAATATTATCTTCCATACTACTTACATTTAAGTTATGCCAAGGTGCCGGGAACTGACCCCGGATCATATCCGCACACGTACGATTATGATATATCCTTCCACCCCGCCAAGGTCATGGTCACAATATTAACAAACTAAAATCTAATGTTCATATCATTACACATCTTAAAGAAGACCTCCCTTATGATCTTTTTATACAAGATGTATATCTCATCATCATCATCATCGAACTCCACTTCCCATGAACGTAATAAATACCTGATATCGCAATCCGCTATATGAATCCTGAATATAGACGGAACGCTCATTATGTAGTCCTCGAAAGCTTTCTTAATCCCATCCCTTTTGATATGTTCTTTATACTCATCCTTAAACACGTTAAGCATAAAAGCCAGATACTCCCTATCATATCTAAACTGCTTTTTGTAATTATCAGTATCTATATGATCTAGTATATATATTTCTATAGCGTCCCTGTCGTATTTTGACATACCTCTTCCTCCTGTTTTTGATATTTAATAACCCTTTTCTCCCCATACGCCTTCGCTAACTGAATAAGCTGGCCGGTAAACACCTTGGTACGGTGTCTTACAATCTTATCCACCAACTCCGGGCATCTGGTTCTCCATCTATAATTAACCTCACCCTTAGCTTTCTTCTTGTAATATCTGTAAAATGTTACGGCCACTACCACTTCTCCATCTTGTTCAAAAGCCACTAAATCGTAATTGTTGTAAACTATTTCGTTCATGTCGTTATTATTTTTATGTACTTAATCACCTCTTCTGGTAAGGATGCTAGATCCTTAACTCTTTTACCGAAATCGTATGAATGTCTCCTATATGGATAATAATCACCAACATATGTTCCTATTCCTTGTGGATGAAATGGATTTTCGCTGCATGCAAACACAGGATAATATACCAACCCACTACTATCTTTACCCTTATCACTTACACATATTATCGTGTATCTATCTATCTCCCCATCGCCAATATCATACACCCTTACTTTTACCTTCACGCCATTGGCGTTTGTTATAACATTATTCATACGCACCTCCTTTGTTGTTCACGATCAAACTAATCTATCTCCCTACCATATATAGTATACGATCCACACCAGCCACGATTCTCATTCGAGACCCTAATATGATCTACAGGCTTATCTCCTGCCATACAATTAGCGTAAGATAATACCTCCGACATGTTTCTGAACCCGGAATCCGCCGCCGATTTTATAAGTTTCCGATCGCACCCGAATACCCATACCTTCATAATATCCCTTTCCTTTACAGTTCTTCTTATACGCATAATCTTGCCATAAAATAAATAAACATAAAATCTATTCTCTCTTTGTTATCATCCATCCTATGCCCGGTGATCTCAAAAACAACCCTACGCTTTTCTATAGTCTGTATATTATCTAACTGAATAGCTATGTAAGGATATTTCATAACTTTCTCTCTATTGATGTTATACAAAATAGCGTTGACATCTTGCCTGCGAAAATACATATTTACCCCTATATAGCTGGCAACCAAAAGACATTCGTCTATTACCCCATCAGTATCGAATAGCAATAACATATCATCCTTCTCGATAGTATATTCCATATCAAGGATCTTGATACGTTTGCTTCCGTCCTTCTTATCTGATATAAGAACCTCTATCATATCCTTATCAGTCGTAAGGATATAATACGCCTCGTCCTTTGTAATATTATTACGAAGATAAGACAGTATCTCATCTTGTAATTTTATAATCTCGTCCATGTTATTAGTATTTTATATTACCACGCCAAAGGAAAGAACGGCAGCCGACACCCGCAGCCTACCACGCCGTGACACCGCCGCCCGTTCCCCTTGGTATTATTCTGGCACCTCTAATTTCCCGTAATAAGGATAAAAACAACCGTCTCGATAAACCGAATATCTGAGCGTTTTATCCTTTGCTTCATAGATGGAAACACAACCGCTGTTATAAGCGTTGGATAGTTCTTTTGCTACAAATCCGCCTATTCGCTTATAGGTTTTAGGCGTATCCCTCAACGGCCTGCCTACATATATTTTTACTCTCTTGCACTTCTTGTCGCCTACGTATATATCCTTTCCACTAAGCTCCATTAAATACATGAATCTCATATCAACCGATTTTAAATCCAACATTCCTCTATCTCTATCTCCATATGATCCGCCCAATCACATCTATCAACGTCCTCACCATCCTCGAAGTAATAGTAAGCCCATACATGGACGCCTCCTACCTCTATACACCCATCACTTTTCCATTCTACCAACCCGTCTTGCCTTACCGCGTTGGTAGGCTCAGCCCCCAGCGACAGCAACTCATTTACTATACTACCGCCAAATACGTTTCTCGCTTCTTCTCTTGTCATATCAATATCAGATTTTAATATTATACTACCGCCAAAGGAGGACAGAGACGGACGACCAGCGGGGCCAACCCCACGCCATCGCCGCCCCCGTTTTCCCTTGGTTTCCTCCGCATCACCCTATACTAATAAACAATATCCACCACCAATAACACCATACCCACCATCACTCACAACTACCTTGCCTTGACGGGGAACTCCTACCACTTGCAAACTTTTACATTTGATTGGAAGATACCCCTTGCTTGAAAGGCGTTTTCCTTGCTCGAAAGGTGTTTCCCTTGTTTGTTGGTGTTTTTTCTTGTTTGGAAAGGTTTTTCCTTGTTTGGAGGTGTCCCATCACGCAAATCCCAAATCTCCCTCGAAATTCCCACGAAAACCCAAGGCCTTCCGATACTTTGTTCCACGTGGAACGTTGATTCAGTCTAGGATATCGAGGTCTTTGTTCTTGATTGCCTTATATACTTGCCTAATACAATGTATTGATAATAAAACCAATAAAGAAACTATGATTATAGGCAGAGCGTCGCCCGTAGCTATAACGTACCGCCCCAACTCAAACGCCATATACCCACAAAACAAGGTGAGTACGAAATATATAAATACACCCATAAAAATATACAATAAGTAACCACGATTTTAAAATTGAACGCAAATAATACAATTAATTGAGTATCAATAAAATAATATATATCAACCCCTAGAGCTACCTCTAAGGAAAGACAAGCCTAGATATAGATAAAAAATATACAATAAGTACCGCCTATTATATACCTTTTAGGATCGATTCAAGCGCAAATCCATGCATAAGGGTACAATTCACCCGCCCGTATGGATATAGACATATACAAAATGATACATAATAAAGTATTTTACTTACATATTTATAATTAAGGCTTAAAATTTACCGCCTCAACACTTTTATATGTAAGCAAAACATATGATTATGCTGTCATTTTGTAAAATTAGACACAAAAAAGCCCTTTCGTCCTATATCACTACAGTACGGAAGGGCACAAACTTTAAAATCAAATAAAAACAAACGATCTATTGTCGCAATTTGTTTGCCATGTAACTAACATGTTTCCGCCTACATTTATCAGATTCCCTACTGCAATCTAATTTATTAGACTTGTATAGTTCTTTGGTAAGCTCAATATAAAACTCAATTTGAGACTTTCTTATAGCTTCTAAAGCCTTTTCTTTTTGAATAGATAGTTTCCTATTCAAATTATCAAATTTCTTTTTGTACATAATATATTCATTTAATTACACCAATAAGAATACGGCACGGCTATGAAGGCACAAAGCCGCCGTTATCGATACGGACAGCAGAGCACACCACGCCCGCCCGTCTCCGTTGGATTTGTCCCTTTGCCCCGAACGAACGAAGCCAAATACGTACATACGTCACCCGTGATACGTACCGACAAGGCGTATTAAGTCCGTCAATTTAACCGCACTAAATACCCTTGTAAGGGTTGTTATTTGCTATCCGTACACATGTTAGGTATTTAAGCAACCCTAACATACGTCGTATTGATACATTAGCACGGAAATAACACCGTAATACACTCAATGCGTGCTACTCTCACAACGCACTAACATACGCCCTATACATGCGTATATACACCAACGTACCCCGTATTATAATACGGCCTATTAAGGAGACCTTAACGTACTAACCCTACTTGCAATAAGGCCAAAAGGATAACGGTACGTCTCCGGACTGGCAACGCACCCAAATCACATTGTTAAGCGGCGATCTATCTATACATGCTATCGATACCCTACCAGCATGTATATCCTTATTGCAATATGTTAAATAACTCGCTATTTTAGTCTGAGTCCAGTTGCGCGACGGGGACGCAATAGCATGCAACCACGACGGGCTATTATAGCCCGCCTAATTATCTATCATTTTTAGGGTGCGTTAGGTAGTAAGTAATACATTTGGCTATCAAATTATATGTGTATCGCTTGATAGGTATAGCTACTTTGATGATACGTTTATCCGATCCATTAAACACCTCATAGTAAGGCACGCTACCCGTGTCGTTGTATGCTATAGGCTCACAATATCCAAAGCGTTTATGCGTATTGCCTATTATAGCAATTTCGTTTATCTTATCCTCTGATAATTTCACATTCTTTTCCGCATCCTGCTTGTCGTAATATTCTCTTTCCACCTCTTTATATGCGCAAAAAGTATTGTCAATACGTGGAAGGATCTCTTTACAAAGTTGTATTACAACCTCTTTATCTTTAGCTAATGATACCAAAGCGGGTACAATTTCCTTATCTACCTTGATATCATTTTCCTTTAATATCTCATTTATTTCTTTACCAGATTTAAAAAGTTGGGCCCATGCCTTTACGGCACCTGTTAACGTCTTTTCACTTGCCTTCTTTACCTCGCTTTGTACTTTAGTTAACTCTTTATTTGTCATTAGATTTTACCCATACCTTTGGGATTTATATTGGCTTCTGGTACGCCAGTTTGTTAATATTGTTATCTCACATTGCAAATATAATACATGTTTTATTGTCAAACAAATATTTTACAATAAAAATTCAACGATTATATATAATAAAACTAATCAAATGCAAATGTATATTAAAATATTGGTTTATATAATTGATAATCAACTATTTAAATGAAAAATAAGCATTCTTTTTTTCGGTTCGCTGATCGTTTGCCGTTCTTGTTTCCCGTCCTTCGTGGATTGGGGGGGGCTGGTCCAAAAACGGCAGCCCGGCCGGGCCGATTTCGGGGAGGTGGTCCGTCCCGCATATCCCCGCATATCCCTACATGTCCGGCGTCCCAACATATCCCATCTCTCATCCCCTAACGACTTTCTCATTAATTTTATTACATTTGCGATATAATTAAAACATAACATATTATGAATAAAGAAGTTGAATACATGGGGGGGGTATTTAAGACCCCTCAGATAAGGAGGGGGTATGTTTAGGCGCAGGACTTCTTCTCCCGGTAAGATCCACTACCGTGTTAATATAAACAAGAATATGTGTCTTGGCTTTGTAGATATATATATTGATGGGAAGCCATATCAACCTGGTTTTAACGGATCTTATCTTGATATATATCGCGATAAGAAGATAAAAACTATAAGCATAAGTGGCCAGATATCATATCTAAATCCGAAAAATGAGTACAATGTTATTTTGGGCATAAGTGGAGGTATTATAGAGGGAACCCTTACGTATCAATATAATTCGGGTATGCATTGCGAGTTGGCTAATAAGGTGATATACGGGAATAGGATAACTAATTTTGTTCCTGTAACGGTGATAGAAGATCCTGGGAAGATCATTAATTTCACTTACAGATCTGAATTACATACTCAGGTTTTAGATGAAAGTTATGTAAGTTGGGATGGTGATTATGTATTAAACGATAATTGTATAGTAACTGATCTTTGTTCGGGATGTGAATCTTATGCCTATGGGAAAAGTTCTCATGGTAACTATCGAGTAACGGTAAGGATAGTGTAATCCCAAGGGAAGGAGGGAGACCTCGTCCTTCCGGGCCTCCCCGTCCTACCACCGCCCCTCACGTTCTTTTTGGCTTCTCCATGTATTGTCTTTGACCGGATATCAAAAATTCATATCTTTGGAACAAAACTACAATCATGTTTAGAGACATACTACATAAAATAAAGATCTTCTTCTGCGATGACGATATCGAGAAGATAAATGTAAGGGATAGTACGGTTATCCGCAACAACGAGATACATAAGATGTATGATGAGATACTTAATGAGCTAGGTGATTTGGCCACTGTCGTGTCTAGGAACTACGTGTATGGCAGGATAAAGGACAGGACGGGATTGAGCATCCGTCATATCAGCAGGATAATAAACCATACTAAAGTTGAGGAGATATGATAAAGGACGTAATGGAGAGGGATATGATAAATGAGATATCCACGTTGTTTGTAATGATATTCACGTCAGGGTTGATGTTTGTCATGCCGATATTAGATATAGGGTATAATGATATCCTTGTCATAATAGGATTCGGGATAATACTATCTTTTATGTTAACCATAATCCCGATCTTGCTTTCTTACGATATAAGGGATGAGATCATTGAGTTGATTGAGGATATGGACAGACAGATCGTAGTAGATACTTCGGTATATAAAACGGATCTGCCCTAAGAAATTCCTAGGGCAGGTAATGTGCTATTTTCTTTTAACGTACTTATCTATCATATCTATTGATAGTTTAGCTCCCAGCTCCTCCTCCAATAGGTTAAGGTAGTTCCGGTGCAGGCATCCGCCCCGCTCCACCTCCCTAAAGCCGGCCCCGTCCCTGATCCTGACCAGCCCTTTCCTTGGATCCATGTCGATAAGATCCCGAAGCTCGTTCATATTCTTGAACCGGTTCTCTATTACCTTAAATACATCGATCTTAGGTCTCTTATCCTTATCCTTGGACTTTATTTTAATTCTTCCACTCATATCAATTATCCAGTAACTTTACATGTAATATGATTCATATTATTACTGCAATAAGCGCACATAGATACGTAGGGAGAATATACCATTCCACATACCGGACATCTCCATCCATATATAACAGGATTTGTTTGTTTGTCAATTTCTTTCAAGCCCTCATTAGTAGTGGATGATGTATTTTTATTTTCCATATCATTCATTACCACGGTGGTTTCCTAACCGACGTTCGCTGGTCATGAAGCCATCCTTATTTATCTTATCTGTACTTCCAAATCCATTATCACCTCTATCAGATTTTCCAAGATCTTCTAATGACTCCACTTCTTCCCATACGATACGTTCCCTTCTACGAATAAGAAGCTGTGCTACCTTACCACCGACATTACAATAATAAGGACTATGCCTATTCATTTTTCTGTGAACTATTATAATCTCCCCACTATATCCTTCATCAATGGTAGCAGGGGAGTTTTGCATAATTAGCTCGCTATTAGTAAAACCACTACGTGGACGGATTTCCATCTCATAATCCTCTGGCAATGCTACATGTACGCCAGTATGATATATGATCCTGCCTCCGTCAAGTTCTATATCCTTAACGAACAAATCCATGCAAGCGTCTTCTTTATGAGCGTATTCAGGCAGCTTAGCCCCTTTTTCCAGCCAGATCTTGACCTTACACGTATCTATACCATCAAGTAACTCAATTGCCTCTTTATAGCTCATAGGCTGCTCTGAGGCTAATGAAATGGCTCTTGCCAATAAATCTTTAATCTTACTCATTTTATTTTGTTTTTAAATTCTTTCCCTTTCGGGCATTGTAATTTACATTCCTCACCACAAGCGGAACATTTGGGTCTCATTCCGGGCACCCCTCTTCCCCCGTACGGCCAGTAGGCATAATCGCAGACGCTCCAGAACGCCTCCATCGCCTTGATCTTGGCATCGACGGTTATCTTCTCCTTCACCTTTTTCATGCTTTTCCTGAACTCGTCTTTCATATCCTTCCCTTCTATCTGTCTGGCTTTACGTCTCTCGTTCCACCAATTGTAGTAGAATTTATCTGCCATCTTATAAGCTTCGGGGTCAAATTTATCACGGTGCAGGATAGGGGCGTCCTTGATCTTTCTCAAATTCCTGCCACAAACATAAGCAAGCCCGGCGTACGGAGGTATGTCCTTAGGATCAACCAACCCATCCGGCACGCAGTAGTAGAAGTAGTTGGGCCGGCCGTACCTGACCCAGTCCCCGGTCTCGTATAGGGCTTGCTTCCGGCCCTCGAACCATCCTTGCATTACTTGGTGCTTACCCTCCTTCTCGAAATCCTTGTTATAGTCAGCTAACGAGATCTTAACCTCAACCTCATATGCGTACATGGATCTGGTTATAGCCAGATAATCGGACTCCCAGTTATATACATACAGGTTATTTATCACCCATTTAGGCGATACCAAGAACTGTCTGTTAAGGATATCCAATATCCCTCTTTCAGTGTATTCAATACCTTTATTTGATTGCCGTGTTCCCATCTCCTGTCAGAGGATTATTCCTTAACCCAACCGCCATTATAGCGTTCGATACCAATCTCCGTAATCCGCTTATATCCTTATCATGGAATGAGAAAGTGGTTAAGTTATGCGATTCAGTAATCTTATCATAAGACTTTATCATCAACACAGCCACATACTCACCCATCATCTTTTCATTCATGATATCAAGATCGATTATGCCGTGATCTATTAGATCAACCACATCCCATCCTGATGGTAGATACGTTTTTATCTGATTAATGTCCATAGCAAATAGTATTTATAAAAAGGAGGGTCGTGCTACCCTCCTATAGATTACACACGAAAAATAGAACTGAAAGCGATCTTAAGCACGTAAGATTTTATTAATTCCCGTAGGCTGTCTACCGGTTATCGTTAATTACCGACCTGCGGGAATATGTTTAAGAAAACACCATGTGGGGAGTGGGGGAATCGAACCCTTATCCACGCTACGATTAGGAATCGTAAATTCTATCCGTTAAATTAACTCCCCTTTAAGCGTCCTGATCCTCCCGGACAAGGACACTACATAAATCTAAACTCTAAACCTAATGACAAATTCTATTAATCCAACTGTGGACCCGGCCGGACTTGAACCGACAACCTACTGGTTATGAGCCAATTGCTCTTACCAATTGAGCTACGGGTCCTAAATTCACCACATCGGCTTTCACAAGAGGATGTGGGACGGAATTTCTCGAAAATTATATAGTATTATGAAATTATTGTCCAGCATTCTAGCATATAGCACCAATCCTCGAACGGGAATGTCTCTATACCTGACCTACCCCATCCCGCCCCCCAACTGTTCTGTAGGACGAAGCCGGCCTTGTCCCATCCGGTGAGGATAACGGCATGACCTCCCAAGTTCTGTCCTTGGCCTTGCCAGAATCGATTACCATAATTATAGCAATACAGACCTATAACCAGAGGACCATTCAGCATCAACGCCACCTTAGCTGATACCGGATCTATGATCCTAGCGTAACTGTTTATTTTCTCCCCATCTACGCCTACGTTCTTGATAGACTTGATAGCATCACGAAGAACCATCCCGTCCTGGTCCTTATCCTCTCTCAGATCATATATATCGTAAGGAGATATTTTAGCTGGTCTTTTGATATCCTTTATAGCTTTTCTCCAGTTAAGGATCTCAGCCAGGCTTACGGCTGCGCAAATAGGGGAAGAACCTTGATCTACCACGCTATCGACATTATTGATCTTATACTCATCAGGAACAGCCTCATGTTGCATATTCATGATAGCGTCCCTATCATCCGCTGGTGATGGTATGTAACCTAGTCCGTAACTCATTTTTTATCTTTTTTATGATAGTCTATTATCTTGATATTAAACGTATCGGATCTTTGCCTAACCTGTATTGACCCTCTAGCTTTTCCCTTGGCGTCGTACAGGGCGGTGAAACCAAAGTTATCGACCCGGCCGTCATCCAGCGTAAACCTCCACTCCTTCCATTGGCCCATCACGGTTCCGGAAGATACTATGGAATCCACCACATAAGATATATCAGTAGTATCGTACTCCGTATAATAGGTTCTAGATGTACTACATCCGACAGCCGCTAAGGTAAATAACGTTAACAAGAAAAACAAGATCTTATTCATTTTTCTTAGTCTTTTTACGTTTCTTAGATTTCTTCTTCTCCTCAGTTTTATTCTCGACATTTACGTCATTGCCGGCATCGGTACCAGTAACCTCAGAGATATTATTTTCAGGTATATCGATATGACCTGAATTAGGGTCCATCTTATCCTCCTCAACAATAACCTCATCAGACACATCACCATCTAAAGCCTCAGGATCAATATGATTTTCCAGATACTGGATACGATCTGACATAGCCTTATTTTGCTCCTCTATTTCCTTGTACCTTCTTCTAGCCTCATCGAGTAATTTAGATGATAGTTTATGTTTCTTCTCGATATCCATATAAGCCCTTTTAAGAGTCTCTTTATCTTTCACCGACTCATTATATAGCTCTCTTGATTTACTAAGCTCATTCCCCATCTTAACGATATGAGAATCCTTGGATTCTATATCCATATCAAGAGAATCCACAAGCGTATTAAGATATCTTTCTTTTTCCTCCAATTCCGTTATCTTACTACGAGCATCCTCATAATTTCTTTTTAATCTACTTGAATAACTAATAGCCTCATCAAGATCCTGTTTTAGAGTATTTATATAACTACTCTTTACTATCTTCAATCCGAACATCTTTATTACTGTTATAAGTTCTACGAATATCGGCCTTTATCTTGCCGACTATAATTAACTCAGCTATATGCTTATCTTTCTCGACTATAGCTATATCCTTACGGACATTAGTGACTCTGATCGTAATATTCTCGTTATTAGAGAAAACGAACGGTGATCCTACCAAAGTGAGGCCTGTATCGTTGGTGAACGATGGCAGCATCATAACCATCCCGACAGTATCATCCGGGAACGACGCCGATATGCCTGTGTCTATATCAAGAACATCACCTTGACCCAACGGGAAGGCATTACCTTGCTTGATAGGAATATCCTTTCCCAATGAGTTCCATGCCTTAGAGAATTTTAAAGAGTTGAGAAAAATTTTACCATCTTTCTCAACTATCCCTACCATTGGATCGCAATTCATGTGAACCTCATCAAGCTTATCATCCGGTTTTTCCTCAAATTCGTCAAGATCTCTGGCTGATGTAAATGACTTACTCTCCAGAAGTTTTTTGATATCTTCAATCGTAGCCATACTATAATTTTATTATTAAATAAACGATCTTCAATCCTAACTTCAAATCAGATGTCTTTTCGAACATCTCCCTAAGAGGTAAGATAGTAGCGTCAAGATCTGACGCTACCCATTCTCCATCCTTATAATACATATTCTTTTCCTCGGAATACGCTACACAAGGTCGATGCCCTAAGTTCTTCATAACCGTATCTACCTTATTTTGGGTAGGCATCGAGACACGGTTCACTTTAGTAGATATATTAAAATTACTTTCCATTAAATTATTCATTTTCAATTAGTTAATCAAAAAGGTAGGTCACTATCGTCTCCAAAAGGAGGATATTGAGGAGGTTGTTGCTGACCTCCAAAAGAAGGAGCTTGGGCTGTCTGAGGCGGAGCCTGCTGGTATGATGGAGGAGGCGTTTGCGATGGAGCCTGCGTAGCGTATGACGGTGGGGGCGTTTGCGTTATAGCCTCACCAGCGTTGTTTTGGCTTGGAGACTGAACCGGTCTCACGCCATCCGCTTTAATACTTTGGATATATTTATTAAGTACCTGATAAGCGAAAGCGTCTTGGGTCGTATAATCAAACTTCTTATTCCCCATTATATCAGTACTCTCAACCCTGTCAGGCCATCCATTCTGCCCATTCTTATAATATTGCTGGATAAGCTCGTCCTTCCCATCTGGAGTTTCCCTAGCGTATGAAATGAAAAAATTACCGGGAGCATATTGATCCCCTTTCTTAGCATGAGCAGGATTGATCACCACCTTACGTTTCAGGTCGATATTAGGCAAGTACCTTACCAGTGACTTCACGTAATTATTAATACCTCCTTTTTGAGTCACCAAAGGAACGTTTATAAAGTAATTACCATCCTCATCACTTATCTTTATGGATAAGTATTTGGCGTTTATTCCATTGAACTCCACTTCTCTTACGCTAATATCAGACAAATAACCTTCGATACCGTTCCAGAACACCCTCCAATAAGAAACGGCTCCGGTCTTCTCGTTTATATGCTCCTCGAAACCTTCCTTTGGTTCTCTTGATGACTGATATAATAATCCGCTACCACTTACTTTAAAGTAATGGTTATTACCACCTGATGAATTTTCACGAACTCCCATATTATATATATTTAAACGTTAAACAATAATTGATGATGACAAGAAATATTCGTTCTTATTATCCTCCCCATAAATCTTATTGAAATGAGATTTATGATCATGCTCGATAACTATCCTATTCCACGATATGCTTTTTATGATACCCAGATATCTTCCACATAACACGTTGCATACAATATCTTCACCATAATGAGACAAAGGGGTAAGTCTTTCCTTACATGATTTACCTGAAGACGGGCTCTCTGACATAATACCGCATCCTTTATCGGTAAATATCAACTTGCAATGATCGAACTCATTTACCTTAAGATTGTTTTGGAGGGCTTGGACGAGTAGATCCTTATCAAAGACATAGGTACTTGTTTTGACAAAATGCTCGTCCACGAACCTCCAATTTGGATAATTACCCTCAAAATGGGTCTCATACATATCCATATCAGGCGTAGAGAAATAAGTCTTAGTATCGTCCACTTTTATAGACAACATATCCGATGACTTATTGATATGCTTATCAAGCAATATCGCAGATTCGTTCGACACCGGGATAAACATCTTCTCTACCTTATCCTGATTAGGGACAAAATACCTGTAAATAGTATTTCTATCCGTACTTACTATATTAATATTAATATCATCAATATCAATGACCACATTCTCGATGCATGGATAAAAATCATCTACCTCCGTATAATCGCTGGCTTTGTTAAGAACCGAAACATAATCGCTCATCTTAACCTTAATTCCTCCATCAAGTATCTTATGTACCTGCGGGAATGTATTGATATCAAAAGCCGGACAACTATACTCACCAGAAGCGTAGTGGATCGTGATCTGATCTTTTCTATCCGAAAGCAGTATCGTAATCTCACGATTCTTCTGTTTTTTCATGAACTTAATAAAAGAGCTTGCCTCTACCAAGAAAGAGAAGTTAGAGTCAGCCTCGACCTTCAATCGCTCTATAACACATACCTTGGCATTTACGGAAGTGATATAAGCCAGATTATTGACAACATCTATCTTAAGATCCTTATAAAGGGAGTTGGAACCGGCGTTCTTAACCACCGTCTCCAATTTGCCCAACTTCTCATTTAATGACTTCGACAAGCATCTTATAAGCATAACGAACAACTTTTTATTACATCGCAAATATAATCATAATTATATTAATACAAATACAATAAATACTTAATAGTATTAAAATAGTTTAAACTTACGTCTAATATACTCGGCTATAAGCGTGGCGTCACACATTCCGTCTTGTATCTTAGTAGGTTGTACTCCTTTTCCTGACCATGGTTTTACGAAAGACACCAAAGGGAAAAGGCGCATGGCACATCGGATGGAGGTAGCCTTCGTGTCTAACTTCGCCGCCGTATACACCCGATCGGCTGTCGTATGAAGTTCCTTCTGCCAGGTCTTTGGTTGCACCTCCTCGAACATGAACCTAACATCCGGGTGAGATCCGTATCGCTCCATCATCTCCACCATCATAGCGAATAGGGCGTTCGGTTCCCGGCGTCTCCCGCCAAAGGTGAAGTTGCTGGCGGCCGAGCTGTTGTGGATGCTATGGACGTCCTCGACGGCGATCGCCAGCGTCCCGCCTCCCTTTTCTTGGATCTTGTCAGCGGCATCGAGGAAGAAGCTTGATATAGCCCTAAGATCTATATCCCCCTTAACCGATATCCTTGGAGTCATAATTACCTTAACCTCGCCATTTTCTGGGATCATGGACAATCCTCCGGTGTCTATACCCGGATCTATACCTATTGATATATTCATAACTTCAACGTATATAATGAATGGAAATCCTCCGGTCTAAACACCTGTATTGAGTTATCCGGATACATACCTATATAATAACCGTAAAAAGCCCGTAGAATGCCATTTTCTAGCCTTATATCCAATGCCTTTACCTTATTCCCTTCAACCATAACATCAACCTCATCAGTCTTGTTAGATATCTTATCGAACCATTCAGGTATAGGATCAATACCGTACCTGAATGCGTTTACCGTTGATTTTATCGAGATATATGTTCCCATATTAGATAAGATTACAATCGTCTCGTTTAACAACCTTAAAATCGCCATTTCTAAGTAATATCGCTACATCAGATCTCGTATACGTAAGAGGTGTATACGACACCAAATGATAAGAAGCCTGCCCTGTCGCTGGCCGAACTGGTCTTAATACGGCTATGGCTATATCGCCGCCAAGTTCCGTACCACCGGTAACACCCTGTAGGCACATGTATATGAATCCCTCATACTCATATCTCTTCCCGATAAACTCACTCATGGGAATACCTACGAACAGATAGTTCTTCACATCCCCTTTCTTAACCTCGACAGCGTTCTCTACACTGGATGGTATTACGTCTACAAATTTTACTCCTATTGCCATGATTACAAATTCAATTTAGTTCTTAATTCTTGACACAATTCTTGATTATCCCTCATGATACTTAACGTATTATCCACTCCATTGCCCACCCGGACCTCTCCGAACCAGTACCATGATCCTTTACGGGTAAAGATACCGGTTTCCTCACATAACTTCAAAAGTTCAAGCTCCTTGTCAAATCCTACGCCATAATACAAAGCCGTCTCTGCTATCTGGAAAGGTATAGCTGTCTTGTTCTTCAATACCTTTATCCTAACCTCATGGCCGATAGAAGACCCGTCTTCTCCTACAATGACCTTCTTCCTTGACATCTCCATACGGATAGAGGCGTAGAATTTAAGGGCATTACCGCCGGTTGTTACCTTAGGATCACCGTATATTACACCAATCTTCTCACGATACTGGTTGATGAATACCAGAACACAGTCACTTTTGTTTACGATCCCGGTAAGAACTCTCATGGCTTTTGACATCAACCGGGCTTGTAGTCCCATGTTGCTGTCTTCCATATCACCCTCGATCTCCTTCTTCGGAACCAAGTTCGCCACGGAATCCACGACAATAAAGCCTACCTTGCCGGACTCCACCAGCTTGGCTGTGATGTCAATAGCCAATTCCCCGTAGCTTGGCTGGGAAATAAGGAACCGGTTAACGTCCAATCCCATCTTCTTGGCGTATTCGATATCAAAAGCATTCTCCACGTCTATTATAGCTACCAGCTTATCGGGGTGCTTTTTCTGGAACTCGATCATACTTAATGTACACATCATGGTCTTTCCACAAGATTCCATGCCGACCAACTCATGGATCCGGCCTACCGCCCATCCGCCGCCGAGAGCCTTGTCCACCACCAGCGAACCGGTGCTTTCCCTTGGTATGGATATTATAGGCTTATCATCGCCGAAGTTCATTATCGAGCCTTCCCCAAGCTCTTTATTTAAAGATGATACTAACTCATCTACGTCTGAAAAAAGTTCTTTCTTAGCCATTATAATCCGTATTCATCGAAATTAAACAAATCCTGTTGTTTCTTGATCATATCCTTACCGATATCAGATATCTTTTCTGGATTCAAAACACCCTCATTCTCATCCACCTTCTCTATAAAGTCAGATATCTTATCGCTTAGCAGTACCATATCTTCCTTAGGCACTGATTTCAGATAAAGCCCGTCTATAGACCTACATCTTGAAAGAGCGGTATATATCTGTCCTATTTCGAAGGCTCTGCTGATGTCTACGAATATATTATCTAAAGTCATTCCCTGAGATTTATGAACGGTTATAGCGTATCCTAACCTCAATGGATATTGTATTATATAGCCGCAAGAAATGCCTTCAAGGGAATCATCTACCTGCTTATACTTCATCTTCTCCCACTTCTCTTTGGTTATCTCCACCTCAGTATCGTTATCTAGATGAACATATATCGTCTCATCAATAGTATCTATGCTGGTTATGATACCCATCGAGCCATTGACATATCCATTGCCGTTTCTGGTTATTATGACCTTAGCTCCTACCTTTACTATAAGCTCATCCTCACAGGGCGCTACAGGCTTCTCCCCGAATACAGTAGCATCGAACTTAAATACCTTATTATTGATCTTATCAAGATTAGTCTTATTTATCTCATACGCCTCTTTGTTAGTTGAGCATATAATTATAGTATTATCCATATTATCCGGATACTTGACCCTACTATCCAATATCTGTCTTGACTCATCGGTAATAACCCCACATCTTATATCCTCAAGTACGGAAAGAAGCTGAGGATCTTTTTGACGGAACACGTTCTCGAAGGTAATGACCGAGAATCCTGAGGCTCTTAATGCCTTAGATGAGAAAAAGAACCGGCTCTCATAATACCTATCGATAAAATCATCCGCCGTCACCACAGGAGGTAGTTGTGATAGATCTCCAAACATAATCAACCTAACTCCACCGAAAGGTTCCTTGCTACGCCTGCATTGTCTAAGTACGTCAGCTACCTCATCAAGTAAATCAGGCCTTACCATACTGATCTCGTCGATAACGATAGTATCAAGATTCTTGATCTTCTTCTTCATAAACGGACTTACATCCACTTTATTCGATAACATACCTCTCTCGATAGAAGGAATGTAAGGATCGTTCTTTATAGAGAAGAACGAATGAATGGTCTGTCCACCGGCATTCAACGCCGCTACTCCAGTCGGTGCTACGATAACGCACTTACCCAAGAACTTTACGATACGTCTCATGAACGTACTTTTACCACTACCAGCTCTACCGGTAATGAACAGATTCTCCCTAGTGGTGAAAATCTTCTTCAAGGCACGACCCTGCTCCACGTTTTTATCCACCGTCATAATATGACGAAGGAGGTCGTTTTCATTTCTAAAATCCTCTTTTACCATATCTTTTTAAGTTTATGGTACAAAGATACGAATAGTTATAATTAACTAATTGAAATAAATGTAAATAATATATAAATATTAAATTTTGTATCTGACACTCAAATCATCCAGCCTTACTCATCTCAACCCCTTTTACCCCTAAGAAAACGTCTTTTATAAAATATTCGGCGATAATTATATGCATTATCGTTCCTCTGTATGATAGTCTTAGGTGTCCGATAGTTACGTTTTTCCTGTCTTTGGCATTCGCTATTCCATTGTTTTTTTTTACCTCGTCATACAAATCGGATATATTCTTCTTGCACATATCCAAGAACATGTTTATATATCTGTATATAGTGGATTGCGATATCTCACGCATACCTATTCCTGCAAGCTTCTTATTCAACTCATTAAGAAGGTATGCTACATTGAACTTAACTGTCTTTCTTTTAGTTACTTTGTATATATGATGTACGTTTCTGGTTCTGGCCCTGAGTATTATCTTGGAAAGGATTCTTACCCGATCAAGTTTCCGGCTTTTGTTAGCCATATTCCGTCTTTCGTCTGAGCTTAAATTCTTATCCAGACATTTGTATACGGATCTTTTCTTACCCACGAATATGTCTTTCGTATCCTCATTCTTCTTAGCCTTATACGAGTAGATCATGATATCAGGTAAAGCTATTCTTATCTCGCCTTCCGCGTAAGCCTTAAGCGTCTTTAGCTGATAGTCTATATCCTCATGGCAATCCTCTATAACATGTCTGTAGCAGAAATAAGCTATGCCATCGGATAGGATATCTATAAAATCATCGGTATTGACCTCTATACGATCACGATAGCCTTCTCTCATCCTATTTCTTAAAAATACATGCTTCTGGACGTTTACGATAGTAAGATAGGCTACTACCTGCTTACACTTCTTTTCTATGACCATGCCGGAACCTCTTATATTATCTTTCTTGTTCGAGTATTTTACGGCCGTAACCTTCTTCCCGTCCTTATTAGTTACAGGTTTGTAATCTACTGGGCAGACAAGTGATCCTGCCGGAAGCCTTAGGCATCCAAGCTCATCTTTTTTTGCTTGTATATCTTTTGGGATATATGCTTCGGTAAGAATCTTATCGAAATTTGATTTCATTTTCTGTAAAAGTGATATCTTTGTTCCCATCATTTTATTTAAAATTTTTGCTGCGAATATACGAGTTCCGTAAATACGAAACAAGTTATTCGGATGGATGGGTAGCCTGTGAAGGTCGCCCATTTGTTGTTTAAGGAGGGTAGATGATGTCCGTAAAACGCTGTGCGCGTGAACGATGGTTTTTTCTCAACCTACTTGTTACGCGCGCGTTAATAGGTATATTTATTAAATATAATTAACTCTATAAACATATACTACTTACTAATATCCCTATCCGTACACAGAACCTCTCCTGACGTCGAGTTCCTGTGTACTCCACTTAAAGTCTCTACTTAATAAAACATTGCTTTTTACCGCCAAGGTATGATGCCGTCATGCAGGATACCGCAGGATAAACCTGGTAGAAGCCGTATCCTATACCGGAAGCCGGTACCCCGGTAGGGGGATCGGGTGGAGCAAAAGCCAAAGAAGAAAAAGCGAGGTCATGTGCGGTCGCTCACGCTCCGGCAGGCTAACATAACTCTACCGCCGTCCATGTCAATAACGTAGTCCAGGCGGCATTGTCCGGTATGACGGCGGTAGCCTTACCTTGGGTGTCCCAGCGTGTCCCCCACCAACCTTTTCCCCTTTGGATGCCTTGGGCTATGTCATGGGCGATAAGAAGCCAAAAAGAAAAAAGGAGTGGTCGCATCCCGTGAGGCAGGATAAGGATGTCCCCCGCCGTCCACGTGCGTAGCGTACGTGAATTTCACTGTTCTCGCTATTGTAGCCAGCCGTAGACATACATGACTTCGTTCGTACTACCCCACCAGCCTTTTCCCTTTGGATTCTCGTAAATACATGTTAGTCAGCATATATTACACTGATTATATCATATTTTGTTGACAATAATATTTTTTTAAAGTATTTTTGTCGAAAACTAATTTTGTATGGCCGAGCAGAGAAAAGCTTTCGTATTCGCATTACCTTACGATACTAGACTGGATATGATCCAGCAGTTCTTAAGGATATACAACGGCTATCTGGATTCCAAGGGTAGAAGCTTGATCACCGAAAGGACGATAAACTTACTTTCTTTCTACATCAACTACGGATACTCGGATGATACCAGGGCTAAGTACATGGATTGTCATGGACAGAAGGAATCTTACGTCGCTGTCCTGAACAACGAGCTTAAACGTGGGGGTTTTCTGGTGGACAAGAAGAACGGGAACTTCCGTACCCGTGAGCTGTCTATTGAGATGAGAAGCTTACGTAACTATTTTATTCTTGACGGGGAGGGTGATGATACCCGTGTAATGGGGTTTGTGTTCAAGAGAAACAAATTGGATATTGATGGGTAGGAATCTTATTTCATTCGATAGGGATATCGTGGATGAGGTGGTAAGAAGATCTGATGGGAAGTTCACCAAACAACAGGTAGAGTGGTGCATGAAAGCATCCGTATCTTACATCCATCATCTAGCTAAGTATACTGACAATATATCTATCAGGATTCCGTTTATCGGATACGTTATATGCAATCTTCGTGAGATGCGGGTAAGACGTGATAAGATACGTCGGATATTTGTCAAGGAAGGTAATCGTTATCCGGATGAAAGGATGCCTATTGAGCTTGATTGTCTGGATAAGAAGATTAAGGCGATAGAGGATATGGAGGGGTTGAAGAACGGAGATCCTCTTATACGTGATAACCATGAGGCCATGTATCAATGTCGGTATGGAATGACATGGGAACAATTACAGGATTTTCAACAAAAACAATTTAAGAAATAATATGCAAACAATCGGTAAAGCCCAAGTGATAGCCCAAGCTTGGGAAGACAGTTTATTGGGTAGGATTCCTAAGGATGAGAAGGATTATCCGGAGTGGTACAAGAATCGTCTTGATTTATGCAAGAAATGTCCTAAGAACTCTTCTAATATAGCTTTCTTTAAGTTACCAGCTAAGGTATTGCTGCAAAGATTGATGGGAAGACAGGCATGTTCGTTGTGTGGTTGTTTTATCAAGGAGAAGGCTTGGATGAAGACCGAGGTATGCCCGTTGAAGTTCGTGGAAGGAGAGAAAGCCAAATGGAATGCTATGGAGGTCATAACCGCCGATCATAACGATTTTAATATCGAGTGCCCTAACGATGCATTTGATATAGGACTTACGGATGACGAGAGCGAGTTTTATCTAAATATTTTTGATCAGAAAATAGGTGATAAGATAGAAATCGTGTTATTTATCACCCATAAAGATGGTTTCCATGTCAAGGAGCATCATCTTGGATGTGGATGTATGGGAGACGTTTCATATAACAAACATCCTGACAATGAGAATAGAACTATATTTAGGATGACATTGGATACCTCAAAATATACGGAAGGTCATTTTGAGAAACATCTATCTCTTATGGGTTATACGAAGGATGATCCTGAACGTAATTTCAAACATTTCCCGCTACGTATTATAGGGGAAGCTTATAAGTAAATACTATGCGAAGTCCCGTAAGAAGTAAGATAGATGATCGTATCCATGCCCTTATTGTCATGGAAGTCGGATGCCGTGAGTTACCTGAATATTCATTGGGTGATATACTTTACTCCGCTTTAAGGAGAGTTGCTAAGGCTAATGGTGGTAACGTACGCTTCTTGCGGGATGTTAGTACCAGGGATTTATTAAGAATAATAGATCAGAGTATCAGTGATGAGATCGAGTTAAACAACAACGATTATAATGCGTAATATGGAAGATAAAGATATAAAAACAGAGATCAGGGATTATCTTAAAGAAGAGGCGGATACCCATATAAGGCATTGGATAGCCATAAAACGTGAGAGCAAGCGTCTGTATAGCGATATTGAGGATAGGACTAAGAAGATAGCCCTTAAATCATCTTCGTTGATAAAAGAGGAGGATTTTGTCGTTCTTCATGAGATGACCCATAAGATACAGATGTTGAATATAGAGGCTGTAAAAGTCAATTCTAGGTTGATGTTCATAATCCAGTTGGCTACCAGCTTCGGTATGGATCTGGATTTAGACACGACATATGCGTCCACCGCCAAGAGTATTATAGAAGACAGAACGTCTGGATTCGTGTTTTATGATGACAAGGAACGTCTTAGATATGCCGACAAGGAGCTTGAGGATATGTTCCATGACATGAGCGTGAAGGAAGTAAGTAAGATCGGGGTTGTTCAATCTTATGAGCTTCTTATGAAACAGTATAACGAATTTAAGGAAATGAAGGCCAATGCCACAGGGAAGACGAAAGCCGACGAGTAAGGACGCTGATCGGGTGAACGACAATCTTGAGGTCATAGCTAAAGCCATAAACGACGCTAAGACTTATATTGATAAACATCCTTGGGATAAGGAGAAGCCGGAGGATATGGCAAGGGCATTTGACTTCATATCAAAATTAATCGATAAGATAAATACCTGGAATGATTCTTATATGGAGAAAAGTGGGATCATGGATGTATATAGGTCTGTAAGCAATGTCCAGAAAAAGGAACGTAAGGGTCAGGTTTCTGGTGGAATCGAGTCTGTTTTAAAGGATATTATAAAATGAGTCTAAGTACGAGTCCAGAATTTTATGTAAACATGAAAAATCCTCCTGTATGGAATGATCTGTTCGGTTGGGAGGATCAGGATGACGATGTTAAGCAGTTCTTTAAGGAAGAGGCTTATAAGGTCAAGTACGGGGTGACTATCAATGGTACGTTCATCCCTCCATGGCTTTATTGGCATGTTAATTTCTTTCCCGTATTTCAGGATCTTCCAAACGGGGAACGTGTGCCAGCGATCAGTCGTTTGCGTGATAACGAATGGTTTTTCGCCGAGATGTACCAACGTGCCCGTATGGAGAAGAAAGGGTTGGGGATGTTTGGTACTCGTCGTTTTGGCAAGGCTCTTCTGGACTCGGAGCTGATATATACTCCTCATGGATCTAAGAAAATAGGATTCGCCGATATAGGAGATATCATATACGGTGATGACGGGAAGCTTACTACCATAGTGGGCGTATATCCTCAGGGATTCGTTGATACGTACAAAGTGACCTTTGAGGACGGTCGCAGCGTGGTGTGTTGCGGGCAGCACCAGTGGAAAGTCAAGTATCATGGTGATTATAAGGTTATGAGCACTATGGGTATCATCCATTCTGACTTCTCCAAAATGACTATAGATATTGGGGAGGCGGTAGATTTCCCTGAGCGGCGGTGGCTGATATCGCCCCAGCTCATGGGGTCTCTGGCCGCCTCCTTCCTTTGTGGAGCTACCGACAGGATCTTTGAGCTAAGCAAGAAGGAGATGGATGATGTCATTTATTCATCCAAAAAACAGAAAGAGTTGTTCATAGGATCGTTTATGAAGATCGCTTGCGGTATAAATACCGGTGACGATCGTTTTAAGGTCGTTTATAAAAGCGAGTATATTATATCCTTTGTAAGGAAAATATTTTGGTCTATGGGGTATTATTGTGTCATGGATGGTGATGATATGTATATATCTAAGACCCATGATAGGCTTAGGATATATGATATAGATTATTACGGTAGATATAAGGCTACTTGTATTGAGGTCGATAATAAATCGCATCAGTTTCTTACTACCAATTTTGTCGTCTCCCATAATACGACCATCATGTCATCACTTCTCCAGATGAACGCTACCATGACGATCGGCCTTAGTCATTCTGTAGTAGGATTCAGCGACAGTGATTTATCCAATATCGGCGAGTATTGTGAGTATGGTCTTGATCATGTGCATCCTTTTTTCAGGATCAACAGAACCAAGACCGACTGGAGTTCGGGAGTTACATTAGGCAAGAGGATGTCCAATGGTGTACGTGATATCCATGCCATTATCTCTATAGCCAACATCAACATGGGTAGGAAGACCTCCACGCAGAAGACGGCTGGTTTGACACCGGCTACGGCTATTTTCGACGAGGTAGGCAAAGGTCCGATAAAGAAACCTTACACGGCCGCCATGCCATCCTACGACACGCCTTATGGCTGGCGTCTCAGTCCTATCTTGGCCGGTACCGGTGGTGAGGTGGAGTTGTCTAAGGACGCTCAAGAGATGTTCTCCGATCCCGAGACATATAATCTTCTGGTCATGGACTGGGATATCCTAAACCGTAGAGCCATGAAAGGAAAAACATGGAAAGAACGGAAATGGGCGATGTTTGTTCCGGGACAAATGGCAAACTCCGGTGTCAAGGTAACTATAGGTTTGGGTGATTATTTAGGAAAACCTGATGATAAGAAGCTTAATAAGATCAAGATTGACGCCACAGACTTCGAAGCTAGCACCAATAAGCTTAATGAGGAGCGGAAGAAACTATCTACAAAGGACAGGGTAGCCTATACCTCTCATACCATGTTCTATCCTTTTACGATTGATGACTGTTTTTTAAGCTCTTCTCAAAATCTGTTCCCGGTTGAGTACGCTATCAAGCATAAGAACGATCTTCTTGAGTCGGGTCAATATAGCGGCATGCTGTGTGATGTTTTTCTTGAATCGGGCAATAAGCTTGGTACTACTAAATCTAATAAACAGCTAGCTGGTTTCCCGTTTAGTGGAGGTGTTATTGACGCTCCTGTTCAGATATTTGAGATGCCTCAATCTAATAGGTTTGATGATTTTATATACGTAAGCTCGCTCGATCCGTATAAGCAAGCGAAGTCTGATACCCCTTCATTAGGAGCTTTTTATGTATTCAAAAGGCGTGTTGGTATTCGAGATCCTTATGCCTATAGAATAGTGGCTTCATACGTATCCCGCCCATCATCCATAGATCAGTTTTGCCGTACTTGTGAGGTGCTTCAGAAGGGATATGGTGCTATATGTCTTATGGAGAACGCTGACCAGATGTATGAGCAGTATCTTAATCGGAAGAGTGGTATGCCGGCATCTTTCTTCCTGTTTGCTGGTGAGGCAATAGCCAATAAGTATGTGAAGGCCGGCTCCCGGCAGAATAGCAAGTTAGGTCTATACCCTACCCCCGGTAACCAGAACCTGCTATTCTCGTGTGTCGTGGATTACTGTTGGCAGGATTTCGTTATCGGATATGACGATAATACCGGTCTTGATATAACGGTGAAGGGCATTGAGTTGATCGATGACATAGCTCTACTGGATGAAATAATACAGTACAAGCCCGGATTGAACGTCGATAGAATTATATCGTTTGGTCATGCTTTAGCTTTAGCTAGGTATTTTGACGATAACAATTACATGCCTAAATCGAAGATCGAGGAGATGAATAACGCCCGTAAGGAAGACGCTTATAAGCACCATGAGATATATGCCTCTGCCTTTGGATCGGTATCTATAGGTGCGTTTCGGTAGTTTAGTGTTGCTTAATAACTTATCTTTGCTAAAAACAAATTAGATTGACATGGAGATTTTCAATAGAGATCATTCGTTTCCTGCAAAAGGGGCGCTATTAGGATTACCTCCTCAGGCTATTTCCACGAAGAAAAAGAACAGGAAATGGAAAGAGGATTGTATGGACGCTCTTGAGGTGATAGGATTAAAACAATATGATCGTAACCAAATGTACCGTGACTATTATCTGATGGCGGATGGTAAGTTATCTTTTATGGAGATGGCGGATGTTATCCCACAGTTAAGAAACGTACAGAAGTTAAGGAGTGATATAAGGATACCCTCTTTCTTGAAGCATTATGATATCATAGGTGGTATCGTGAATGCCTTTGAGGGATGGTTGACGAACCTACAGGATAAATATACTGTTAACGAGGTAGGGGATCTGGCTATAAGCGAGTACGAGGATACGATGTCCAACTTACTTCACCGCCATATCCAAGAACAGTGGGATATTATAGTCAACCAACGTCTTGTTGAGGCCGGGCTTGATCCTACATACAATGAGTTTAATTCCGAGGAGGAACGTCAGGCTTACGCAGAGCAAATTCAACAAGCTAAGGTGTCTATGACACCAGATGATATCCAGAGGTTCATGAGTACCAGATGGAAGACGCAGGCGGCTGTATGGGGAGACCATACGATAGAGTCAGACCGTAGCCGGTTTTATATGGATGAGCTTGATCGTGAGAATTTCCGGGATCGTCTTCTTAGCGGAAAGATGTTTCGTAATCATTTCGTCGGTTTTGATTACTATCGACCGGAGGTGTGGAGTCCGATGGAGGTTTTCCATCCTGATGTAAAATATCCGCAATATGGATCTTATGTAGGTCGTCTTCATTATTACGAGGGTGTTGAGTTGATATCAAAATACGGTCATAAGATGACGGCTAAGGATAAGCGCCGGATTATGGGAGGTGATGATGATTACGAGGGATGGGTATCCAATGACGGTACTAGGTATGATCAGAAGAAAAAGAAGCCTTCTATTACCGGTATGTATGAGAATGAGGTTATTCCATGGAAAGGGTATCATGATTATGAATCTATCGTTGCGGCTGAGGATTACTATGGTGTTCCTATGGGAGAATACCATACCTTCGGACCGGACGGGGAGGAACACACCCAGCCCCGTTTCTTGCCCCGCTTCCATCCCTTTGGCTATTTTAACTCTGACATGTCCAATGGCAAGAGATATGAGATAGATTCCCGTCTTTTTAGAGTCATGGAGGGATATTGGGTGTCCATGAAACCGGTATTTCTAATAACTTACATGACGGAGACCGGTATGGTAGATCAGGAGCTTGTTACCGACGAGCTATTACCTGAGTTTTTGGAGAAGAACGGGATAAAGAAGGTGAAGAGGGTGATGGCAGAAGCCGTTGGTGATCCTGAGGTTAATACCTATATCTTGGAGTATGTGCCTGAGGTTAGGTTTGGAGTTAAGATTACTGGAGGTAATTTAATGGATAAACCTATATATATAGGGGGAGATCCAATACCTCATCAGATACATGGTGACAGCAGTCTATATGATTATGTCATTCCGGTGTCTGGATTCATAGGATCAAGCCTTGCCGATCGCATACAGCCGTTCCAGATGATGTATAATCTTGCTATGAACCAGCTATACAATAACGCAGAGAAGGAGATCGGTAAGTTCTTCTTAGGCGACTTAGGATTCCTGCCTACGGAATATAAGGATATGATGGACAAGAAGGGAGCTTTGGCTACTTTTATGCAGATTGTTAAGTCCGTCTCATTTATGGGTGTAGGTGGTAATGACACAAACAATCCTTACCAGAATTCGCAGATGAGCAGCATATATAATCAGTTCGGTGTATATGATCTTACTAATACGGATCAGATAAGATCCCGTATGGAAATGGCGTCTTACGCCTATATGATGGCTTATAGGATGATAGGTATATCCGAGCAAGCGATGGGTCAGTCAACTAGATACGAGAGTTCTACGGGCGTAAAACAGGGAGTTAACGCTACTATGCTACAGACCCAGACTTACTTTAATGATTTCGATGACTTCAAGAAACGGACATTGGATATTCATCTAGCCGTGGCTCAAGTATGCCAGAAGGAAGGATACGATTGGACCGTGATGTACAGGAACAGCGATCTGTCCTTGGCTTACGTCAGTCTTACGGATAATAGCTTGTCGTTACGTCATCTTAATGTTATGGCTGTCTCTAATTCCAAGAAACGTCTGGAATTGGAGAATTTGAAGCAATATATATTACAGACGAATACTTTGGGCAATGACTTGCTTGATATCACTAGAATGATGAATGCTAACTCGACGGCTGAGATGAATCAGATAGGAAGGGATGCCAGATCTTACGCAGATCGTGTAAGACAGGAGGAGTACCAGAATCAACAACGACTTGTACAGCAAAAAGCCGAGGCCGATCAACAGGCCCGTAATGACGAGCATGAGAAGGAGAAGGAGCTGGCTTATATCAAGGGTAACTTCGATTTACGGGGTAAGAGCATAATGGCCGCCGGTCAAGCGGCTAGGACACAAGATAACGAAGAGGGTATGGATTATGTGGAAGCTATAGCGGATCGAGCCTTGAAGGAAAGGGATCTGGATATCCGTGAGGAGGATATGAGAACCAGACAGGCTAACGCCGAGGCCGATAGAAGATCACGTGAGGAGATAGAGAAAAGGAAGTTGGAATTAAAGGAAAAGGAGATAGATGCTAGGAACAAACGTTCTGATACAGATAGGTTTACGTCAATAATAAACAAGAATTGATTACAAGTTTTGTAAATATTTTTACAAAATCTGTAATCATTTTGGCGTAAAATTCTGTCATATACTATAATGGGTTTGATTTAATTGGTAATTGGATTAATAATACTTTTGTAAAAAGCAAAAAAGGAAATTGTATGAATGACATGGGTGATTTCGCTAAAGGTTTTAAGACCATGAGTGTCGAGGAACTTTTTTACCGTGGTGACGGTGATGGCGATAAGAATAATATCGAGGGTAAATATGATAAGGATGGTAATCCTATAGGTGATACCAATGAAGAGCCTGCCGACGGCGGAGCGGCTGACGGTGGCGGGGATAAGGGCGGCGATGCTACCAACCCAGACCCGGGTTCTCTTGGCGAAGGCGGTGCTGATAATAATAACGTGGTATCAGGGTTTAACGGGAAATCTTTCTTGGAGAAGATGGCCGCAAGAGGCATCATCGACAGTATCGAGAACCTTGATATTATGGTAGATGACAAGCCAGTCGATCTTTCTACTATCACTAAAGAGGATGATTTACTTGATATAGTGGAGGGATTGATCAAGGATAAAGCTGATGAGTTGTTGAAAGACAAGGTTGATACCGGCTCGATGTCTGATTTCATGAAGAAGATGATAGAGGTGGATAAGGCCGGTGGTAACGTTGGCCAACTATTAAGCCAATATCAGAGTATTCAGGCTCCGTTGGATAGCCTTGATATGAGTAATAAAAATGATCAGCTTGCGGTTATCCAACATTATTATAAGATGCTGGGTATGCCGGAAGACGAGATAAAGGATAATATGGAAATGATGATTGGTAAAGGCGATGAGTTTATCGAGTCTAAGGCCAATAAGTTTCATGATATCCTGAAAAAGGAGATGGATAACCTTATCGAGGAGGAGAAGAAAAAATCCGAGAAAAGGAAACAGGAGTTGATTGAGCAGATGAAGATCTATAAGAAAGGTCTTAAGATGTCTATAAGCTCAGGATTTCAGTTGACTGACACGATGATAGGTAAGGCTGTCGATTTCGTTACAAAGCCGATAGACAATCAAGGCCATACGGCTATAGATAAAGCCTATTCCGAGGCTATTAAAAATCCGGATATGGCCGCTGATTTGGCCTTGTTCTTGATGAATAAGGACGAGTTCCTTAAACAGAAAACCAACAAGGCTAAGATGGAGGTTAATAAGAAGACCATCACTCTTCTTTCTGGCAATAAGGGAGGAAAGCAGAATAAGACTAATATCGATAACGATACTATAGAAGCTAACTTCCTTGATCTGAGTGGATCAAAGAGTGTATAACGTTTAAATATATTGAAAATGAATCCGTTTCTTACAAAAAGTTTCCCGGCTACCGTGAATGGCGATAACGTTATTGCCTTTACCGATGCCAAGAACTATAAGACTTCGCTCGTAGAGCATAACTTAGGCTCATTGGCGAGCTGGTATTACGAGGATCCTGACAAGAATCATTTGGGTCTTTTGAACTTGTTCTCTAATATCGCTAACTATCCTGTCCCGATGTATATGGGTATGATTAATAACGGCGCTACGATCTCCGTTAACGGTATTGGAGCTTCTTTCCGTTATGATCTTCCTGTTACAAAGACATTCGCTGTCGTTACGGCAGAGGATACTTCAGGTCATCACCTGAAACCTGGTATTGATGGTAGCTTGTTTGATATCGTTTTGAATACATCTGAGTTTACGGCTTATGATGTTATTACCTACGATGCTGCTAACGGTTGTAATATCCTTATCTCAGGTGAGATCCCGTCTAAGACAGAAGGTGACTTGACACGTTATTGGTGTCGTGTTATCGGTGGTAAGGCTAAATACTTCCCTAAAGAGAAATTACGTCCTGGTATCCGTTATTGGAAGATCGGTCATGCTCTTGGTGAGTACAGCACTCAGTTCTCTAAGGTATCTGGAGCTGACAAGGCCGGTTCCATGACCTGTGAGTTCCGCTTAGGAAACCACCGTGGTGTTGAAGGAGAGACAACTATGTATGCTGGTATGAAGTCCATGCAGGCTGCCCAGAACAGCACTTCAGAGTTTGTGGAGACCGCTCTTCGTCGTATGAATGCCATGAGAAGTGAGTATGAGGGTAATATTCCTGATTTGGCTATTATCGGTAAGACTGTTAATGGTAGACTTGATTTGCGTACGGCCAAAGTAGCCTCTACGTTGGAGGTGTTCTGTATGGCTGAGTTGGTTAAGTTGGAGGCCAGACAGTTGATGTGGCAAGAAGGTGGTATTATCATGGATCAAAATGGTCCTATCCATTTGAATGAAGGTATCTATCGTCAGCTTCGCCGTGGTTACACTATCTACTATAGCCGTCCGATGGGTATTACTAAGGACACGCTTATGGCTGCCGCATCTTATATTTTCCGTGGACGTCAGGATCTTCCTATTACGGAACGTAAGATTAAGTTCAAGGTAGGAGCTATGGCTATGATCAATTTAGAGGAGTTGATCAGGGAATCGTTCTTCACTACCTTGCAGAACTTAAGCTGGGGTATGGGAAGCGATAGGATGTTGCCTTCTAACCCTATCTCTGGTACTAATGACGCCATGATCTTAGGTCCGGTTCAGGTTAAGGGAGCTTTCATCCCGGGCATCGGTAATGTTGAGTTCGAGCATGATCCTTCTTTGGATTACGCCGACATGACAGATCGTAGTGAATTAGTGAATGGTATGTATCCTAGATCCTCTTATTCTTGTATTATCGAGAATATCACTGACGCTGGATCGACTAACGCGTATTCCGCTATTCCTAATACGGCTAACGCTAAGTTAGGTAATATGAATAACAACGTATTCTATATCAAACCAGAAGGTGTAAGTATGTGGTGGGGTTATGAATACGGTCGTTGGGCGCACAAAGCCAACGGTAATGAGATCGTATCATCCTTGCCGGGCATGAAAGAGCAATTCTGGTGTCATTCTGCTTCCGCGGCATGGGTTATGGATAATAGTAAGTTCTTGATTATCGAGCTTCAACCGAACTACTTCGGCTAAGTTTTTATATATGTAATTTGGTTTTTAGAGGGGAGGATATTCCTCTCCTCTTTTTTTAAAGTAACGCAAAAAAAGGAAATGAAAGAAATTTTAAAATCAAGGAAGGTATTGGCCGAGGTAAACGGTTTCAATATCATGTCAGATACCTTATATGAGGTTGTAGGCAAACACGATGGAAGTGCTCCTCAGGCCTTTCAAGACGCTAATATAGCTAAAGCTCCGTTCCCGGAGAACGCCACTCACGTATGTTGCCCTTGGGATGATTTCTCCAAGGCCTATAACACCGGTTTTTATCCAAGATCAAGATGTTATAATGGTCTTGACAAGAATGAGATCGACAGGCTCGTCAAACAGCGGGTAGATAATATCATGAAGCCTTTCGAGGAAATGTCACAGATGGATCTATCTCAAACCAATTTAGAATTTTGGGATGACGCTAAGGATAAGATCTTCATGGGTAAGGTTTATAATACGGCTAATACCGTAGATCTATTTTATTTATATCTGGCTGTATTTTCCGGCATGTTGACTCCTCAGGAAATGGATGGCGATCCTGTCTTCATGAACTCCATGTTCTGTTTCGTGGAGAAAGACAATATGAAGGATTTCGTTCAGCAGCGTGAGATCAATAAGATGAACATCAGCTATAAGTTTATCAGCGCCCTTAAGAAAGGTGGAGACGATCGTCAGGCTGTCATCGATCTTCTTCTTTACATCGGTATCGTAACTCGCCCGGATTTCACGGAGGATGAGTATTATACAGGATCTCTATCAAACTGGATGAATGAGAAGAAGACCAATGTTGATTATCTGCTTGATATCTGGGATCGGTCATTGGAAGGTGATTTCAAGGAAGTTCTTGAGTTTTACCGTATCGTAAACGTCCTTCAACGAAATGGTCGTATCAATATGACTCCATCCGGATTACAATATAATGGCCAGATCATAGGACCTGACGTTCGGACATCCGCTGAGTTCTTGGCTACCAAGAAAGACTTTATTAACATAAAGGCTAATGTATTGGATGAGTATGAGGAGATCATATCTATGTCTAATATCGATGATAAGTCCAAGACCAAGAAGGTTAAGGATATTAAGAAGAAGGATGACGTAGAGGAAGGTGATAAGGTTAAGGAGGAATAATTATGACAATCCAAGAAGCGTATCTAAGGTCTTTGCAGAAGAACGAGCAGAATCTCGCCAATGGCGGGATTAAGCTTGATCCCGGGAGGTTCGTGCTTTTGTTCAACGAGGCTCAGGACAGGTTGATAAGATACTATCTTAATAGGAAGGATGATGAGACCATCCGATCTATACAAACTCTTCTGGTATACTGGAAATCGCTTAAGGAGGTTAGTCATATTGATGATCCCGAATCGACATCATTCGGTCTTCCTGATGATTATTTATGGTTCTCAAATATAAAAGGAGCGTTTTCTTATAAAGGATGTGAGGTTGGAGATTTTGTCATGTGGGAGGCTAAGAACGAGAACGTCCATGAGCTTCTTGGGGATGATAGCAATAAACCTTCTTTTGACTATCGGGAAACGTTCTACACCATAGGTGACGGGAAGGTCGTGGTGTATGAGGACGGCTTCCGCACAGACGAGGTCAGGATGACCTACTACCGGAATCCGGTACGGGTGGATCTGGCCGGGTACATCAACGCCGCCGGTATGCAGTCCACGGATATCGACCCTGAGCTGCCCGATCCTTTGGTGGAGGAGATTCTGGATATGGTTGCTAAACAATTCAGCCTTAACGAGAATGAATTGAATAGATATAGCATGGATAAGGATAATGTGGCTTCTTTCAAATAAACACCGTTAGTTTGATCATTAAGCCTACTCGGTAACGGGTAGGCTTTTTGTTTTACATAAAATGTAAATACTATATTGTGTCGTATACTCACGACCTTATTTTATTGTGGTGATATTGTTTATCATTATGTTTGCGTTAGGTAAATGATTTTTAAATTAAAATATTGATAATATGTTGCACAGACCGCAAGACCGGGTACTTTTCGTATCCCCACATGCTAAGATGGTGGATGTTGATTCCATCTTCTTGAAGGAAGGACAGATCGGTATTTACGATACTAAAGATACTTCCGAGAACGGTTGTAAGGCCGTGATTGATTTTACCGGTAAGCCTCGTAACGACAAGCGTTATGAGATCCGTATCGGTCGTAATGAACAAGCGGCTTCCCGCTCTATCTATGACAAGGATTTTTCCACGCCGTTATTCTCTTTGAACGAGATCACGGAGATCTACGCTTCTTGGCCGAAGAAAGATCATGCTTATGTCGATGATGTTATCTTAGGATACAACGGTGTTTCTGATGACACTGCGTTCTCCGTTTCCAAAGGAGACCGTATCGCTATCCGCTTGGTTCTCGCTGGTCGTGCCTTTGAGCTTCTTGGCTATGAGGAGGGTCGTGTAGAGATCAATGACGCCATTCTTTTGGATGATTGTGATAATACGCCAAATCAATGCGAGGAGTGCGATCCTTGCGAGGAGGTTGATTTGTTGCCCGCCGTCCTGAAGTGTATCGAGCGGATGAAGAACCAGCCTATTGCTGGTGGTGGTAAGTTATCTGATTATATCGATATCACTCCGGTTACAAGATGCACCAACGAGGCTACGGAGCCTGAGACGGAAGATGTCAACTTCTATTGTATGGAGGTATGTGATACCGGTGATGATCTGGCCTTGGCTGAGGTTCGCGCCCAATATCCGGGGTTGAAGATCGTACGAGAGACTATTGAGGGTAGCATGTCACGTTATAAGGTTATGAAGAAAGGGGCTAAGCCTGATGATTATACTCAACGTCTGATCTCTATCATGAAAGGATGCGAGGAATGCCCGCCTAGCTATACTGAGGTTAAGGGCGGATACCTGTATTCCGTTTCGTTGGAGGATGATGGCGTTGATATGTCTTCTACTATCGAGTCTCTTCCTAACGTAGTTTCAGATACGGTTAATAAGATGAGCCAGATCAAGGGCACTGGTCTTTATATTGCCGCTACGTCAAAGAAATTGACTGATAACGAGATCAAGACATTCGTAGAAGCTAATCCTACTACGGTTATCTATTATGTCGCTAAGACATCTGATATGTGTGAGAATCCTACGGTTCGTACCGCTTCTTGGTCAGCCTGTGGTTCTTGCAAGGTATCTACAGAAAAGTATTATATCACTATACCGGATGACGAGTGCGGAAACAGTGCTTTGGAGGAAATCCAACAGGCGTTCCCGGAACTGGAGATCACTGACTACGGTACTCCTGCGGCTTGCCAGCATAGCTTCCAGACAACGGTATATACCAATATGTTGTGCGATGAGTGTGACAAGGTATTCGAGGGATTCTTCACCAGCGAGGCTCCAGCATCCTACCGCAACCGGATGTGGAAGAAATTGGAATCAGCACAAGAGCTTGGCACTAACTGCAAGTGCGGTATCCGTTTCCGTGGCAAGGAAATGTTGTTATCTCCATCAGAGTGCTTGATGGATCAAATGACATATATCGAGGATAGCGTGGAGATCGTTGGAGCTAGCGGCGGTTATCCCGATTCTTTGGATGAGGGATCTCCTATCTGGTGGGATCAGCTTCATTTCGAGAGATTGTCCAGCAAAGCCCCGCGCACTCACGTAGGCGGCAATATGATGGATGACGAGTTGAAGGGGTACGCTCACTTCAATGGCTTCCCGAAACATCAGGATTTCATGGGGCGGACGTTCATGAACGAATATAGTCGTGTAGAGCAAACGGCTCAGTACGTTGACTTCCAGATTACGCTCAATCCTCATAGATACGCTCAGGGATTCGGAAAGGTTATCGCCGATGATCCGGTTAACCTGATCTTACGTGTACGCTATGGCGCTCATGAGGGTGTTCAGGAGATGATCAATATGATCGGTGCTGCCGCTGGTCTTGGTCCGGCCATCGTAACCGAGCCGAAATAAAGAACCTTTTTTGCGTTCATATATTTCCTAAAGGGGAGAGATTCAATTCTCTCCCCTTTTTTAATCTATAATAAATGGTTGTGATGGAGGAGTGAAGTTTGTCGTGTATCTAGGTATGTTTGATATTCTCATCTCGTCTATAATACCGCCTGTCATATTATCGCTAGACCCTGTTCTTCCTCCTATACATATATCGTAGTCTTGTTTTGATATGTTTTTTTTCTTGTTAAATTTATTTATACCATTAATATATAATCCACATGATTTGTTATTAGATGATAATGCTATGTGATTCCATCCTATCTCTAAGACAGAAGAGCTTACGCTTTCATAATTGTCGAAATTTCCATATATGATATTATCATACCCTATATAGAAGGCAAATCCTGTAGGGCTTCCTGCTATATCAGATGTTATAAATCCTTGTTTTGAACTTTTATTCGTACAATAATACCATAGTTCTATGGTATAGTTCCCTTCGGATATAATATCCCAGAACCATTGTGATTGGTCGAATATTATAGGGGCGCTGTCGAATTTAGCGGCTTGATCAAATTTTCCTGAGACATATGATCCCCCCCCCCATGTGACAGGACCTACGTTCTTTCCGATATATTTGAAATCATTGTTAAAATGAAATAACAATATCGTGTTGTTGGCTTTTTTGTTAAAGAACATTCTTCTTCTCATACATCTTATGTTTTTAATTACGTTCAAAAATAATTATATATATCTTTGAGGTGAATAATTAAACGATATAATATGTCCGCTATTAATGAGTATTTAAAGAGACTGGCTTCTATATTCGGAAGCATGGGTTTCTCCGTTCCGCCAGATGACTTCTCAGGGGTTGTAATAGACGGAAAGACGTATCCGGTCATGATGAGGAATGACGGGTGTTACGTTTACTTCGATGATAAAGGAGTAAAGAGACTTGTAAGCGATGTCCCTAGAAAGGACTATCAGTTCATTAACATCAAAGACGCCCGTGTGTCGATCGTCAACCAATGCTATCGTACTCCGGGTGGTCAGGTAGAGGCTCGTATCCATACCTATATGAATAATAAGGGGGAGATACTGGCCGAGAAGATATTTATTGTCAACTCCTCGGATGTTGATACTCCTATCGGTACGGAATTAGATAAGGTTCCTGCCGAATGGGTGGCTATAGATTGTAGTATAGCCGAGATGACCGATCGGGAGTTGATATTCGTAAGTAAATGTTATGCCACGGAAGGGGGCAAGGTCCAGATCGAGGGCGTAGAGTCAGTTGACCCCCGACTGAATCCCGAGGTATCCCATTACGAGGTGGTGAATACGACAGACGATAGTAATCCTATCGGTACGGAGTATGACGCTATCCCCGACACATGGAATCGTATAGTATGTGATTTCCCGGACATGACCCAAAGGGAGATAATACCGGTTCTTAAATGTTTTGATACCGGTACCGGGAGAGTGCAGATAGAGGGATATAAGATATTTGATTATGAGATGGGTACCAGAAAGGAATGGTATCGCATCAAGCAAAGTACCGATCCTGATAATCCGGTAGGTAATTTTATCACCAGCATAAGCGATGACTGGGTTGAGGTCGTTTGTGACTTCACGGATATGGAGGATCGTGATATTGAGGTAACTGTAGAATGTTATAAGACACCGGCCGGTAAGGTGAAGCTGGAGGTTCTCACGTCATGGGACGGGAATATAGGGGTTAGGGATAAGAGTTATAAAGTCCTGGAGACTACCGATCCGTCACAGCCTGAGGGTGCCAGCTTCATTTCCTTGCCAGATACTTGGATAAGGGCTGTCTGCGATTTCGATGATATGGAAGAACGTGACATTAGATCTTACATTGAATGCTACGATGGAGGTAACGGCCATGTCAAGCTTCGTAGGTTAGTTTCTTATGACTCCAAGATAAAGGCCAGATATACCCGTTTCGAAGTCCTTGAGTCGGATGACGCTGGCTTCGTCCCGGGGACCGACTTAGCTACCCTTCCAGAGAGTTTCTCTTTGGTTCCATGTGATTTCACGGATATGGAGGATAGAAACGTTCAAGTATATCGTGAGTGTTATGCTTTCAAAGGACAGCGTATTGAGGTGGATAAGGTTGTCTCTTATGACGGTGATCTAGGTGATAGGAAAGCCAAGTATATTGTACGTGAGAGCGAGGACGGCACTATCTTAATAGATCAGGAATATGATGAGATCCCTTTTGGATGGAAGAGATCTCCTTGCGAGCTTGAGAACCTTCGTGACAGGCATGTATCTTACTATGATCAGTGTTATGTTACGGAGAACGATAAACGGGTTAAGATCCATAATATCATTATATATAACTCTTTAGGATATGAGTATTATCATTTCTACGAGGTTACGCAGTCAGAAGACGATAAATATGAGGTAGGTGATATTAACTCCTCTATGATTGATAAATGGAGTAGGGTTGAGTGTGAGATGCCTGATATGGAGAATCGGTTCTTGGATACGACAGATACCTGCTATGATACAGGGAATGGTACGGTTAAGATAAGGCGTCAGGAGTCTATTGACTATAAGCTTAATGTCCGGGAGTTTGATTATAAGATCGTGGAGTCAACCGATCCTGATCATCCTACGAACACCACCCCTACCCAAGATACGGTTAGTGGTTGGACGGTAATAAGCTGTGACCTTAATATCATGGAGGTAGATGACTGCTATGAGGTTGGTGGTCATAAAATCCATTTAAAGGGATTCAGGACGGTCAATCCGGCATTACAGGACATTAAGTCTATATTGTATGTCGTGTATTCCGACCACCCTGATTATCATGCTGGCGATGAGCTTAATTCTATTCCAGAGAGGGCTAAGGTCACGATCTGTGATTATGCGGATAAAAGCCAAAGACATATGGTCCCGGTGCGCGAGTGCTATGAGGTAGCCGATGGCCGGTTCTATGTGGAGGGAAGTCGGTTGATGGATAATAATATGGTCGTTGAGCGAACGTCGGTAATGGTGCTTGAGTCATCCTCCCCTACCTACCCTGTGGGGACTACGCTTACTTCCATTCCTGTTGGTGCTACTATCGTGGCTTGTTTATGTCAAACCTGTTAATATCAAGGCTATGGTTAAAGTATGTAATGATTATTATATGATTGACGCCCTAGCCGGCGGTGAGGTCATAAGGAAAAGGAAATATCGTCGTGAGAATACGATGATCGGATATAAGTGGTATGATTATAATGGGGTCGAGGTAATTGACCCCATTGAGATATCACGTCTTGATGGTCTGGCCACGAAACATCAGCGTGTGGATGAGGCTTATGATGACCATGCTATTTTCATGTCGTCAACCAACTACGTTAACAGCGTTTCCGGTATACCTATGGACAAGCATATGGTTGTCGTTGAATGGAGACCGGATAGCGAGCAAGGTTTTGTCACCATGGCTCATGACGAGGGTCTTGACGGGGATAGCTATTATATAGTTATTATCAACACCGGAGATAAGCAGGCTACGATCTACACCCCCATAGATCCAGAGGATCCAAAGGACGGTACCTCTAGGGCGGATGATGGTGATAATATCTCCGTGGGAGGATCTTATGTCTCCATATCCCCCAAGCAGGTAGAGCGGATAAGGGTTACTTTTCGTGATGGTAAATGGTATTATGAGTTAGTCACAAAGACATATCCCAGCAATACCGGAGGCATTAAGATCGGGGATGTTGATTTTGTGACGTTCAGATATTTATGGGAATCAAGTTCCGGAAGGGACTTGGACACGATGACGGAAGCCCTTAATTCTAATGTTCCCACCATAGATAATCTTGCTGTAGGTTGGTCTGGCCCCGGAAATGGAGATAGCTCTGTTAGAGAAGTTCTTAAATGGGGTGGTGATAATACCGGTTCTGGTAAGGAATGTGTTTGGATGTCGGTGAAGGATTTAAGGGCTAAATATTATGATATCCTACCTGAAGAGACGTATTTCATGGCCTACGCTACATGGTTTGGATCTAAAGGTACGGGTAAATGTTCTTTTGAACTTGTTGGATACAAGGGAGGTACGATGAGCCAAGATGGATATAATTTCATCAATACCGGTGGATCTGTGGTGTATCAAAATACGTATGATTTTGTTTGTCATACCAGTAAGGGTTCATCTACGTATAAGACATCCTACGAGAAGGTGGCTCGTGTTACCTACAATAAGCTCACTAACGAGGTTTATATGTCCATCGGCGACGCTATAGATCAGGAGGATAATTATGATAAGTTAGAGCGAGAGATCAATAATATAAAGGAAAGACTTAGCGATGTCGAGAGCGAGTTGGCTGTCGTAAGACGTATAGCTGAGGGCAAGAACACGGCGTATATCTTTGATACGGTCGATGCCATGAATGAGTGGCTGGCGGTCCCGGAGAACACGGCTAAGCTCCGTGTGGGGGACAGCTTCTGGATCAGGGAGCAGGAGGTACCTGATTATTGGTGGGATGGAACTCAGGCTTTAGAGCAGGAAGGTCCGAAGGTTGATTTATCTCCTTATTATACGAAAGACGAGATTAATAATATTGTCAATGATATCAATCAGAAGATAGAGGATAAGAGTACGTCTATTATCTTCGATACTTATATCCAGATGAAGTCTTTCGTGGATGATCCAACTAACGCCGATAAGCTTAAGGAAGGTACTATCTTGTTGATACGAGAAAAAAATGTACCTGATTATTATTACGATGGTGCTGGGATAGTTAAGATGGAGGCCGATGTAGAGCAATGTCTTTACGTTACTTTGGCTAACAAGCCTACGGAAAGCACTATAAGTTATACCCAAGATCGGGAGGTAACTAATTTCGCTCCGGGAGCTATAGCTAGGTGGATTGACGCTGACGGGAATAATGTGTTTTATAAGCTTGTAGAGATAGTAGGTGGTAAGGCTAAGTGGATTACCCTTATCGATACTAAATACGGCAATGTGACGCTACAGAGTACTTACGACAAGAATTATGAGATCGTAAATATCGTATCTGGGTCTAGGTTACAGGCTATAAATAGCGAGAAGAATGATATCAAGTTCGTTAATAGCGCTACGGGTAACGTGACTGTCGTGTTGAATGGTACTGTATCAGGGGGAGCCAAGAAGCTGGTGAGTATGCTGGCGGTGAACGAGGTAGTCTTGACCCCCGGAGCGGCGGTGTCGTTTACCCGGAACGGTGATGAGTTCGTGCTCACGGAGTTGTTTGGCATTACTATCTTCCCAGATCTGGCGGATGCCAATCGTGAGGGTGAGTGGGTCATGAGCGTAGGCGCAACTGGTAAACCGATCCTTATGGAGGTAAAGGAGATGCGTAAATGGGACGAGAGCATAACCAAGGAGCTTACGATAGACGAGCTTAACGAGAAGTTCCCTAACGTGGATATTGGGTTCGCTGTCGTATGCAAGACCATCAACAAGGTATATGAGATGGTTAACGGATACAAGGAATGGGTGTCTTATGATATAACCTCAATTAGTTGATATGGGATTTTTAGTAGGATATGATACGGTCTTGTCCTCGGTGACGTTTTACGTTAATGAGGACAGGTTCCCTTGTTATAATGGGAGGAATGCTGATTATGTGCCTGATCCGATAGTAGATTCCGGTGATTTCAATCGAAATTTTAATATATCTTCTAGTAAGCCAGGATTTGTTAATGTCGATTGGGGAGATGGGACTAAAGATCAGTATCCCTTGACTAAAAACGGAAGTGTGTATAGGATTATATTCAGGTCTTTGGATATTGAATGGAGAAAGAATCCTGACGCTACTACGTGGTGGTTCAAGAAAGAAGATGGATCTCAATATATACCTATACCTCCTCATAAGTATGATAGCGTACAGAAGAGGGAGGTGACTATGACTTTCTCTAATGTGATAGATAGTGATTTTAGCTTAGATGGAATAGTATTGGATCAATTCCCGTTAATAAATTTACCTGATATCTCTTATTTGAATATGACAAGGTCTGTTTTAAAAAATGGGGATATACCTTATGATAGAATTCTTAATAGCCAGAATGTCGCAAATATACAGATGGGAGGTTTTTCTCATCCTGGTGTATGGAGTAACTGGCCGGAGGGATTTTTAAAAATGAAAAGATTGAAGTATTTTGGGTGTAGTTCCGTTTTTAATTTCGCTGATAATCCCGATTCTAATTGGAGGAGGTTCTCGGAATGGGAGAATCTTACTATTTTTAATTTCAATGGGTGCAATATACCTTCGTATGATCCGGCTTTTAATTCTATTCCGGCTGTGGGTATAGATATCATTAGCGATAGGAATAACATACCTGTATTTGATGAGGTGGATAAGGTAGGGGATGATAAAATACGTGTTTATTTTATGGCTAGAGGTAGTTCATGGAAACAGGATTTGGTAGGAGGAAAGTTGAATAAGATTCAGGAGACATATTGTAGGTCATATACGGTTCCGGTAGACGATCTCCCAGACTGGTTATATGAGGTAAGGGAATTTAGGAAATGGAATTTATCGAGTTCTTTTATATCTACACAGGAGAGGGCTGATACGTTCGTTAACACGTTTTATGATAAGATAATGTCGTGGAGTTATATAACGATGTCACAGACGGCTTCTGACGGTAACAGGAATCAGTTTTATAAACTTACCTTAGATTTATATACTTCCGCAGATCCTACCAACAAGAGACCATCTGGCGTTTATCAAGCCCCTGAGGGGTTTGTTAAGGGTGTTAGCAACGGTAATCCTACGACGCCTATGGAGAAGGTGTATGTGCTTACCAATAACTACGGGCAGACATGGGTCTTGGCCCCTGCCCCGGCTTCTAAGGCCGCCCTTACGAGGGCAAGGCGGGCTGGGAAGGCTAGGATTACCCCGTTTGTCCTTGGCGTAAAGGACGGCCATGTATCCGTGTTCAGCGGAGATGTATTGGATGATAATATGAGTAAGTATAATTTCGCTGACAAATACGAGGCTATAGATATCTGTAACGATCTGGGATTGGACAGTTCACCGGTTATCGAGTATTTCAGGAGAATAGAGGAGGGAGAGGTATGAAATTAATATGTAAGGATACGAATAAAGGCTCTATAACATTTTTTACTAAGGGTAAATACGCTTTTAGGGGCGTTAACAGGAATGATACTACTGATGATGTTCCTGATCCTATATTGGATGGTAATAATTATAATGAGATTATAGGATTTTATTCTAATACTCCCGGCATGTGCGAGGTTGATTGGGGAGATGGGAGTAAAGAGCAATTCCCTTTTGTAAAGGCTAGGAGTGGATCTATACATGGTCAATATAGGTTGATGTTCAGGAGAAGGGATATAAGTTATCGTAAGAATCCAGACAGTCATCCATGGTGGTTTTACAAAGAGGATGGGAGTGAGTATGTTCCCGTCCCCAATCATGCTTATGATGATGGCATGGATAAGGAGCGTGTGATATCCATGTCTTTTACCAATGATGTTACGATGATGGAATCCTATAGGATTATGATGGTAGGTTTTCCTATACTTGATATGCCTAGCCTTATCAATATAATTATAAGTATTCCTGGGGATCGTACCATAACAGATATACCAAAGGATAGGATAATGAGATCGGTAAATATAGAGCGTATAACATTAAGTGAGTTTGGTGTGGATACGTTGACGTCCATCCCGGAGGATTGGAATAGACTAACTAAATTGAAAGGTCTGAATTTGTCCAAGTCTATTGACTTTAGTGATACCGAAGCTTCCAATATAAGGAAATTCCCTTCCATGTGGCCTAATTTGGAGATATTGCATTTAGCTGGTGGAAGGGTAAGGTTATATCCTAAGGAATGGTTATCATTCAATAATTTAAAAGAATTGTATTTAAGTCCTGGTTATGCCACATCATCGTTTGATCCTAACACATGCCCGGCTATGGATGAGGTGGATAAGATAAATTCTAGTTTAAAGATTTTCGATCATATAAATAGATGGTATGGACCTGTCGTGAGTTGGCATCCGTATATGAGCGGTAAGGGATTGGAAAACATTGAGCGTATCGACGCTTCATACAGTTATAGTAATATAGATGTAAGTAATCTCCCGGATTATATATATGAGATGAGGTCTATGAATAGCTTTTATATGTATCGCAGCTTGTCAACCCAAAGTCGATGTGATACGTTTATATCGACATTATATGAGAAGGTGATGGAGTTTGATTATCTCACTATGTCTTCCTCTGCTTCCGATGGCAAAAGAAATCAGTTTTATGGATTGTATCTAAGTATGTATTTAGCTTCCAATCCTGATGATAAAAGACCTAGTGGCGTATTACAGGCTCCCTCCGGTTTTATAAAGGGTCAGTCTAATGGCTCTCCGTCGACTCCTATGGAGATGGTTTATGTGCTTATGAATAATTATGGATGGAGATTTAGTATGGCGCCAGAGGCTTCGGTGTTAAGGTCAATACGATCTTCTGATATTGACACGAGGTCGTATAAGCCATATAAGCTTATCGTATTTGACGATGGGCGTACCTTTGTAGGCAATGGAGATGTTTTAGCTCATGATACGGATAAGGTATTATCGTTTGGGGGTCAACCAGAAGGGGAGTATTTATGTGATTCTATGGGATTGGACAGGAATGTTATTGTAGAATATTTTAACAAGATAGGTAATGGCTAAGACATTATATAAATACGAGGCATCATCCAACAAGTTCGTGTGGTTCACTACATGGGATAGGGCACTTAGAAATTATTATACCGATGATTATAATTATGTACCTGATCCTGTCGTTGATAATCCTTATAATACGTTTGTCGAGTTTAGATCCAGAAAGCCCGGTATGGCTAATGTGGATTGGGGGGATGGAATAAAGGAGCAGTTTCCTATGACCAAGGTTCAAGGGGAGGATAATTATCGTATTATATTCCGTTCTTTAGCGATACAACACAAGAAAAATCCCAATACTACGTGGTGGTTCAGGAAGGAGGATGGATCGCAATACGTACCTGTGGATAATCATGCTTACGCTGATGGGAGGAGGGACGTACAACGGGCTGTGTCGATAGATTTTACTTGTGATATTTATTATGCCAATATCCAGGTTTGCAAGATGACATCTTTCCCGATTGTGGATATACCAGGACTTGAGTTTTTGGTCGTATCCCATACGCTGTATGTTAATGACGGTATACCTGTAGACAAGTTGTCAAGATCCAAAAAGTTAATTTATATCGATCTTCAAAATATGGGGCAAAGAATGACCGTAATTCCTGAGGCTATAACCAGTAAGACAGAGGTATATTATTTAAATATGTTTAATATGCTTGATCTTAGGGATATAGAATCTAGCGGGATAAGGAATATAAAGAATATGAAAAATCTTGAAACCCTTGACTTGTCTTCATGTTATTTGGATAGGTATATAAAGGAGTTTAATGATCTTCCTAAATTAACTTCGTTGAGAATATATCCTGGCCCTTCTGATATGTGGAATTATTTTGATATAAATACCCTCCCTTTTTTCGAGGTAGATAAGATAAATCCTAACATTAATGATTTTTCTTTTTTAGATGACTGGGTAAGTGGAGAAAGGAGGACGGGTTGGAATGATGATAATATGTCTGGAAGGGGATTGGAGCATCTTACTAGTTTCATTGCAGCTAATAGCAATAGTCTTAGAATGGATAAGCTTCCGGATTATATTTATGAGATGAGGGCTATTACATGGTTTAACGTGAATGCATCCACTCATAGCCAAAAAAGATCAGATGATTTCGTGAACTCTTTCTACGACCTTGTTGTAGGATGGGATCAGATTACTATGACATCCGTGGCTAAGGATGGGATGAGGAACCAGTTCTATAGTCTTTCGGTAAGCATGTATAATGCTATTTATCCAACCGAAAACCAGCGTCCTTCCGGCACGGAGCAGGCCCCCGAGGGATTCGTGAAAGGCTCGTCCAACGGGTCTCCCGCTACACCTATGGAGAAGATATATGTGCTAAAAAATAACTACGCCCAGAGATGGACGATTAAACCAGAATAATATTATGAATATCAGTATTTTAAAACTAAATTGGGGGGGGGTAAAATCCTATTTGCCTTATGATGAGAAGAAGGATGTTACCCAAAAGGAAGGTAATAGAGGTATTCGAGGAATTATCTCCTCAGGATAATGGATATTGGACGGTTCCTGATGGGGTCTATGAGGTTGAGTTCGCCTTGGTCGCCGGAGGTCTTAATGGAGAATATTCCGATATATATAATGCCGGGAGTGGCGGCAACGGAGGTGGTGTACTGACTGGGACTATACCCGTAAATCCAGGTGTTACATATAGGGTGGTTGTCGGAGATATAGGTGGTGATAGTATATTCGGTATATATCAGGCTATTGCCGGCAAAGGTGGAATAGGCGGATATGGAGTTAAAGGGGATGGCAATGATCCTTCCCCGGGAAATCCAGGGCAAGATGGATCATATGTTTTTAACAACAAATATCCTGACCGATACCCTTATCCTATGGGCGCTGGTGGTGGATCGGGAGCTTATACAAGAGGATGGGATTTTGGCTTTTTATCCGGAGGTAAAGGTGGCAATCACGGAGGAGGTGATGGAGCTGGAGCTAAGGATGTTGAGGGCGCTATTATTAATGGCGAAAATGGAGGTAATGCCACTTATTATGGTGGTGGCGGAGGAGGAGCCTCTAAAGCTTCTAATAGTGGGTCCGCAGGCGGTCGAGGAGGATCAGGTTATCGTGGTATTGTTATTTTGCATTATTTAAAAAATGGATGATATGAATAGATATGATATTATAAGAGAACTAGGTTCTTATTTTGATATAGTTGAATTGGTGTGTCCTCATACTTACAATAAGTGGAAGGAAAGATCGTGGCAGTTCCTTGACACAGAGTTTCTCCATAATCTTCTTATATTACGGAGGGATATAATCAAACAGCCTATGTATTGTAATAATTGGGACAAGCAGGGGCAGTTTTCCCAACGTGGTCTTAGATGCAACATCTGCCAGATCGTCAAGGATAAGAAGGATGTTTATTTATCCGCTCATGTATTGGGTAAGGCCGGTGATTTCGATGTCAAGTCGATGACGGCGGAACAAGCCAGAGGTTTGATCTTAGATCATCAGGATATGCTTCCATATCCTTTTAGGCTTGAGGGTAAGGTGAATTGGTTGCATTTTGATAGTCTTGACACGAGGAACGGTATACATGCCGTGGTGTTTTAGGGACTTAACGGTATAGTAGTTAACTTTGCGAGTAAGGTATAAAATGAAAGACAAAGACATGATAGAGCGAGTGGGGGCTTTGTGGAATATTGCGCTTGCGTATGGTGCCTCTTGTTGGGCTTACTTCCAGCCAGTGCATCATTTATTGATTGTATTACTTATAGTATTAATAGCTAATTTTTTGGCTAGGTTAGCGCAAAGCATAAGGGGCTGGAAGCTCCGACGGAGTCGTAGAAGAAGGTTTAGTTTCAAGAGATGGTTTAGGGAGGTCAGGTTCACTGATATTCTTAAGGAGTTCGCTTTGTCTTGTTTTATAGTAATGACATTATGTGTTATATATAAGACGTTATACCCGATCGAGGAGGAGGCTAGCATGATACTTACCGTTACCAAATATGGGGTGTATATAGCCCTTGTTGGATATGTGATGCTTTTCTTGAATACGATAGGTGATGCTTTCTCCGACGCTTATTTGGTGAAGGTATTCAAGGCTGTGTTCAAGAGAATAAACGTGTTCAAGATGTTTAGCTTCTCCAAGAACATACCTGATGAGACGTTTGACGATATAAGGAGGATTGCCGATGATGAGGTTAAGGATAAGTCTTAGGGCGATTTTTTGTTTAGGTCTGTCGCTATTCCTGTCCTCTTGTGGAAGCAGGAGGCAGGTTAGCGACACATCTATAGATAATCGTTTGATAAGCAGGATAGAGACGATGATAGATGAGGTCATGGACCGGAAGATCGTAGAGATCAAGACATCTGATCTTAATGCTGATATTGTTATAACGGAGAGGAAGTTCGATACGGACAAGGATGTTGATCCTGCCACGGGGAAGCGACCGGTGTCCTCGCAGACAGATACCCATATCGTCATTGGCCGGCGGGACAGCACGGTGACGGCCGATTTCCTTGGCATTGATAAGACGATCACCGGTATTGAGGATATTGATAAGAAGACAGACATCGAACATAAGGATGTAGATGATAAGAAAGAATCAAGATGGCCAATAGCTATCACATCAATTAGTGTGTTGTTGATATTATTGGTTTTAATATATTTGCTAAATAAGATGAAGGTTTTATGAGACGAAGAATGATTGAATATACTAAGGGGGGGGGGGTGATTGACGATCATACTAGATTCTTAATGAGATTCAATGGTAATTTTAAGGTAGAGGGGAATCCTACTCCCTCTGGCAATCTCTTTATAGCCAATAATGGCAATCTTATCACCGATGGCTCAATACAATGTGTCCAATATAACAAAACGGATCCTTTTCTTTATACTATCATAAACACCAAAGAATCGTTATTGCCTGAGCTATTTTATGACGGTCATCCATTTACTATAGACTTTTGGTATAAGTCAACCAATCTTGTTACAAGTTGTTTGGTTGAGCATGAATATCCTAATGGTATTTTTTATTTTGGTGTAGTTTTAACAGGTACTGGTTTTTATTTTTTATTTCAAGCTCAACAAGCTGGTTGGCATGTTGATAGAGTTGAGGCAAACAAATGGTATCATATAGCTATAGTCAGAAGCAGTAATGAATATGACATATTAAGATGTTTTGTTAATGGTACACTTATTATTAACACGAAAACCAATAATACGCTTCCCCTTAGGTCTTATAACCTAGGTATTAATACACGAGGTGATGGTATGGATAACGGAAATTTTATGATGGACGATTTCAGGATAAGTGATATAGCTAGATGGGAGTCAGATTTTGAACCTCCAAAAAGAAAGGGATTATGATCTACCATAATCCCCTACATTCATCCTTACCCACGTACCAACCAAAAACCAAAATGAGGTCAGTCCCGGATTCGAACCGGGGTATATGGTTTTGCAGACCACCGACTAAACCACTCATCCAACCGACCGTGACGCGAATATAAAGATTTTATTTGACCAGATAACTTAATTGACCATCTTTTTAACTAACAACTTTCCTTAAAGCCAAATAGTTCTTATTTAACTTCTGGAACCGTAGAGATAATTGTATAGACAAGTATTGTTTTTAGGTGACTCTTGCTGGAAGCCAATAAACAAGGTGGCGGCGTCATGGCGTGGGGCTGGTGGCTGCCTCCCATGGCCGGCCAGGAGCGGAGCGACTCACGACCAACCCTGCCGATTCCCTTTGGCACTTCACGCTTTAGCGCAGAAAAGAAGTAAACATATAGGATCATTATGTTTAAAGATAGTAGTCATCTGCCAAATAAGATCGAATGTAAGGATATAGTAAATATCTCAATAATACAATCATAAAGAGTCTTGAGTGGGATTATTAAGATCTTTATCTGCCAACATACTACTCATTTTTAAATTAATGTTTTTTGGATGTCTACTTTAGATAATAAAAGGCGTTAGCTAACATCATTTCATTAATAGGGTTATTAATTAGAAATTGGTAAGAATTAAATAAAGGAATGCTTTATAATGAGATTTGCTTCAGAAAGAGGCGAAGCTTCTTATTACACATGTCACAAAATGGACAACTGTGTTTCAGCAAGTTATGTTATTAATGAAATAATAATGGTGATATATGGGAAAATTAATTCATCTTATTCTTTTAAAGGTCTTATATTTTGCTTATATTTGAAGTGGACAAAATATGAACAATATGAATTTCGACTTGAATTATATAAGGAAATGCTCTTCTATGATAAAGGAATTTCCGGTGTATACCGAGGCTGAGAAGAAGCAGGTAGATGAGGGGTGTACTTGCATTAAGCTATCTAAAGGTCAGCCTATATATCCGCGTAATTTCAAGAAACGTAGAGATACTTTCGCTGGCGCTGATTATACCACGGCTAATCCTAGGAACATCAGTCCTGATGATATTTATATACCTCCCTACTTTAGGCTTAAGATTATTATGGCTATTATCATCAACTTTGATAGAGCTATAGTGTTTAATAGGATATCTGATAAAGATTTTAAGCTAGGTATGACGTACCGGTTTATCTATGAGTATGTAGGATCGTTTAAGTGTTTTGAGAAGGCTTATAAGATGGTATCGATGGTAGTTGATAGCGAGTTGTCGATCATGAGATCAATCGGTGATTATAATTATAAGTGGAATATTCGCAAGGTTTATCCATCATGCTTTGTAGGCAAGGCTAAGTTCAGGTATATTGGCGGCGAGGACAATGCACCTGTAAGTTCAAAGGGGAGGGCTAATAAAGCTAGAAGAGCCGCTGTTGATTACAAAGTTATGATTATGGTGAATATCATAAATACCAGATCTGCGAGTAAAATAAGGAAGATGATTGACTCTGATGGTAGTCTTAAAAACAATGGTAAAAGGTTTGACGGTAGGAATGATAAAGTTCTTTTCAGTATATTCAATAGTCATTTGATTCACGAGGGGTTTAAGGAAATTAAAACCTCGTCCTTATATAAGTACTTGAAAGAGGCCTTAGATTTTTTAGGTGTAAGTTTGTTAGAGTTAAGATCTATTGCTGATAGAGCTATTTCTGACATAGAGGATGGCAAGGAAGGATATGAGCCTGCCCTATGCTCTTATGATGACTGTTTTGATATTAATTCTTTTGTGGAGGATTCGTGATGAGTAATCTTATTATTGTAAGAAGTGGTGATATATATGTCATCTTTAACCATGATAATGATATGTTTAACATTCAAGAGCTATCTGATTTTATTGGATGTAAGAGTGTTTTATCGTCTATTGTGAAAGATCCGCTAAATGGGGCTATGTATATTGTTGAGGATGTATCTGGGCAGAAGTGGGGTGATATCGTGGCTTTGGTCAGATTCGGATGTTTGTTGAATAAGTCTCTTGTAAAGGAGATAGTCGTCAAATCTATAAGATTGTGGGTAGATATTTGTGGTATGTCTTACAGCGATATCAAATCGTCTACATCCGATCCTATATACAATACGTTCCTTTTTAGCGGCTATATGTCTTTGGCTGGGGATAATCCTGACCTTAAAAAGTTTATTGTATCTCTTAGGAGTAGAATGCTTAGATATGATCTCACATGCTTATGTCTTTATTTAGCTATGTCTATGGCTATCAATGGAGGTATAATTCTAAGCGAGCAGGATCTTCTTGATGCTCTTATCTTATAGCCTCGTTTGTTTTATCGATCAAATTAGTATCTTTGTGAAAAAGATATTAAGATGAATCAGATCAATATCATACCGAAGATAATTCATGATAAGTTTGCCGCAAGGATTATCATGGATGATTACGATATAGAGAAGCCTATCGTAATTACTGTCGTAGCTAGGCGTAACGATGGTGAGTATAATACCCAGATATTGACATACCCGACATCGGGAGTCGATTATGAGGGTAATGTAAGGATGGTGTTTTTTGATGTCGCTAGGTCTCATGTTTGCCAGATAACATCGGTATTTATCAACGGTCATGAGGTCAAGACATATTATACCGATATCCCGGATCTTGATATGCAAGCCCGTTATGACGATAGCTTATGCCGGTACGATAAGAAGGTTAATATGAATGATATTCGGCTGTCATTTCAGGTGCTAGAGACACGTGATCCCAAAGTGCTTCAGGTATTGGATGAGTCTGAGTGGGGGCTACTAGAGGACAGGAAGGCGATTATCGAGATCACTACGCCGGGCATGTCCGACCCCGTTACGTTGTTCCTTGGCAAGAATCAGGTCAATACCTTTACTAGCCTAACATTAGGCCTCAATTGCTTTAATTACGATGATTGTAATGTCAAGTATCTTGATCTTCCAGACGGTATATATGATATTAAGATCATAGGTAGCCCTTCTACTTACAGCTTCAGTCGCAAGTATCTTAAGACGGATCTTATACGCAGACGTCTCGACCGGCTATGGATTAAGACTGATGTCTTATGCGAGGACAAGGATAAGGATCTTATAAATAAGATACAGGAGATGGAGACACTTATGGCCGTAGCCGAGGCGAATGTCAGGCTGGATAATATAGAGGCCGCCCATGAGGTTATCGATCGTGTCGGAGAGCTTTTTGAGATGGCTACCAATTGCGTGGATTGTTAAACATAAAAATATTTAGTCGTGGGTTGTAATACTTGTAAGGAAAAGGCGTTAAGGGCCGAGAGGGAAAGGATTGAGAGAAGTATGATGAATCATTCTTCTTCTACCGCTGTTAGCGATATGGAGTACGCTTCTAGAAGTACCGCTGGTTGTATGGTTATGCAAGATCCGTTGCAGACCATGGAACGTGACGTGGTTAGTATATATAAGCAAGTTCGTACCAAGGGTGATGGCGTTGGCGTATCTTATCTTAATATGCAGAAAAAGATCCGTGAATGGATCAAGAACCTGCCATATGGATGCCCGCCTGACGAGGAGGTACAGGAAATGAGAAAGGAGATTCTCGATGGGCGCGCAGAGCATATCAAACCTTGATAGGATAGATCTATGTAAGGTCGTAGACGAATGGCTGTCCTGCCAATGGGGTAGATATATGAGATACCATAGGTATAGGATCGGGAATAAGCCCGATATATCCTATTGGGGCAAGATAATTCGTCTGCAAAGGTCATTATGTGATAATGATTGCGGGTTATGCCCGGATGAGGTGAGATCGTTAAAGGAACGTGTTAATAAGTTGCTGGCATGAAAAAATATAACTGTTCACATATAACTCCGTCCACTTGCGTACCCTACGAGGGTGATCTCCCAGAGTGGTCAAAATATAAGGACTCTGATGAGTGTGTTATGGTCTCTGACGTGATAGAGGAGATATATGACGAGCTTACCCGTATCAGGGAGGCTATAGATGTCCGGGATCTTGGTGAGTCTTGCGTGAAGGTAAGTGGCGATAAGACTGTAGCTAAAATCCTTTACGCTATTGAGGATAAGATTTGCAATGGGTAATTAATGTCCTGATTTTAGGATATTAAAAATAGCCAATCGGTTTGTGTTTATCATTTCGATTGGCTATTTTTGTATGTCCACTGACTCTCACGAGGGAGTGGACATAAAGTAATTAATTATTAACTTCAAAATTAGATTAAAAAATGAAGACGGTAAATGTTTTGACAAGAAAAATGGGTGATTTTAACGTTTTTCAAAGAACTAGTGATGGTTATTTTGATGCCAACAGTTTACTTAAGCAATGGAATGATAATCCCGATAGCACGAGAAGACGGCTTGATGATTTTATGAATAGTGGTAGAACTAAGGAATTTATTAGTGCTTTATCTGAAGATGAAAGCCATAGGAGAAAAATCGACATTGGTGATAATCAATTAGTTATAAAAGTAAAAGGTAAGACAACTAAGCATGGTAAAACTCCTGATAAGGTGTGGATGCATCCTCTGTTGTTTATAAAATTTGCCATGTGGATAAATCCTAGATTCGAAGTTCAGGTGTTGAGATTTGTACATGATCAACTTATAGATTACAGGGATAAGGCTGGTGATGCTTACAAGAGGATGTCTTCCGCTTTATCTAAAATAATTGAATCTTCAAGACTAAGAGATAAAATACAAGATTTGGCCAGATCCGTAAATATTATTGTCTATGGCCTTCATGAGACTATGATAAGAAACTCTGTTGGCGAGGAGGCCAAGGCTAAAGAATTGATGGAGCTGGAGATTGATATAGCCAAGATGATTGAGTTTGGATATATAACTACCGAGGAGCAATTAAGAGATTATCTATATAAGGTTTTGAGAAGCAAAAAGGCTCTTCCTTTGTAATTTGATTTTAAATTGTATCTTTGTGACAAAGTGAATGACAATGGTATACGGTAACAAAGAAATAGTTCGGACGTTCACCAAAAACAACCCGCCTGCCGGGTACGTGGGCGGCTCTGTTGACTACCGGGTCCCGGCCAACGTCTATTTTGGCGATACGCAGGAGGAGGCTGACAACAAGGCTGAGGATGATATCAAAGCCAACGGTCAGGACTACGCCAATACATATGCCGACATAATACCGGCTGTATGGTATAATGATCAGGTATGCGATGAGTTTATCAAGAACAATTGCGTAAGCGGTAGGGGGTCCAAGGAGCAGGTATGCATAGAGGAAGGCAGGTTTGTCTCTTACGTATCTAAGAAAGATGCCAATGATAAGGCCAGGGTGGAGCTTGGACGGATCGGGCAGGGAGAGGCCAACTCCGTCGGGGCTTGCTGCGAGGACTGGGCCTCACAGCCTTTTCGTGGCTTGTTTTACAAGAACGATTGTGAGGCTGGCACATCAGGCAAGGAAGGTATTGTATATGAATTACCAGCCGGAGCCGTCATATCCGATATATCCCAGATAGACGCCGATACGTTAGCTTATAGGAAGTTTATGAAAGAAGGTCAGGAGAAGGCTAACGCCGAGGGTAGTTGTTCACCTGTATTCTATAATACTATGATCGGTGATTGGTTCGAGAAGGTATGTCCGTTTGGATATAAATCAGGTAGGGTATATTATTCTATCAAAGCCAATAGGTTTAGATCATGGATATCAGTAGAGGATGCCAACGCCAAAGCCCGTGAGGTTTTGATGGTAGAGGGGCAGGAGTACGCCGATCTTAATCTTGAGTGCGAGAAATGGATTGAGAATATTGATCAAGAGGATCAATGTTATTGGTAAGAATGCGTTTGTGTTTTCCATAATAACCTCAAATAGTATTAAAATCGATAAAAATTATTAGTCGTTTTTAATATACCCTTTAACAGGGTCAGGTTATTAGCCTAAGCCTTGAAATAGAGGCTACGTTGGTCAGGAATATATAGTTACCAAGGGATGTTTACCCAAGTCCCTTGCTCTAAGGCAGGTGGTTAAAAGGAGTAGCGTATTTGGTGAAACAGTGCCGCCTACGCGAAACCCTTTCCAACATTGGCGATGGGTACTAACAGGAGCGATCCTGACTTATCCCTTAACCGGGATTACATTCCAGGGGAACCCTCGGGTTCCTGAGGAATGTTTTAAAGCTTGTATGTAGTTTAATAAGTTTAACAGATTTATTAATATGGATGATTGTGAGCATAGCGTAATTTTGGATTATTTTTCACGTAAATATTTTAATATGAGAGATAGCGTTGAGGTGGTAGATACGTTATCTGGAAAGACTATTCGTGTGGATAATGATCAGTATATTCGTATTCAGGATTTAATACTTAAATTGGATATGCTTTTTATTGAAGATCCTTACAAATGTAGGGTACTGATGGATATACTTGATATAGATTATATTTATCTGTCTATATTTTCTATGAAAAATATTTGCACTAAAAGAGATAAGCCCTATAAAACATATATAGCGTTTGATGAGAATACGCTGTTATATAAAATAGGTAGATCTTCTAATCCATTTAAGAGGATAAAAAGCTCTTCTACATTTTCTCCTTTTGTTAAATTGATGTTTGTGTCTGACAGAGATATAGAATCGGTCATTCATGATAAATATAGTAAATATAGAAGATTGGGAGAATGGTTTGATTTATCCGAAAAGGATTTATGTGATATCGTGAACAATTATGGCTTTATTAAATATGAAGAAAGATGAGGGATAAAAAGTATGTGTGTATAACTGATTTGATGAATAAGGCTAGAGATATTGATAACAAGAGTATAAAATTATCTGATGTTATCAAATATCCTTCGTCGTCTCTTGTGATAAAATCGTTCCTCTCTTCTTTTGGGATAGATTTAAAAGACGAGCCTGTTACTTTGATGGTCTTAAAAAGAGAAGGCTTCGCTAAGAGAATAGGCAAGGGCGATGGGCAGAAGTGGATGATAGAATTTAACCTGTCTTTTATATTGCTATTTTTAGCTTTTGGGAGTTTAGCATATGATTTGCTGTACGATAATATTTGATTGATATTACAATTTGTAGAAGCCGGGAATAATTCTCGGCTTCGTTGTTTAATAACGTATGTTGTCTTATAATCAAACCAAATAAGTATCTTTGCTAAAAACATTAATATTATTAATATGTGCAATTCAGGTGGTTGTTGTCATGATCATTCACGTGAACGTCCCGAAGAGTGTTGTCATGGCGTTAAGATAGATAGATTTCTTAACAAATGCCCTAACGATCCTTGTGATCCTTGCGATCGGGATTGTCAGGAAGAACCTTGTGTTGGTTATGGATGCCCTATAACCTTGTATGATAAATGCGTCTTGTACTCAGGTGATGAGTTGGTAGCGGATGGTATAGAGAAAGGTACTGACATCTCTGTAGTTATAGACTCATTGAGGCGTATTATAGCCGCTAGGGATAGGCAGATTAACCTATACCACAATGAGGTTCTGGATTTGAAGAAGATTATAAACGAGCTTGTCAACGCCGGTGGTAGCGGCGGGGATAGCGGAGCTGAAGAGGAGGTTTGGTGATGAACGGTTGTAACAAGAAGCAATACAGGCCTACTGTAGATGAGACGAAGGTGCCATGTTCTACGTACATGAGCACCGACTGTGTTTATCCAGGAGACAAGGTACGTGTGGAGTCGCTGGGATTGTCCCCTAATTGCGATATGTCTGATGTCCTTAACGCTATGATAAAGGCTATACGGGATAGAGATGCGGAGATATCCGAGTTAAGAAGAATGATCAATAAATTAATTTGATAATATGAGAAATTGTAATCCATGTAAGCCGGAATATAGACCGGGGAATGAATGTAGTATCTACAGTTCCCAGATCATATATGACGGTCAGTCTTTTCCTGAGGCAGATATCAGGAACGGAGATGGCATGAATAACGTAATCGAGTCTCTGGTAAGGAAGCTGGTTGCCGTATCTGGCGCCACGGCGTCCATCCAGCGTGACTCGTTCAAGGGCGTTCAGGCTGTCAGGTTAAGATACGAGCCGTTGAACGTGCTCAGCGTTACCTATTGTGGTACTATCGTCCCTAATGACGGATATGTCGTTTCTGGTAGATCCGTTAAGTTCAAGAAAAGGTATTGCATGGGCGATGAGTTCGCTGATGTTAATATCGTATATACTACATTGAATAGTAATATTTTAAATACTTCATGCTATGGCTAAGAGAGTGTATGATACGGTCTTGGCTTCCGAGTGTGACGGTTGGGTATGTGGTGAGACACTTAAGAAAGGGTCTGTCCCAGCAGATAGGTTGGAGCTTGATTCTTTTTCAGAGGCCGTCAGGGAGCTTATAGAGCGTTTTTTCGAGGAGGGATGGTTGCCGGATATGATCTGTGATCTTGGTTGTGGTGGCGCCAGCGTGTTTGAGATTAAGCCTACTAACTTCGAGTATCCTCCTGAGGGTGGTGAGCAGATTTTGGAGATTATCGTAGGTAAGAGTGATAAATGGACTATAACTCAAGCGGAATGATATGAATAATTTAAAAGATATTCTTGCTAAGATCGAGCAAGGTTCCTCATGGGTGTCCTACGACAAGATTTCCGGTACCGGCCCCGACAAGGTTGCTATCAAGGTAGAGCCGGGATGGATGGGTAGGTTGCCTAGGGAGACTTACGTAGCGGTCGAGAAAGGCAAGGTAACGAAACTCGCTACCATAACCCAGAAGGGTATGGAGCGGGTGAGCGTGGATCCGGCCAATATCATGTTTGACATGGAGGGCGGGACGGCGGTCATCAACGCCAAGCTTAACTCCGCCTCGGTCAAGGCCTCCTGCCTTACTCTTGGTGGTTCGGTGAGCAAGTCTTATATAGTCTCCATGAACGTGAATGGCTTATCCATGAAGGTTCCGGAAGAGGATAGCAGATATATAGTGTATGCCGATCCTGAGGATCCCGGTGCCACTGATTTGTATGAGGCTAGTTTTGTTATAGCTATGCCTAAGAATATGGATAATGAACAGCATCATGAGATGTTTGTCTTGAATGGCAAGGTTGTTAATATCAATCAACAGCCTAATGATATACCTTATATTATACTTGATCATGACTTTGATAACGTGACTAGTGAGAACGGTCAGGTCGTTATCGATATCAAGTCCAATACCGAGTATGATATTGAACTGGTATGTTGCACTTGCGGCGATGGCAGCGAGGAGCCGGAACCGGAACCACCCTTTAATGTGGATCCGCAAAGGTTGACGCTTAATAAGGATGGTGATACTCAAATCGTAAGGGTAGAGGCCGGAGATGATGTTTCATGGAGAATAGAGGAGGATTGATATGGCAAGGGAAATAGATAAGAATTGCGTTGAGGGTAATTGCTTTGCCATTAACGACAAGAGCCATGGGGTGGGCGATAATAAGCTTAACATCGTATACAAGGCTAATTACACCGGTCAGATCTGTACGGCTAAGTTCCGTATAACGTCAAAGGACGGTAGTATTGTCAAGGAGTATATGATAGCTCAAGACGCCAAGCCCGTTTATTATAATATCAAGATGGTTCAGCCGTTTACCAAGGATGATTGTTTGGCTAACCAGCATGGATCGGTTGTGTTGTATGTGGTTGAGGAGCGGACGTACAAGTCGTTTATCTCACAGGAGGACGCTGACGCTAAGGCTATGGAGGATATAGCCCTAAATGGTCAGGCATACGCCAACGAGCATGGTGAGTGTATAACCGATATCTGGTATAACGAGGAGCAGAGAAAGACGTTTATACGTAATAATTGCGATAAGTTCAGTGACGGTCAGGAATATGTTTATATCATTCCTGAGGGCAAGTACGTGTCTTCTATCTCTCAAGAGGACGCCGACAGGAAGGCTCTTGAGGATATTGAGAAGAACGGTCAACAACAAGCCAATTTGGAGGGTGAGTGTAAGCCTAAGGAGAATATCTATTATGGTAAGTTTAGTAAGACCTTTACCCGTAACAACTGCGACTCCACGCAATATGGTACTGATGTGGTTGTCGATGAGACGATGGTTACAGGGGACTTCAGATCCATCGTGTCTCAGGAAGACGCTAATAGCCTAGCAAGGGCTGCTGTCGAGGCTCAAGGTCAGGATATAGCGAATATCAAGGGTAACTGTGAGAAGATACCGGTATTTACCGGATCGTACTCCAAGGTATTCCAGAGAACCAACTGCCCTGAGGGTTCTACTCCTGTTGACTTCACTGTGGACGAGAAGATGTGTTCTGGATATCCGTTCACTTCTACGGTATCGCAGGATGCCGCCAACAAGCTGGCGCAGGACGCTGTCGAGGCGCAAGGTCAGGCTATCACCAACGAGCGTGGCGACTGTCAGACTAACGTCTACTATAACGTAAGGATGGAGAAGACAGTTACGAGAAATAATTGCGACGAGTTCCATACTGGTCAACCTTATACTTATGTCGTTGCGGCCGGTAAGTACTTCTCTATTATCTCTCAGGAGGATGCTGATAATAAGGCTAAGGCCGATCTTGAGGCTAACGCCCAGCAACAAGCCAACCTAGAAGGTGAGTGTAAGGAGAAGACGATCTACTACGGTAGGTATAATAAGGAGTTCACTCGTAACAACTGTGATGAGACTCAATACGGTACTAAGGTTGTCGTGGATGAGACTATGGTGACAGGAGATTTCAGGTCTACCGTATCTCAGGAAGACGCCAACAATAAGGCTAAGGCCGCCGTCGAGGCTCAAGGTCAGGATGTGGCTAACGTGAAAGGTAAGTGCGAGAAGGTGCCTGTATATACCGGTACTTATACACGTACGTTTACCCGTAACAATTGTGGTACTGGAACTGGTGGTACTTATACGGTAAATGATAGGATGGTTGACGGTTATCCGTTCACGTCTACCGTATCTCAGGAGGATGCCAATAACAAGGCCAAGGCCGCCGTTGACGCCCAAGGACAGGCCCTTGCCAATATCCACGCCCTTTGTACGTACACCGGCCGTGCTTCCTTGGAATTCACGAGAAACAACTGTGGTGAGTGTAAGATCGGATCTAAGGTGACAATCACCCAAGATATGGTAGAAGGACACCCATTCCAGTCTAACGACTCCCAGACCGCCGCTGACGCTATGGCTATGACCGCCGTACAGGCTCAAGGACAGGCTTTGGCTAATACCAAGGGTACTTGCTCTAACGCTACTATGTATACCGGTAAGGCCAGCTTCGAGTTCACGAAGAGCAATTGTGGCGCTAATCAGGTAGGAGATCCGTTCACCGTAACACAAGATATGGTGGAAGGTCATCCGTTCCAGTCTTGCGTATCTCAAGATGAGGCTAATTTAGTGGCTATGGCCGCTGTAATGAATCAAGGTCAGAAGATCGCCGACGAACAAGGTACTTGTCATGAGGCTCCTAAATATACCGGTCATTATAGCGAGGCGTTCGAGAAGAATAACTGTCCGTCCGGTCTTATCCCGTCTTCAGTTACCGTTACTGAGGCTGATGTAACCGGAGGTCCATTCTACTCATACGAGAGCCAGTTCGCCGCTGACGAGCTTGCCAAGGCCGCTGTCAAGGCACAAGGTCAGGCCATAGCCAACGATCGTGGCACTTGTGATGAGTTGAAGATATATGTCGGTAATTATAGTAAGGAGTTCACTCCTAAGTGTCCTACTTGCCAGTATGCTGATCCTATTACCGTAACCCCGGATCTTATGGGACAGTTCTTCACCTCTACCCGTTCACAAGAGGAGGCTGACGCTTTGGCTAAGGCCTACATCGATAGGATGGGTCAGGCGTTCGTTAACAAGAACTATGATGACACGTGTCATACTAAGGATGAGCAACCAGTATGGGAGACTATAGAGACCGTATGTAAGGACTGTATCTCTCAATTACATCAACGCAATACGAATACCTGTTATACTGATCCTAACAATCAAGAGCGGTATATAGCCGGTGGTAGCAATACCTGTTTCTGGTTTGGTACGGCATCTAAGGCCTTCACCCGTCAATGCTCGGATGGTGGAGTTGGAAGCTCTGTTACCGTGACTCAGAATGATGTTACGGATTCGACTCCTAGCTCTGATGGTAAGTTCAAGTCATGTGTATCTCAGGCTGACGCTAACGCCAAGGCATTGGCGGCTGTTACGGCTCAGGGACAGAGCGTAGCTAACTCGAAGGGTACTTGTACTTGGACAGGAAGCTATACCGGTCAGGTTCAGAAGAACAATTGCGCTGATGGCGGCGTAGGAGACATGGTGTCCGTAAGCAGCAGCAAGCTTCCGGGACACCCGTACACCTCCACCGTTTCCTTGGCTGACGCTAATAAGAAGGCCGAGAATGCTGTTCGTGGAGCCGATGGACAGAACTACGCCAATAAGAACGGTGGATGTACTTGGACTTACGTGGCAAGCCGTGACTTCTATAAGAACAACTGCGCCGAAGGCGGGGTAGCCCAGAGGATAACGGTGACCTCCACACAAGCCAACGGCGGCACGGCTATCACCAGCAAGGTTTCTTTGGCGGATGCCAGAAGCAAGGCAGAGCAGATCCTAGACCAGAAGGGGCAGGATTACGCTAACCAACATGGAACTTGTGTATGGACCGGTACCGGAAGCGCTACTTTCTACAAGGATAATTGCGGCTCTTGTAAACAAGGTGTGGCTATATCAGTTCCTTATAGCTCGTTAGGATTAGACCCTATAACATCAACGGTCTCTCAGGCTGATGCCAACAATAAGGTTCAGGAGGCTTTCAGAAGTAATTCGGCTACCAGAACCGCCGCCCAAGCTTACGCTAATAAGAACGGAGATTGCGAGGATACTCCTCCTAATTGGAGTGGTTGGAGCTATGATGGCGGAAACTATTGCTCAGGTGGTGATGTTTGGGCTAGGTATAGAAGGACTGATAGCACTGGATGTCACTCTGACGAGACTGAGAACAGGTTGCATGAGTCTTGCGATTGTGGATGTTCAGGTGGTTCTTGTGATAGCTGTTGTGATCCTAATTCTTGGAGTAGAATAGGAGAGGCTGAGTGTAGATCTGGCGAAAGTGTAGCTTTATATAGAAATGATTGTGGAAGAGAGGAATATCTAAGCTATGGATCTGCTTGCTGTAATACGCTCAGTTTCCAAGGAGGATCTGCTACTAGTAGGAATTGTCCATCTGATAGACCTTGTGGAGTAACGATCTCCTATCCGGGTGTACCTTCTGGATCTATATGCGCTTCTAGCACGTCTTCTGCCAACGCTCAGGCTAGCGATAAGATAGAGAGTCTTAGATCTCAAGCTCAGGCATTAGCGGATGCGGGTTGTAGTGGAAGGGTATGTAATGATTATGTAGAGGCTACTGCTACCAAGCAAGGTTGTCCGTCAGGATGTACGGCTCCGAAGGCTTCCGCTTACTGGGTTTCTGGCGGAAACAATGGCGCTTGGTGTGAGTGTAACGGTGATAAGGCCGCACTTACCGCCGCGGCACAGGCTGACGCACAGAGACTAGCGCAGGAAAAAGCCAACGCTATGGAATGCGATTGCCCCAAAACATGGAGCGCCAACGCTATGCTGAGCGGTGATCCTTGTAATGGTCTGTCTGGTTCTACATCCACCTTAAGGTGCTCCTATGAAGTGTCTTACAATAATCAATGTGGATCATCTAAATCAATAACTGTAACTGTTACTGGTAGGAATGATCATGGACAAACCGTTACGGCTGGAAGTACTACCGTAAGTATACCTACTGGGTCTGGTAAAAAAACCGGTGTCATAGGTTTTGATTCAGGAGTACAATGTGGATCCATAAGTGTTTCTGGGGGAGGATCTGGGAACTGTTAAGATTCTGATGTATAACAAAAAAAAGGAGAGGCTAATAAGTCTCTCCTTTTTATTAAAAACCATCACAGCAGTGATTGTCAACAATTACCTGAATCATGACCAGAGATTGTTACATCTCCACATACCACTTCTCGGCTAAAATACACACTTCCACTCTTGCTTCCAGATCCTGCGGGAATTGTAAAGCTAGCGCTATTGACCTGCTCTTCTCCGTTTTGTGTATACCCTATACCACTCACAGAACCAGATATAGATCTACCACATTGATTATTATACGTAATCGTAAATCCTCTTGATGTGACAAGTTGCTCATGACTCATGCAATCATTATTCATAGATACAGACCATGACCACGTCTTCTGCTCCGGGCAATCGCATTCCATAGCGTTGGCTTTTTCCTGCGCTAGTCTCTGTGCGTCAGCCTGTGCCGCGGCGGTAAGTTGGTAGTTTCATCAACCTCTTTTATTCTATTTTCGATAGAAATGACTAATATTGTATCACTAACATTAAAAAAAGTAAGACTATGACATGTACTAAGAAAAAGAAGATGGCAGAAGGAGGCAAAGTCTCCGAGAAAAAGAAACCTCAAATGAAATGTGGAGGCAAGGTTAAGAAAAAGAAGTAACAACAGGAGGGGTATATCCCCTCCTCAGTATTTAGCATATGAAAAATTCAGAATTTGTATCTAGGATCATGAATGACATGAACTCCATTAACAAGGACGCTCATGTCAGTAGGAGGTGGATATTATCCATAGGCAGACAAAAAGCAAGGTCTTATATAGCCCAGAAATACGCTGACGGTACTTTGTTCGGCGAGGAATCGTTATACACCCATATCAATTGCCTGGAGATGGAGAGAGTTCGGAAGGTTGATTGCTGTTTTGATGAGTTCAAGTTATGCCGGATTCTTATGAGATCTAAGAAAAGGTTGCCCGATATGATATATACCCGTATAGGACCGGCTATTATAAAGGTATCGAACATCATGGATGATATCATATTCACTCCTATATCGTTAAGAAAATACGCTAATAATAAGGAACGTAAATATGGTAATATAGATCAATATTATTATTACGTCAATGATGGATATATCTATATACCTGATATAAATATAGAGGCTATAAACGTGGATCTTATAACCCTTGACAGGAAAGCGGCGCTAGAGCTAGGGGGATGTGGAACGGAAAAAGATGATCCATGTATATCTCAATGGGATTATGATTTCATATGCCCTGATAAGTTACTGGAATATGTGGTATCTGAGACGTTAAGAGAGACGATAACCAAATTGCAGATTCCCACGGACGAGAATCCGGATATGGATATTAACAAGAAAACTCAAAAGATTCAGTGATGATAAATATAATAAGGTCAATAATTAATTTCTTCGGTTTCAATGATGCCATAGTTGATGGTATAGGCGAAAGAGGAATGAGGGATAGCTCAATCATAAGATATAACGAGATACATGATATGTATGATAAAATTATAAAGGATTTAGGAGATGTATCAGCATACGTATCCAAGGGTTATATCTATGATAAGATAAAGGAAAGAACAGGATTAAGCACCAGACATATTAGTAGGATATTGAATCATACTAAGAAGAAGGATCTTAGATTCGTATAGCATATTTACCGCCGCAGCCCTAGAGAACCTGAAACAGTTATGTCAGGAAAGAGCCAATGCGATGGAGTGCGATTGCCCCAAAACATGGAGAGCTAGTCTCTGTGCGTCAGCCTGTGCCGCGGCGGTAAGTGCGGCCTTATCACCGTTACACTCACACCAAAAGTCATCTAAATATTACTCGAATTAGGATAGAATTGTTATATTTGTGGCATGAAAGTTAAGTCGTTTAAAATACTTGATCAATACTTTCTTCGGTTCTACAGGTCTATTATGTCTAAGAACGGAAAGAGAAGGAAACATACGATCGTGGAGAAGAATGATATTCTTGAATGTCAGTCGTTGATCTGGAAGGTCATACGTGATAAGTACTTAGATAATGAGGGCGGGGTTTATATAAATAACATCGGTTATCTATGTCATAAGATTAATCCCAACCGTAAGATATATCTGAATAAACTTACCGGGACTATAAACAGGCGTGGGACAGGTGGATATTCTTACGTCCATACGTGTATGGATTTTATGCCGAGGAATAAGTATTTTCATTTATATATCTCTCCAGCATTAAACAAGGAGTGTAGGATGGCTATGGAGTCTGGAAGGAGATATAAGTTCTTGTACCGGGAAGTTGAATCGGAAAGTAAGGTATTTGGAGTTAAATGGGTTTATAAGCTGTAGAAGTTTCTATGATCCAGTTAGCTCGTGAGGGTAGACTGGATTTTTTTTGTATCACGGATTCAAATACATATCTTTGTGCAAAAGACTTGAATATGACAATAAAAGGCTTATTGGCCGAGATCAAGGCCGATTTACATAAATACGACGATAGCGGAGCTATAGACACCTCGTCTGTTTATAGGTGGGCTGAGATAGCTTTAAAAAGGTTTGGGGGTGTTATAGCCGTCATGTCCGAGGCGGTTGTAAAGACCAGCAACAAACAGGCGGTATTACCTTCCGATTTCTTCGACATGCTTGACGCCTATAGGTGTGAGCCTCTTGTCTGTGAGATTCCGGGGGGCGATAAGGCTAAGGCTGACCTCCAACACGAGATCGGCTGGGTCGAGCGCACCGAGCGCGGTTTCCGTTGGAACTCCTGCACCGAGTGCTGTAAGGAGGAGTTTGAGAAGACGATCACGGAGAGGATATATATCGGGTCTCACGAGGTTCGATTTCATTACCATCATCCCGTAAGGCTGTCTATAGGTCGAGGACTGAGGCGTGATTGCGCCGCCGACAAGTATCGGGATAAGTACGATTGGGATAATTATGATATAACTATATCCGGCAATACTATGTATACAGGGTTTGATGGATTTATTTATATCATATATCGTGCTACACCCAAGGATGATGACGGTCTCCCATATATACCTGAAACGGCGTTAGGATACCTTGAGGATTATGTCGAGACGTATATCAAGATGAAGATCTTCGAGAATGCCGCCGTGAATGGCTTGATACAAGGCGCTGGTGACGCTTATAAATTATATGCTCAGCAGGAGCCGGGTAAGTTTGCTAGGGCTATGAAGGAGCTTAAAATGTCGATGATTACCTTGAATGATTATCGGGAGCTGGCTGAGGATAATAGGAGGAGGATGCTGTCTCATGAGCGTATGTGGCCCAACGCTTTTGATAAGTATATTAAACTTATTTAACAAAATACGATGATATGGCTGATTGGATACATTTAGATAAGACAAGTGGTACCGGTCCTGCTGAGGTTAGGGTTACCGCTGATATTAATGAGACTGGCGAGATACGTCAGGCTACGTACAAAGTTATAAAAGAAGGCACCAAGGAGGAGAAGACGTTCGTGTGCAGGCAGGAGTCGGTTCCGGTGGTGATCATCCCTGAGTTCGATTTCCTTGTGCTTAGGTATATCTGGGCTGACGAGGACGGCATTGACTTCGACACGGCAACCGGCTTCGACAACACCGGCCTCCCGGACGTGGACGGCAAGCTGGTTGGTTGGAGTAAACAGTACCAGACCACGCAGGAGCGGGTAGGTGATTATCTTATCCACGGTGGTGATAACATGGAATCAGGTAATGAGGCAGCTTTGATCCAGATGGGGCCGTTATTGGATGGCGATAATTACGATAAATTACCTCTTGAGATCAGATGTGGTATATACGGCAACTGGTATGGCGGTCGAGAAAGAGGGAATGTAACTATCAAATTTACAGCTTATAAGGGCGGAACGATGGAGAAACGTGGATATGATTTTGTCAACATAGGAGGTGAGGAGGTTTATACCGGTGATGCCCCTACTAACGTATCCGCTCACGGCGAGGATAATTGGCAAAATATAAAGACCTTGTATTCTAAGGTAGGTACGATGATTTATAACAAGGAGTCTCGTGACTGTATTGTAAGAATAGGTGAGTGATTATTCTTTTTCATAATACAAATATCTATCAGCTCTCTCGTCCGTGAGGATGGGGGAGTTTTTATTTTTTTTAGTCCTTCGCTTATGACATATTTGATCTTTTATTGCACAGAAATAATCTAGCTTTGCCAAAAACTAGTATTATGATTACATTGAATGATGTCAATAACGAACTCCATGTCCGGTTATATATACTGGAGGTGCTTAAGGATTATATAAGAGATGATGATTTCGATGGTCTTGTAGATAAGGCGTTGGATTTTGTCATGGAAGGCGTTTCTATACCTAAGGCTCCGGCCAAGGATACCACCATGAGTGACATATCAAAGAGCGTTTTGGCCTTGGTAGCGGGTGCTGGATTAGATGAGAGGCTAAGCAAAAGCTCTTTAGAGTTAGCTTACGATAGGTGTAAGATGAGGTACGTATTCGATCCTCGAAATCGGGATATGCACGGTGTAGTCGTAGGTTATTCCAATGACTTTAATAGTCTGGTCGCTGTGTGTGATGAGGGATCGAAGAAAGGGGTGGACAAAGGATCTACTGATTTTGTGGACGTCAATGAGAGATACGTGACTAACGGGTTCTTCTACATATCCGTAGAGGACGCCGACAAGCAATCAAGCTACATGGGGAAAAATCCATAATTATTATGTTTTTGTATTTTCATTAGGGGTAAACGTTGCAAAGTGTTTAGATTTTCCTTCTGGCTTGTAAGAGTCAGAAGGATTTTCTATTTTTGTGCGATTTGAATGTTTTGCATAATACGTACAGTTTATTAGAATCCGCCACATAAGTGATTATCTGGCGGATTTGCTATATTTGCGAAAAACATAACATCGTGCAAAATAATTCTAATATAGCGGTTCCCGATTCCGGGATGAACAGGGATAAGCATCCACAGGACCTATCCCCGTCTGAGTACAGTTTCGCCTTGAACGCTACCATAGAGGGTGACGATGGGAGTCAGCTTAAGATCCAGAACGAGCCTAGTACCCTTTTATGTAAGCGATTTGATGGCTATAAGGTTATTGGGTATAAG